CAAGCGGCGCGGCGCGCGGCGCGAATCTTTTAGCGCGCGGCGCGATAGTAATAAGCAAAGCGGCGCGCAAGCGGCGCGGCGCGCGGCGCGAATCTTTTAGCGCGCGGCGCGATAGTAATAAGCAAAGCGGCGCGCAAGCGGCGCGGCGCGCGGCGCGAATCTTTTAGCGCGCGGCGCGATAGTAATAAGCAAAGCGGCGCGCAAGCGGCGCGGCGCGCGGCGCGAATCTTTTAGCGCGCGGCGCGATAGTAATAAGCAAAGAAAACGCGCTTGCAATCGCGCGCGCTTTTCTTTAACCTAAAAGTCTTATGTCAAAGCTAACATTAAATCCCACAACGCGCTTTATTGCGCGTGATCGGCTCATTAAAATTGACGGGCGCGAATACGCTTTTCATGCAACACCGCGCGCCGCGCAACCGCCTGAAGCGGATATTAAAAATCCCGAAGCGGCCGCGCTCCGCGCAAGCGGCCGCGCGACTGAAAAGCAGGCGACTAAGCCGATAAAAATTCCGCGCGTTGCTAAAAAATTCCGGCGCGCGGAAAATGAAAAATTGCGCGCCCTTGAAAGCGCGGCGCGCGGAAAATACAACGCCGAAAAACTTTTAGACATTGAACCCGATAATTTTAAAGCGCGCGTTGAATTAAGCGCAGAATACGCGTTAAAAGCTATTCTTCCCACGCGCGGCGCGATCTTCAGAGAATTAATGAACATTCGGCGCGCGATGAAAAGCGCGGCCGCAAAGCGCGGCGCGCTATTTAATAGCGCGCGCTTTTCCGCAATCATTAAAGAGCGGCGCGCCGCGCTTTTCTCCGCGCGCGTAGGCTCTTTAATCGCCCACAGAATCGAATACGGAAGCCCTCGCAAGAAAATTGCGAGATTGACGCGCGCGGCCGCGAAGCGAAAAATATCGCTCGTTAAACTTCAAATAGCCGATAGGGAAAATGTTATTCAAAATGTTATCGGCGCGATAATAAAACAGGGATATGATGAGAGTCATCTTTTCAATAGAGAAAAGCCGAATCTAAAAGCGTGGAAAATACTTTATTCAGCCGCGCGCGCCGCTATTCGGCCGCTCGTTTTAACTCATAAAGGGGCGGACGGAATATCGCGCGAATATGATGCACAATCCGTGACAATGGAGAAAAATAAATCCTTTTCTACAATGGTGGCCGCTTGCCATACTGAAGATAAAAAGCGCGCCGCGCTTGTTCGGTTTTTAATTCGCGCCGCTATTGATGCGAAGAATAAAGAGCAAGGAAATGGAGCGCGTAAATTTAAAGCCAACTTCAAAAGCGCGCTTTCTAAGATTCGCGCGATAGCAACGCGCGCCGGAAGCGCGGATATTATAAATTCACAAAGCAACGACGCGCAAGCGCGCGCGGCCGCGCTTGCAATGGCAAGCGAGGTATTCAGAAAATATATTTTAAGCGGCGCGGGGTGGAAATCATTAGAATTGAAAAGTTTCCGCGATATTCCCGCGCTTTAATAAGCGCGGCGCGCGCCGCTGAAAAGCGGCGCGCGCCTTCTTTTTTTAAGTAGAATACAATACCCGTCCATATAAAAAATGAGAACACCGAACCCAAGAGGATTCCCCGTATCCTCCACGCTCACCGCCTGCGAACACGCCGCGCTTAACTTTGCGCGCCCGTCCAAAGAAGTGGAAATGCCCGTCTATGATTTCAGTCTTATGCGTAAGACTCAAAAGCGCGCGCCCGTATCCACGCGCCGCGCGCCGTCCGCCTGGTGGACGGATCGCCATACTTTAGAAACCGATTACGAAGTGAAGTTTGCTCCGACCGGTAAAAAGGAAAAGAATAAAAAAGGCGAATTAAAAGAAGTTTTAATGCCGCTTAAAATCGGCAGGATCTACCTGCTAAACGAACTTTCCGAGGGATTTTTCGGACCGCCCGCTTGCGTGTTTAGTGCCAGCATCGTTAGGAAAACATCCTGCGAAAAATTGCGCCCCATGCGCGCGAAGATTGCCCGCACCTGCGGCGAATCCGCTGCCGAAAAATTCGACAGCCTCGTGAAGAAAGTGCAAGGCGCGTAACCCGCGCCTTTTCCTCCCCCCCCTTAAATAGCCGTCCATCCCGAATCGGTGATTCGGATTTGAGTCTTATCATAAGACTCAAACGCAATCGGTTATTGGTGATTTTTGAATTTCCGCACAGCGCGACACCCGCCCGCGTTGTGTCTCCTGCGATTCGTTTTTGAGTCTTATCATAAGACTCAAACGCAATCGTATTGAGCGGGTTAGAAAGTAAATATATGCCAGCTAAAAGAAAAACCGCGCCGTCTGGCGCATCTGCAAGTGCCCTCATGGCACTCTCCTTCGCGGAGGCCGTTGCGCTTCCGCAGTCCGAACGCATCGAACGCTTCGCCATCGAAGCGTTGTCCGCCCAGCGCGCTTTCAGCGCGATGGGGAAATTGTTCCGCGTCATCGAGCGCAATCTCGAAGCCGGACAGTCCATCTTCCGACTCCTGCAGGATGCGGGGATCAAGAAGGGGACTGTGAGCAACGCCAGCTATGCCGCCAAAGTCTATGACCTGGTGGAAGCCGAGCACCTCACCGAGGAGGAATACAACAGCCTCGCCTTCAACGACTGCTGGCAAATCTGCCGAGTGCAGACCAAGACCAGCAAGCGGCAGCTCACGCCCGCCGAGACGGTTGCGGTGATCCGCAACTCCGCCGACTTCGCAGATGATCTCTCCAGTCTCTACGAGACGGGACTGACAGCAGAGGAACGCACCGCCGCCGAGGAGAAAGCCAAGGCCGCCAAGCTCGCCGCCGAGAAGATCGCCGCCGAGAAACTCGTCGCCGAAAAGGCCGAGCTGGAGGAACTCCGCAATCGCAAGGCCGCACTCGATGCCGCCGGCAACGAACCCGAGGCCAAGACGCCCGAGGCCAAGCCCGACGCCAAGACGGACGCCAAGAAGCCGGACGCCAAGAAACCCGAGGCTGCGCCCGAGGCTCCCAAGGCGAACACCCCGCCCGCGCCCGCCGCGAAGATCACAGCGGAGGATCTCCTGCGCCTGCTCGACGAGGTAGAGGCTGGGTTGACCCGCCTCTCCGAGATCGACCAGGATCGGGTGACAGCCCGCATCGTGGAACTCGCCGAACTCGCGACGATCAAAGCCTGACCCCACAAGGGAGCGGGGCGCAAGCCCCGCTCCCTCCCTTTTTATCAACACAAACTTAGCCGTCCAATCCATAGAGGTGAAACGATGAACGCCATACCCTACACGACCAAATCCGGTAAGAAACAATTCAAGCCCGAATGCACCGAAGAGGAACTCAGCGCCCTCAGCGACGAAGGCACCGGCTGGTGCCTCGCCTGTGGCACAGAAGCCTATGGGGTCGAACCCGACGCCAGCAAATACACCTGCGAGGCCTGCAACCAACCGAAAGTCTACGGACTGGAGGAACTCGCCATGAGGGAACTGGTGATTGTGACCTGCGAAGCCGAATGAACTTACCCATCCGCAACCAAAACCAGCGCGCCGCTGGACTCCCGCCCTTTATCCCCGAGCCGGGCTCCCTGTGGCTCGTCATCGTGGAGTGCCGCACCAATGTGGTTCATGTCTCCCCCTGCGGGACGGGCTTCTTCATCCCAGGCCAAGAACCCTGCTGGGGCCTCGACCATGTGGATGTCTGGATCCGTCAAATCGTTCTGACTGATGAGGAAAATGCCGCCTGCGACATCCTCAATCCGCCATACGATCCGGCAGAGGATGAATTTCTGCGACAAGAAAACTTGCCATAAGCAAACGAGCCGAGGGCCTCACGAGCCCTAATCAGAACCCACTGATGAGATGAAGCTGGTCGTTCCAGTAATAAGGGGGGTGGCGACCGCCGCCCGCTGTCGGCCAGCGATAGCTTGCTTCGCCCTCACAGGCTGATTCAAGCAGCCGCGAATTTTCCACTCCACTCTGTGCCAACACCAACCAAACCAACACCATGAATCAATATCGCAACCTCCTTTGGGAAGACCGTGAGCAACGGGAATACCGCGCCGCCAAGGCGAGGTTTTTCCGGCGGCTCCGCATCTTACTGGTCATTCTGGCCGTCCTTGCAATCCAGCTTTACGCATACAAATCATGACACTACAAGATATTATCAACATAGCCGCCGATATCGAAGAGAAGGGGCACTGCCCCTCACAAATCCATCTGGACTTCCAAGCCGACTCCGACTCGGAATCGGTATCCATCAATGACATAGCGGAAACTTACGATCCCGAAGAGAACTTGGAATCCCTCGTTTTTCGCAATCGCCCCCAGGCCGACGAAAACCGCGAGGCCGCCGAGGACTGCTTTAACTATGTCGGCAGCTACCTGCAAAGCCTTGACACAAAAGAGGCCAGCGAAGCGCTGAACCTCATCTGCCAAGCCCGCGATGCGTGGCAAGGGGATAGCGAATAAGTCTTACAATAAGACTATGAAAACTCCTACACAACTCGAATGCCTTCAAAGCATTCGTAAGCCGACACTCCCGCCATCGCGCCCGCACAAGGTGAAAAAAGAAGATCACCGCCGCGAGATTCAAGAGATCGTGCAGCAACTCACCGGAAAATTCCGGTGCGTTGACTATTAGCGTCTTACGATAAGACTTTGCAGATAAGTCGCGTCCAATCTTTGGACGGGATGTGGTTCGCTCCCAAGAAGGGTTGATCGCCGGAAAACAGGAAGCGACGCAAGCGTCGGACCGAGGTTACTCGGCAAGGCCACCATCTGCAATCCCCCCCCCCTCTCCACTCTGTGTCCTCTGTGACCTCTGTGGTCATTCCCCCCATCTTCACTTTGGGCCGCTGCCCCACTCGCGCGCGTCGAGTTATCCACGCGCACAACAACAGAAAGGAAATACGACCATGCTCGTAAATCTCAAATCGGGTCTCAACACCCTCGCAGTGGATGTGCTGGAAGGCACGACGGTTGGACAAATCCTGTCCAACGCTAACTACGCCGCAGTCCTGAACTTCGACACCAGCAATGTCGAAGGTCTCATCTCCGGCGCCAAGGCGGAATCGAACACCACGCTGTATGCAGGAGACACCCTCCTCATCCAGAAGCTGGCGCACTCGAAGGCCGCCTGATCCGACAAGTCGCCGCAGCCCCCACTGCGGCGACTCGTCCCACCTTACTTCATCCTTATCATAAGACTATGAACTCATTCTACCTCATCGACGCCACAGACGGCCAACTCCGCCGCGCCGACCTCACGCCCATCGCCAACGCCAACGAGATGCTCCGCAACATCGCGCGGAGCGAGCCGGTGGTGATCCGCGATTTCCCCTCGCTGGGATACACAGCCAAAATCTCATCCCAGCAGCTTGTGCTTGGCCGCAAGCTGGAGAGCGTGCGCCTCAAAACACACTTCGCCCCCATCACCCTTCCCGACGGCACGGCCAAGGTGCATGCCGTCTTCTACGACAACAGCATGTCGATCCACCAGAGCCTCGACTTTACCCCGCCGCCAGGGCACGAGATGTGGTTCTTCGCCAGATTCGACCTCGATGTGGATGGCCGACTCACCATGCAGCGGGAGCCATATATGTGCTGGCACGCCGTGGGCGAAAACATCTACCGCCCGCCTTTCTCAAATACCTACGACGATGGCCGGATCTGCATGGGCAATGCCTGGCGCGACGAGCACACCCGCGTCCAGACACTGCCGATACTGGAAGCCTTCGAAGCCGCTGTGGATTGGATTCAATCCGCCAATTCCAACAACGACCTACACCCAGTCACGAACCCCATCCCGCTGCTCCTCTGGACTCCTGGCGAGGAACTCACCCCCGACTACCAAGGCTGGGAGGAGCGCCGCTACCGCGACAGCGCCCGTTCGGTATCCAACGACATCTTTGACAAATTCTTCAAATCTATCGCTATATGAACCTCTACGACAAGCTGAAATGCCAACTGCAGACTCCTGACTTGGATGAGGACTCAGCAGACCAGAAATTTCTCCACGAAACCCTGCGAGCGCACCTCACAGACAAGGCCAGCGTGCGCGCACTACGGAAGTTTATGGATACTGCCGACTACCTCCACAAGAGGGACTACCACAAAGAGCAGATGAAAAAGAAGCACAACGAAAACCAAGAAATCCTCTCAGCCATCCAAAACCTATGACGACCCACATCATCGGCTGCGGCGGCGTAGCCAGCTACTTCCTGCCGCCATTCCTCCGCACGCTCCGGTATTGTCAGGACGACGATATCCGCAGCCACCGCGTCATCCTGCACGATGGCGACCGACTCGAAGAGCACAACCTGCGCAGGCAGAACTTCGACCGCGAACACATCGACGCCTACAAGGCGACCGCGCTGGCAGCTCAGTTCCCCTGGTATGGGAGATTAAAGACATCCACCTTCTACATCGACAGCGCCTTCCGCGTCAAGGATGGCGACAGCATCATCATAATGGCCGATAACCACTTGGCCCGTCTGCACGCACTCGATGCGGCGGATGCCGCTGCGAGAGTCACCGTGCTCTCTGCCGCGAACTCGACAATCGGCGCAGAGTCTTGGTGGTATTCCCCCTCCGACAAAGGCACGCCCCGCGACCCGCGCGTGCGCTGGCCCGAGATGCTCACCGACGACAGCGGCTCGCCCGTCCATGCCAGCGGCTGCAACTCCGAGGCCCGTCTGCGCGAAGTGCCACAAACCCCTATCGCCAACCACATGGCATCCGCCCACTTGCTCCTGCTGTGGAACTTCGTCTTCATCGAAAAACCCAAGCTCGACCCGCAAATAACCCGCCCGTTCTGGCCGCTGGGTTTCTCCAACACCGCCACCTCCACCGAGACCACCCGCTATGCCGACGCTGCCTAACCCTATGGAAACAAACATCGAAGCCCCTCGCCCCGAGGCACCGCCCTACCACTGGCCCTCGCATGACTTGAAAAATCTCGTCTTGCTTGCGCCCATGTCTCCCTACACCCGCGCGCTCCTGCGCATCAAGTTCAACTGCCCCGTGCCGGATGGCGCGACCAACTTTGAGCAGATCGAAGCCTGGCTCGCGACCCTCAAGCCGCCCACGCCACCGCCGCTGCCGCCAGCGCCTCCGAGACGCCGCAACGAGGTTGACCTCGGGGAATTCATTTTAGTGACTGGCGTAGAGACAGGATACTGCGTCTACAATCGTTCCTACGAAAAGCGGGACGAAATCCGAGTGCCCCTTTCCGTCTTCGAGCAAGGCAAGAGAGCCGTCAGGGATTATGTGAGAGATGTAATCGGAGATCAAGATGCCGACGATAGCTATAACGACTACGACTACTCAGAAACAATCTTGAACGACTTCGACATCGAAGACGACCTCGACGACCTCATGGAGCAAGCCGAAGACATGGTTGCCGAACGCGACGGAACCAACGACGAAACGGAAGATTAGTCTTACAATAAGACTTTCAATAATTTATGGAAACAAATACCGACACCCTGCGCCCCGAGGCGCTACCCTACAAGTGGCCCTCGCATGACTTGAAAAATCTCGTCCTGCTTGCGCCCATGTCTCCCTACACCCGCGCGCTCCTGCGCATCAAGTTCAACTGCCCCGTGCCGGATGGCGCGACCAACTTTGAGCAGATCGAAGCCTGGCTCGCGACCCTCAAGCCCCTCAAGCCGATACCCGCTCCGGAAAAAGCTTGGACCCCCCCCCACAACCCCGAAGCAGACGAAATCCGCCGGGGCGAGTTTGTGGAAGTGGATGCCAAAGAGACAGGATACAACAGATACACCCGAGACTGGGTAAAGCAAGGCCGCATAGAAGTCCCGCTCTCCATCTGGGAACAGGGAATGGATGAGGTGCGCGACTATGTTGCCAACGAAATCTCTGAATACACTGAAGATGAGGATGGCTCCGACTATGAGTTCGACACAAGCGGAGACGATACGGATTTCTGCATCGAAAGCGACCTCGACGACCTCATGGAAGAAGCCGAAAGGCTGATCAGCCAGCGGGACGGAGCAGACGAAGACGAGGAATGAAAAACTTCGCCGTCTTCGGCCTCTTCTTCATCGCCTCGTTCTTCATAGGAGCCGCCCCGCTCCTGCTCGCCATAGGGGTGATCTGGCTTGTTGCTGCGTGGCAATCGCGCAGCAGCCCACCGCCGCCCGATAGCGAAGACCGCGCGCCAACCCCGCCACCCACACCGCCCACACAATACCGCAGACCCCCGCCACGCACACCAAGCCCACACCGCAGACCCAACCTCACTCACCACAAATGAAACTCATATCCCACAGCAAGTCCCTCTACGAACTCCGCAATCTCGGCAATGGCTTTATCGGCCATGTGCCGTCCAAAGTCACGATCACCGAAGCCTCGCCGTCTATGCGATGGACAGGGGCCAAGATTCCCGATGCCGTCTGGCAGCAGATCGTGTCCTTCTTCCAATGGAGCTACGAGGAAACCAAGTCGGAAACCCAAGTGCGACTGATGCTTAATACCGACACAGGCGAGTTCAAAGCCCACGCCTTCCCGCAGAAATACGGCACAGGCATGACCGCCAAGGAACTCTCCGACAACCCCGACTACGAGCGCCAACTCAACGAGCAGATGGCAGGCGGAAACTGGATCAAGTTCGGCACAGCGCACCACCACTGCTCCACCGGAGCCTTCCAAAGCGGCACAGACTCCGCCGATGAGACCGAGATGGGCATCCACATCACCCTCGGCAACATCAACAGCCCCGCCCACACCATCCACGCCCGCGTCTCTCTCACGATCCCAGGCACACTTGCTGAAGATGGCTCCGTGGCCTCCAAGGCCAGCCATGCCTACTACACCGCCGTGCTCTCCGACTGGTTCCACGCACCGCCACTCCCTATGCCCCTGCCGGAAAGTATCCGCGAGGACATCGTGAAATACCAACTCTGCACGCCCGTGCCCAAGGATCGACTCCAATTCCCCCCAGGCTGGGCGGAAAACCTCATCAAAGAGGCCATCAAGCCAGTAGCTACCACGCCCACTCGTGACTACCGAGGCTACAACGGCTTGGAAAACGAAAAAGAATGGGTGCCCCGCACCGCTTTCGCCAAAGAGACCACCCCCGCCCACCTGCTCGCCATGCCCGAGCGAGATGACTACGGAATGGGAGACCACGAGCTGGACATGGCCGTGTGCTACATAGATGCGCTCATGCTGCGCGAGCGCATATCAATCGCCACTCTCACCGGCATCATAAACCTCTCACACATGGGCGCTAACTTGTCCCCAGAGGAAACAGCCATCGCCGAAGAGACCCTTGGCCTCTGCAATGATGCAGGAATGGGATTTGATGAAATCTTAATGCAACTAACATGATATACATAAACCAACAAGACCAGGAGCGCCTGCTCCGCATGGCGGCAATCTGTGCCGCCAACCTCGCTGTGGAAGTCATACTCGCCACAGAGCCATTCAAATCCACCCTCCCACCACGCACTCTGGAACTCCCCGCCACACCAGAGACCCCGAAGCGCGCCCGCCGCAAGGCCAAGAAGACATGATCACAACCCCCGGCGACAGGGTAAAAGCCATCCACCCCACCGAAGCGATCACGCACGGGGTGGTGGTGCACTACCGAGGCAAACACGACCCGCTGAACCCAAGGGTGCGGTGGCACTCGGGGTGGGGCACCTCATGCAGCAAGGAAGACCTGTTGCCGGTGACAAAGGAAGAAGGTGAAACACTGCCTGCCGTAAGACTTTGCTCAATCGACCTAAAATGACACTTTTTTTATGAGCATAATTCAACACCTCGTTGAGCTTGAAAATAAAGCCAACAAATACAACAACCAAAGAACGCTTCATCTCTATGCGGAGCATCCAAGGTCAGGGGAAAAGGATAACGAACCTTTAAGAAGTATCCGTCTCGACTACGATACTTCCTCCGACAAATTAAACGCTAAATGGTTGCTTGATTTCCTCAAGAAACACGGCATTTGCGCGGCGCTCTACCGCAGTAGCGCGGTAGATGGAGTTGAACGCAATTTTGAATATCTCCCTCGAAACAAATGAAGTCCCACGACGAAGCAATAAGTGCTGCTTATGATGCGCTTGTAGAAACTTACAGCAAAATCTTAGGCCAAAATTGGGTCAACGCCTTTCGACCTGAGATGTGCTTTGAAATCACAAACGACGGAGAGAATGAGATCGTCCGATCAACTGATGGGTTTGTTGAAATCCAAGTTGAAGAAACTAAAATAATAGGCAGCCGAAAAGCATGGAAATACAATGTTTATTGCGTTTACAATGATGACATTGGAAATATTGAATCATCATTCGAACCTGTAATTGCCTCATGGCAATTCATTAGCCGCCACATTGAGCGGCGGCTTGCCCACATTCACGACCTGCCCACAACACTACCATCCCGAAAAACATGATCAAACGCAACAACTGGACAAACCAAGAAGTCCTCCAACTCATCGAGTATTGCATCGGCCTCAGCGACAAACACGCAAAAGCTCGTTCCGAGCTTGAACTGATGTTTGAAGACTTCGACATACCCACCACCTACCCCTCCGCCGCTGCCTTCGACTTTGAGCAAAAGTTGATTGTCGGAGTCGGCCCCAAACTTCCTCGATAATATGCAAATCCCACAGCCCATCCTCCTCGCCGCTTGCCGCAAGCTCGCGAAAATCATCCCATCCAAGCCAGTAAACCCCGGGCTGGCGTGTATTCACGCCACCTCGGACTGGTCGGGAACGCGCCTGCGCGCGACCAACTTGGAAACCGAGATCGAGATCGGCATTCCCCGCACACAACCGATCGGCCAGCTCGCCAAGGCACTTGCCAAACCGATAGAGCCAGAGACATTCCTCATCCCCGCAGCCACCCTGCTGAACTGCGCCGTGAGCGCGGAAAAAGACAGCAATGTGACGATCACCGCCGAGTCCATTCAAATCCAGATCGGCAACACCCTCTCCGATGTGCCATGGGAGTCGCAAGACCTCGAATTTCCAGACCCGATCCCCTTCCAGGCAGATCACGATAGCTGCGAACTCGACGCGAGCGCCGTAAAGCGTTGCTTCAAATGCGTGGCAGAGAAAAAAGCCCTGCGTCCAGCTATAGAAGGCGTGTTCTGGCAAGGCAACTCCCTCGTAGGATGCGACGGCCAAAGGCTGCACATGGAGCAAGTCTCCTCCCACTGCCCTGAGCCAGCAGGAATCAGCATTCCCCAGCCGATTGCCGCCCTTATGGAAGAGGGGGCGAGCATTTCCTTTAATGCAAGCCATATCCACCTCGTCTCAACCAAGGAGGATGTCATAACACGCATCACATCCATCGCCTTGGCCACAAAATACCCGAATTGGGTCGGCATCATCCCCGAGCCGTCCGAAAATCGCCTGCAAATCGCCAGCGACACCACACTCAACGCCTTGCGGAAACTCATAAAAACAGAAAAACCCGAAAATATAGCGATTATTCCCGAAGGGGACTCGATAACCCTGCAAACCAAGAACACCCTCATCCGCGACAAGGCCATAACCACTGGACGCCCCACGCCATTCCGCGTCGAGCCACGCTACCTCATCGACGCGCTCGAAAATGGAGGCGACACGATCCAGCGCGATGCCGATTCCTACACCATCCGCATAACAGGATTCCGCAAAAACCTACACATCATCCAACTACGACACCATGAACCCATACCAGCCTAAAACCGGAGAACCCTGCCATTGCAGGCTTGGAACCGCCAGAGACAATTGCCCCGAGTGCGAAGGCACAGGACAAAAAATCGACTTCAAAGAGATCAGAGAAATACCACCATACACCGGCCCGCTCATAGGCGGCACGACACACCCACAAGACCTCATCCCCTGCTTTCTTGACGCCGTATCGGAGTTCGCTCCGGCTCACTACGAGGGGTTTATGGCCTCATCCTTCGGCCCGATCCCTGCCTATGTCCAAGACGAAGGCCGCTCCTCGAAGTGGTGGCACTCGGAGGCCGCTGACTCGCTGCTGGAATCTCTCAAAGACATTCTGGACGAGCACTCTCCAGAGGGTTTCTATTTCGGAGCGCACAAAAACGACGGAGCATTGTGGGGTTGGTTCAGAATTTAGAGTCTTATCATAAGACAATGCAAACAATGACAATACCACTCCTCGCAGCAGAGATCAGCAGCCTCATCATGGAGAATCAAGCCCTCCACGACGAGATGCTGGCCAACGAAAACCAGGTCACAATCCTTCAACGCAAACTGCGAGCCATAGAAGAAGAACTGGCCGCAATCTACGCCGAAACCGCTCGCCGCATCCTCGATCTACACCGCCCCAGCGGAGGCGACATCGCAGCCCTTGAGGCAGCAACCAACCTGCACCCGCTCAACTCCCACCACATGGCCCGGCTCAAGACGCTGGCGAGGGAATTTCTCTATCTTACTATCTAAATGCAATATACCTACTGGCTCAACAAGCACGGCACCATATCCTGCAAGCACCGCTCACCCCTTACCGGCAAAAGCCCAAACGAATTGGTCGTGATGACTGAAACGCGCAAGGCTCTGACCGATCTCCTGACCACCCAAACCATTTGCGAAGATCTCCGCAAATCCATAGAAGCCGCCCTGCGCCACCGCGCTCGGCACATGGCCCCCTTCATGCCGCTCAACGAGGAGCAACGCCTCGGCTGGCTCGATGAAGTCAGCCACCTGACCTGCCGCCACAATATGGGCGACAGCTTCACCGCTGGCATAGACTACCCGATCCGCACGCACACGATTCTCATAAAACGCCTCATCGTGCGAAAGTCGCTCCAAGGCAAGCCAGAGGAAGTCCTCATCACCGGAGAAGAACTCATCGTCGCCCTCGATGACGACTTCGAGCGCACCCACACCTTCTGCCACGGCGAAGTGCCAGAGGATCCCCGCATCTTTGCAAACCACGCGCTCACCCCGCTCATCATCCATTTCCATATCCCCGAAGCTCCAGACATAACACAAATATATCCAGCAACCTACGAGGCTCACAAGCTCAAGCTCGCCTCCTACTAACCACTTCCAAATTTGGGACAAACCAAAAGGTCGCAGCGCGAAAGCGTTGCGGCCTTTAGTCTTATGATAAGACTTTCATAGAACAAACAACATGACAACACCACAATACCCCAACCTCCAAGACCACATCAACCAATCCGGCATCACCTACGGCCCGCAGAAACTCGCCCTCATGCAGCAGGCCTGCCGCCTCATGGAAGTGCCTACGGACAACCTCACCGACGAGGGCGAAACCAAATCACAACTCCTCCGCGTCAAACTCTTCGACCCCTGCGGCAGCTTCACCTGGTATATCCAGGATTGGGACGGCCAAGACATCTGTTTCGGCTATGTGACAGGAATCGAGAACGAGTGGGGCAGCTTCTCCCTCCAAGAACTCTCCGACATCAAAGGCCGCCTCAGCATCGGCATCGAGATTGATGTCTACTTCACACCCATTCATCACGAAGAACTACGGGGCTGGAAGGAAAATTAACCACAGAGGACACAGAGAGCACAGAGGAATACGCCATGAAACTATGTTTATTCAACGGAGCAAAAACGAAAGACGCATGGAATGAGGATAGCCCTCATTTCATCGACGACTGGAAACCAGAAGACAAGACCATCGAGTGCGACCAAGTTCAAGTAACTTATGGGCAACATTTAATAGTATACCTCAATTCGGAGTGCATCTTAGATGTTTTTTGGAAAGACGACCTCATCGAACACGACGGGATCTTCTATGGCGACTTTATTATAAATCCCTAAAAATGAAAGCCTACGAAGTCACCATAAAAGCCACAATCATAAAAACTTTCACCATCGAAGCCGAGTCGCGAGAAGCCGCAATCGAGGAAGCAAATGAGACATTTAACATCGGGCATGAGTTCGATGTGCCCGAAAAATACGAGCAAGATGTCGTGAGGGTCAGCCTACAAAATCCATGATCTACGAAGTCCACCCACCCAATCAAAAGCCTGCGCCTTACACCACAAAAATGAAAACCATATCACTTAAAGGAGCTTACGAAATACTTGAAAGATACACAACGGCAGTCGTTATCGACGATTCCGTATTAGTATATCCAAGACTCTCGGAATTAAAAGACAGCGAAGACAATGAATTTCTTTATCTGAGCTGGGAAGACGAAGGGCTGGAGTATTCGCTAAAATTCAGCGAGGGGAAAAACCAAAGCGTGAAAGTCTCAGGATCATCCATGTTTTTGAATGATGATGATGCAGAAACGGATGCAGACCAAACTCAACTCACAATACTCGATATCACGCTGATCGAGCACCTCGCTTTATGAAACCTACCACCTACACCACCATCGCCGCCGCCCACCTTATGGCCTCCCTGCCGGAAGAAGACTGGCGTAACGGCAAGCTGGAAAGACTTTTGCTCGCTGTTCATCTGGATGATGAGGATACCCTCACACTCACCCGCGAGGAAGCTGACGGCCTCATTTACCCCGACACGAACATAGACCTCGCCAGGTATGAGGACAAAATCCTTACCGAAGAGGACGCTGAATGCCTCTTAGACTACCTCACCCAAAATAAAATGCTCGAAACCGCCTCACTTTAACCCCAACCCAAAAACCCAAACCATGCCAACAGCCACAAAAGCCAAACCAGCCGCCGCTCCCGCAGCGGGAATCAAGAAAATCAACCTTGGAGGCATCGCCACCAAGACCGAGAAGAAGGGCACAGACTACCCTCTGCTGCCAGACCCGTCCGGCGATGTCGCCAAACTCGCTTCCGAGATCATCTCGGAGACACGCGAATTTGAAACCATCGAAGGCAGCCTCAAGCTCAAGAAGCATGAACTCCGAGCCAGGTCGCAAGAGTTTTACTTCCAACACCTCCACGGCAAGCACGAAATCCCCAGCTCCGTGGAAATCAAGGGTGAGAAACCGGATGAGAAAGTGCTCGTCACCTTCTCCTCCCGCTACTCGACCCTCACGGACGAATACCCTTTGATCGAGGCTCTCGGCCCTGAACTCACCGCCCAATTCTTTCGCCAGAGCTTCGAACTCAAGATCGACGGCGACAAAATCCCCGCCGACCGCGCCGAGGAACTCATCGGCGAGATCCAAAACCTCTTCGCCAGCCACAACTGCCCCGAAGCCCTCAGCGCCAAAGCGGTCATCAAGCCCACACCCGACTTCCACACCGCCCGCCACACCGCCCTCACGATCGAGGAGAACATGGCCGTCGATGCCGCCTGCCCGATCATCGCGATGGTCAAGACCAAGGGGAGGAAGGAGAAATGAAATTAACCACAGAGGACACAGAGAGCACGGAGAGGACTCAGCATGGATACAGACAACCCATCAACAACTGAGGAGATCAACGAGATCATCGTCTCCACCCTGCGCGAGCTTGTGCAGGGCCAATGCAAGGTCTCCAAGGCGAATGCCATATTTCATGGCATTCGTCTCCTGCAAATCCAATACGACAACGAACCCTCGATGGAAGGCCCGATCCCGATCGACTCGGAGACAAGCGACTTCCGAACCATGCTCTTAGAGCTATACGGACAAGACGCCACCCGCGAGTGGCAAAGCCCGGAAATACGGGCCGTGGCTGTAAAGCTTGGTTTATTCCGGGCATGGCTCACCTCAGAAAATGCCGATAGCTACTCCTCGATGAGTCGCTTCGGCCTGCTCTGCGAGCGCCAACTCAACCGGAAACACAACGGCCTGGCGCTCATGCGCCGTGGCTGCGGTCGCCACCGAGTCTTCACCATCGCTCAACACCTCGCTCAAGCCGCATAAAATGACTCGATTCTCACTCCCCATCGAAACGCTCCAGTCCATCACCGAACTCTTGATTGATGCCGACACGCTCATCACAGACGGCGACACCCTCCAAAAGCTCCGCGACCAATTCGGGGCGAACGATTCGACCTACCTTTGGGCGCAGCAGACACGCGCCCTCCTCAAAGAAATGAAACACAACATCCAACCAGTAAATGAATACAACATTAGAGCTTATCAAAGCAAAGCAGAACGCAATCCAAGCCGAAGCGGACTTAAATAAAGCCAAGGAGAACGCGGATCAAGAAGCCCGCATCCGCACCTTCACTCCTCTCCGAGAGATAGTGAAGGATGTCTTGGACTTACCCGCAAAAAGCTACGGCAACGGCAGGGATCGTCCCCTTGTGAGAGATCACATATCCATGTATTTCAACAAGGATTTATCTGACCATGTGGAGTTCTGGCAGTGGCATAGGGGAAACACAGGTCTCGGCATCCACGCTAAAGAAGACGGGACATTCAGAGTGTCTGTTGAAAACCGCAGCATCTTCGGAGCGTGTCCAGTCCCCCTCGAATTAGCGAAAGAAAAACTCATAGAGCACTTAGCTCTGATTATTAAGTAAAACTCTCCATGATCCCATCCTATCCTCTCCGTCCTATCAATGGCGGCCCATTCAAACCGGATCGCCTCAAGCGCGGCCTGTGGGCCTACGAACCCAAAGTCAATGGCTGGCGGGCCGTCGTCCACGCACCCACAGGCGAAATGTGGAACCGGCAAGGTAAGCGCCTCTCGATAGAAAAGGAGTTTGCCGCTGTGCTGGAAGCGATCCGCACCGCCGACCTGCCGCCCGAAATGGAATGGCTCGACTGCGAAGCTCTGGAGCGCCGCCACGCCCTCGGGCGCGGCAGCCTCGTCATCCTCGACTACCTCGCTCCCGACAAGGCGACCTACGACGAACGCCGCCAGAACATTTACAATCGCTTGCATAGCAGAACATGGGAAATCGGTTATTCAGAATCCGCATCCCTCCCCAACAACCGACTCATGCTATTACCTTCGCACCGCGAAAGCGAAGGCCTTAACGAGATATGGGAGACACTACAAACGTGCAACAAACTCTGGAGCGCCGAGGTCTTCGAGGGCTTCGTGGCCAAGCGCACCGACTCCCCATACCCGCGCCAACTCCGCTCACCGAACCAAGAAAGCCCCCACTGGCTCAAACACAGGTGGGATTTTTAACCCTTAGCAAAATGAACATCACAAACCTTAAAGATTTCATGTCCCATGTCGGCGGAGACAACGCCTACAGAGCAGGCAGGGGTCTCTACAAATCTACCGGATGCGGGCCATGGATCGTGTATCTTGTGGAAGAAACGCCGAAGCGCAGCACCACGCTGCAAGTCTCAGTGCGTATCAAAGACAAGAAACTTCACGCCTCGGTTGAAGAATCCTTATTTGACCACGAGAACGAACAAGCCCCCAAAGCATTGAGCTTACTTGGATTTCACGCGGACGGATCACCCCGCCGTGAGGACAAGATTGGCAAAACCCTCGACGCTTATCGCCGAACAATCGAGAACTTTCTCAAGAAAGACCGACTCAATGGAGTAAGCAACACGATCGGAGACACCACAAATCTATACACGCTACTACTTCACCCCGAGCGACAACCTGAACTGGGCATGGGCCGAGGCGTCAAGCAGGTATGTATTACCCTACACCGCATTGAGGAACCCTCTTATCGTGAAGTTTACTACGAATCAGACGAAGCAAAAACGCTAGCCGAGTGCGCTGGCATCAAGATGGGCAGCATCGTGGAGGGCAGCGAAGCCTATGTGGATCGCGACCCGATGATGTTCCCCTTCACGGGGCAGGGATTTGATGAATATGTCAAAGGCATCGACGACGAAGCGAGCTTCTACTGGAACAGAGACAACCTTGACCACTACTCCATCACAAATGGCAAGACAAAATACTACATAGAATCGGGCTGGGGCGAAGAGATGACCAAACTACCCACAAAACTACGAGGCATAGTAACAAAGTTTCTCCAAGACAATGACTTGGAGGAAGACAAGCCAACCACAATCCCATCCACCAAGATCGAGATCATGAAACTCTCGACTGATGACTGGTTCTACTAACACCCCCACCCATCACAACCAATCACCGAAGCCCGCCTCACGGCGGGCTTTTTCATACCAACCCAAAACCAAACAAACCCAATGACAACAACAGAACAAGTCCAGCTCATCCCGCTGGCAAAACTCCACATCAGCACGCAGAATACACGGCAACCCAAGCCGACGGAACCCTCCATCAAGGAACTCGCGAAGTCCCTCAAGGCGGAACAGAAAACCCCGATCCTCGTCCGGCCACACCCCGAGAAAAAAGGGCACTACGAAATCGCCGCTGGCGCACGCCGCTACACCGCCGCTATGGCAGCGGAAATGAAGGCGCTCAAAGCCATCGTGCGGGAATACGATGACGACACCTTCGAAGAGACGATCCTCACCGAGAACCTGCAGCGCCTCGACCCCGATCCCTACGCCGAGGCACTCCTGCTCAAGCGTCTCATCGATCGCGGAGAGAAGGGCATCAAGCACCTCGCCGCAGCCCTTGGCAAATCGGAAAAGTGGACATCCCGCCGCTACCAACTCGCCACGCTGCCAGAGAGTCTCCTGAAAGCATGGGGGCCAAAGGGAGAGTTGCACCACTTCAGCGCGGAGATGATGGAACTCCTCGCCTCGCTGCCGAACCTGCCACACGCAGACGAGAACTTCCCCAACCGCATCCGCCTCGCGACATCGCGCAAGGACTTGGAAGATCGCCTCTCGCCATACCTCGCCTCGCTCGCCAACAGCGAGTGGCTCAATGATCCCTGCACCTTCGTGGAAGGTTGCGGCCCCGGCTGCGCCTGCGACTCCTCCAAGCAGAAGTCCCTCTTCGACTTCTCGGCAAAAGAAGACTGCGGACGCTGCATGAACACCGCTTGCTTCATGGCGCGCCGCCAACTGCACATCGACGCGGAATACACCCGACTCTGCGAGGGCGAACAACTCCCGGTCATAGCCCGCGACTCCGTAACGATCCAAGGCACTCACTACCAACGCGAGTGGGAGAAATGGAACCAACGCTTCTCCGACGCGCCGGAAGAGGGAGCCAAGAAGGTGCTCATCTTTGAAAATAGCAAATTCACCCTTCGCTACCTCCTATCGGAAAAGAAGGAGCGCAACCAAGACGACGCCCCTGCCAGCCCCGAAGACAAACAGAAGGCCAAGGCCAGTATGCTCCAAGGCAAACGCTGGGTCATCGTGCGCGACAAGCTCGAAACCGCGCTCAAGGATGCCACGCTCGACAAGCTCACCACCCCCATCGACCACCTCATTGCCGTCTTCGGCCTCCCCTTCAAGGCCGAGTCCATGCAAAGCACCCCCGTGAACGAGAATCTGTGGGGCTACATCCACAACCCCACGGCCTTCCCAATCCGAGATGACTCACAGAAAGAGACCTACGGCTACAAGAATTGGTCATTCTGCCTCACCGGAGAAGACGGCACACGCGAACAAGCCCTCTGGCCCTCGGTGAAGAAAGTCTTACTCGGCCTCATCCCGAAACCCAGCCGCGTCTCGGATGCCGATAAGTTCGAAACAACCTATCGCGAAATCTCCACGCTCATCGGATTCCCCATCAACGAGGAGAAGACAGCCGCCGATCTCGAAGTCCTGCCCCCCAAATCCTGGGGCAAGGTCGATCCACACACACTCCAACCTATTGAATAATAATGAACGAAGACCAAATACTCGCCATCCGGTGCGCCTGCGCCGACTTGATCGGAGCTTTGCAAGCCCGCAACCAACTGGACATACACGCACATGACTGGAAGGGACATGAGCTTTCCATCGATGGACTAATCAACACCTTCGATTTTCTGTCGGATTTCGCAGAAGACGACAGGGGATCCCGAGATTAAATTATGACAACACAAGAACTCATCAAACTCATCAGAGATACCGGCAGAACGCCGGTATCTTACTCAGGCAGATTTATGTATGGCAATGAATGCGTCGCAGTGGAATTAGATCAAGGCGACAATGGCCGCGACCTGCCGGACGAAGACCATAAAATAGACTCACTCGGCCTTGGCAAAGTCATTTATTGGACATGGGCCGAGGCCACAAACCTATGACAACACAAGAAGACAATCGCGCAGAACAGCAAGCCAGATCAAAACTCGAATCCATCGTAGAGATGGTGTCCGACCTCGACTCCCCCGATGACGAGGCCCGAGAAGCGGCGCAAGAACGCATCCAAGAATCCCCCCTGAGCGTGCAAGTGCGCTCAGGCTGGTGCAACTCCAAACGAGATATGGAACCCGAGGAATTCACGATCCTCCTCTGCACCGGAGGCCCCGCCGTGCGGATCTATGGTGAACTCGGGCAATACAACGAACCCGACAGGGCCAGACTGGAATACCAAGATTGGTTCACCCCATGGGAACCACTCTACGACATGAGCGAAGAACAGGAGCAAGCCCTGCTGCGATACTGCCAGCAATTCTACTTCGGCGAATGAAAACCGTAACACCGCGAGGCGCGCCCGAAGGTGCGCTGCCGCAAATTCACATCGGCGGCACGAACGCGCCACAACTCCTCAATGACTACAGCAAAGCCTACGAGGCACTCTTAGCGGCCTGCGAAGCCTTTGAGAAGATCGAGTTTAACAGCCGAGATTATCTACCCAATAAGTTCGGAAGCCTCCGCTGGGAGGCTGCTCGCGAATGGCGGGAGCGGATAACCGAAAACTACTTAACAATCGAAGACTACCTCCTCAACCACCTTGAATCTCTCTGGGAGCAATAAATCATGCCACTCAAACCCTTCCAAATCGAAGACCTCGCCCGCGCGGCCTTGCAAGACGGCGCAATCATAGCCTGGGAGCCAGGCATGGGCAAGAGCCTCGCAGCCATCGCTTGGCCGCTGGTCAAGAAAGCCCGCCGCACTCTCGTAGTAGCCCCCGGCTCGCTGCACTACCAAATGATGGCCTCGGCGGCGAAATTCTTCAAAGTCTCCCTGCGCCAAGTCAAAAACAAGGAGGACTTCTACCGCCTCAAGCTCGACTCGCCTCCCCCAGCCAACGGGCCACCGCGCTTCTACCTGACGAGCTACCAGGCGCTCGGCCTCAATGAAGCCGACGAGTGGAGCGAAACCTTCGGCCACAAGGGGCAACCACGCCCGAACAAGCTGCTTGTGAAGCGGCGCAAGGTATGGTGCAAGCTGCACCGCGTGCGCTACGATGCCAATGCCGGTGATTCCGTAGGGAGCACATTCAACGGCATAACCTGCGTGTGGGAGCCTACAATGGCTCGCATCGCGCAGACACACAGCAGCTTCGACTGCGTAGTGGTGGACGAAGGCACGCGCCTGCAGGCCACCGAGAGCCGCATAGGAGCCAGCGTCCGGACGCTGGAGCCGCGCTACCGCCTCGTGCTCACAGGCACACCGATCAAAAACCGACTCGAATCCATCTTCTGGCTCTGCGCGTGGGCAGCCGGACATACGGGCCGCTGGCCCTATGAATCCACCGACACCGCCAAGGAGCGATTCGCAGACACATTTCTCCAAAAGGAACGCTTCCTCACCAAAGAAGAGGAAGCGGCCAAAAAAAGAGCCGCGCGCTCTATCACCAAGCGATCGGCTCGAATCTGCTCGATCCATCGCCTGTGGAAAACACTTGCACCAGTTATTATCCGCCGTAGAAAAGCAGACTGCGGCGAAGAAATCGCACAAAAAACCGTGACCCCAATACTCGTAAAACCCGGCACAGCACAGCTTGCCGTATACCAATACCACCTACAAAACGCACCGCTCGCAGGCAAGAAGCCTGGAGCCCAAATCGCCCACCGCCGCACACAAGTCGGGATGCAGATCACCAACCTGCGCCTCGCCGCCCTATGCCCCAACGCCGAAAACCTCTCCCTCGCCAAGACAGGCGTGAAGGGCACGAAGCGATCCTGGACAGAGTGGACGCCGAAGCTCTTCACCACAATCCAGATCATACGCGAGTGCCTCGCAAACGGGAAACAGGTCATCGTGGGATCGCCCTTCCGCGACTTCAGCCAAACCCTGCAAGCCAAGCTACTGGAGGCCGAGGTCGCCTCCGTGCTGCTCGATGGCGACACCTCGCCCGAGCAACGCGGCCTGCTCGCCGATGAGTTCAAACAAGGCAAACACGCAGTGCTCATCGCCGGACTCAAAGCCATGGGCGAGGGCCACAGCTTCGAGAACTGCGCCCACCTCATCCTACCAGGCCTATCCTACGCCTACGACGAGAACGAGCAATTCATCCACCGCATCTGGCGACTCACCAGCCCCGGCCCCGTGAACATCTACCCCATCGTGATGGAAGGATCGATCGATCAAAACCTGCACGAAATCTTCACAGAGAAGGGCGACGCCTCCAACCTCGCCATCGACGGACGCCTCTTCACAGAACCCGCCGCCGACATCGACATGGAATGGCTCATCAAAGAGGCGATGCGCATCTTCAAGGCCGATGTAAAAACCGAGGACGAGGAAATCCTCATGGCCCAATGGGAGGTCACACTGGCAAGACAACTCCGCCACGCCTACCTGCAATACCTGGAACACACCGCAGTAGACAACCCGCCAACCCCAGAGGATGTGGAGCAAGCCCTCGAAGCCCTCGCCATCCCAAGCCCCACCCAACTCACCATCGACATCTGCCGCAAGCACAACAAAAAGGGAATAAAGATCACCGACGCGCAGATCAAAGACTCCGTAGAACGAATCAAAAGAAAGAAGAAATAATCATGAATATCGAAGAAGAAAATAAAGAAGCAGTAACAGACGACATCTTGAGCATGATCAGCGAGATCTTGCCGCAAGAATTAAAACCAAAAACAAACCGCAGCATGGCATCAGCAGTCCGCGAAAATGAGAGCAAACTCATTGCAGCCGGAGTCAGACCTGTAGACCTGTCCCAAATACCCATAGAAGAACGAGGACAATACAACTACCTAAGCGTCACTGTGCCCGAATCAATCGCATCATACCTCAACGCCTGCGAATTCCCCATGAGCCAAGACGAACGGAATGCACTCGAAATCGAGATGGAAAAATATCACGGCGTTAGTGACCCCTGCTACATTCAAATGTCGTCACACTTCCAAGAAACAGGAAGGCGTTATGAGTTCCTTGAAGCGCGAGAGGAGTATGACTCAGGCTTCACCTATCATCACGAAATGACATGAAACGAATCGACAAGGACATGAAAGATACAAAAGAAATCACAACTGACCCTCACGCATACTTAGTCACAGACAGTGAAGGCAACATAATGGGCCTCGGACCAACCGAAGCGGCCGCCATTGAAGACGCCGCAAAAGCCCTTGAAATAGGGCCAGAGGATGTCGAAAGGATAACCGATAAAGTAGCAAGAGACGGATATCAGGGAGATGAAGAAACCTTGATTCTAACAACACGGCAAGCCTGGGAAGAGATAGCTCAAAAGATGGTCGAGGAGTATTTAGGACAAACCCCAAGAAAGATACAGATATGAAAACAATCACACTTAAAAAAGCCTGCCAAATACTGGACAAGGCAGATGCAGTCATTGTGAACGATAACACTGTCGGCAGGCTTAGCACTCCGCTTCAATACATTCAACTCGCGGAAGACTGGCAGGACATTATTCAAGTAAAGGATTGCGACAGCTATTTCTTGATACTCGGAGACACCGAGCAAGACAACGACGCGATGTGCTTCTCCGCAGAGCACAACACTCAGGTAAAAATCGACTCTGACGGAGACCTGCTCTTATGCGAACAAGACAAATCCCCAATCAAGATCAGTGTCCTCACCAAAAAAAATCTTAAAAAAAATCTAACTACCCCATAATGAAGGCATGAAACGAATAGAGCGCGAAGGCCCAACAGCCTTCGTTCATGCGGTAATGGCGAAGACAGAAAAGAAAGCCGCATCAAACGAAGAAACCAACAGGGAGATAGAAGTCATTCGCCTAATCGCCCTCGGACTCGCGAACAAGGATATCGCCGAGACTCTTCAAATCAGCATAAAAACCGTAGAAAAGCATCGCGGAAACGCCATGCAAAAACTCAACCTGAGGAATACGGCCGACATAACCCGCTACGCCGTAGCGGCGGGAATAATCACAATCAAACTACTTCCCCCAAGAATCATCAAAAAAATTATGAAAGTCAGAATTGCCTACACGATCAATCTCACCGCAAACGACATCGATGCCTTTGAAAAACATTTCAAAGAAGCCCCCAACAACAAAAAGCTGAAAGATTTTTTTGAGACAGACGCCATCAACAGCACAGAGCGCGCACTGGAACAAGTCAGAGCGCAAAAGGAGAAATGAAAGTTCATATGAAATCAGACTCCTTGTGCAAAAAAGTCAGCGTTTCCTTACCCGCAAATGTCCATAAATGGCTTATTCACGAAGCCGAAAAAGAGAGCCAAAACAGAGGCTCAAGGTTTACCGTTTCCGCATTGATTCAGGAGACTATCAACGAGTTTAAAAAAAAGAAGGCCGAAGAATCTCCGCAAAGCAAAACGTCCAAGGTCTAACTTCAAAGGCATCCGCCTTTTTTATTCCTCCTCGAACTCGCGCCAGCGAATCTGCCGCTCGCGTAGCCTGCGCTGAATCTCGCGCTCGTGGAGGCGCCCGGCCAGAGTGCCAAAGTGATAACTCAGGCTGCAACTCACCAGCGTGAGTGCGAGGATGATGGAGAGGGCGATTTCTTTGATCATAGGTCAGGCGTCGCTTCCGCCACTGGCGTCAAGTCGAGCGTGGCCTGGACAGGCACCTCGGGCGCGCCGGTGTCGTCCTCCAGCACTCCGCCCACAAGAGCCAGAGCGACCTGCATGGCTTCGCAGTCGAACATATGGTTATCCTTGCGGACGCGCTTCCAGTAATAAGTGATGCGCCCTGTGACTGGGCTGCGCTTGGATTCCTTCTGCTCGGCATTGAGCTGATGGATGTATGCCTTGCTGACATTGGCATTCACATGCCAGCGCCCGCCTGCACGCAGCACGGCGAGGCGATCCTTGATGCGGTCGTTACTCCAATACACGAACATGGATTTCTGGTTGGAATCGGATTGATTCACCGTGCCGAGGTGCGGATCGCGATACTGGATGGGCGAGTAATCTTTGATGACCCGATCGGCTCCGATGCCGCTATGCAGGAACCCGCCTTTGTCGCTGCCCCACAGGCCGCGCCAGCCATTCCGAATGAGAATGGAGCAGACGGTATTCGGCTTATGCGCCATGTCGAGCGCGACGCGCTTCGGATCGACATTGTAATGTCGAGCCAGTTGCTCGACCTCCTCGATGGTCTCGATGCGCCCTTCGTGCAACAACCAGCTCTGCTGCCCGCCCTCCATCTTCGGATTTCCCCAACAGCGGACGATGACCCAAAAGTGGTTCTCCTGCACATCGACGGTCATTATCGGGATGCGATCCTCGGGAAGCTCACTCGGCGAGTAGGTGATGACATTGATCGTCTCGTCATCGACCAGAAGCTCGTTATCCCACGGCTCGGCGAGGGTGGAGTTGATGAATGCCTGGCGACGGGTCGCGCTGCCTTTGGTCATTAACCACTTCACAGCGAGGTTGCCCCATTGCGTTTCCTTGAGCGGGGCGTAGAGGGAATTCAAGTGATAGCTGCGGCGTCCGAGGAGTCCGTTTGTGGCTGTGGGAATCCACACGCCCTCGCGCAGCATGGCGGTCTTCTGTGAGTCGTAAATCTTCTGCTCGCACTTCTGGCAGCGGTAGTAGGTATTGCGCCGGACTTTCTCCAAATCCCAGTCGCCATTGGTTTTACTTTCGCCTTCTTCCAGATCCCACCAACGAACCTGCCCCCACTCCAGGCGAATCCTCTCCTTGCAATGAGGGCAAGGCAGGAAGAAGAAGCGCTGGTCGCCCATTTCAAATTCTTTCCAAATCTCTCCATGCCGCGTGGACGGAGTGCTTGTCTTCACGCGAAGAGGATAGGGGAATGCCTTCGTGCGTTCCTCGGCGTTCTGCAAAGCTCCGGCTTCGCGGTCGCTCTTAAGCTCCATCTTATCTGTCTCATCCATAAGGAGTAACCCAGCTGGCCTTGATGCCAAATTCGCGGGAGAGTTGGACCCTACCCACGTAAGTGTCGAGCGTGCAAAGAATTGCTCCAACCGAGTCCAGAGATGCCTCTCAGACCCGGCAGGTTTCATTGCCGCCAACGGCGCGCAATTTTCAATAAAGGGAAACCATCTATTCTGCGTGAAACTCTTGCAGAGATCACGGTTCGGCATCACCCAGAGGGCATTCATCGGATCAACGGCAATGCGGTAGCCAGCCCCTCCCATCACAGTCATCGTCTTCCCTGTCTGCGTTCCGAAACAAAGCACTAAGTCCGTGACTCTTTTATCGCGGAAACAATCCAGCGGCTCACGCATATACGGCCTCGAACGCGTAGAAAACTTCCCTGGCTCGCTCTGACTCTCGCGCTCAGTCAGCGTCACGTTTTGCTCCAGCCATTCCCAAACCGTCATTTCAGGCGGGCGCGAAAGCGTCGCGAACATCGCGGCAGACAACTTATTCAATTCAGGCGACAACTTCGGCATAACTTGCCTGCCCCTCCGCAATAGCGGCCTCGATTTCCTCTTCGATTGCCATTTTAGCCAGCGCATCATCAGAAGGATTTGCCTTCATCGCGGCCCTCCCCGGCACGCTTCTCAACCTCGCCAGGATAGGCATCCACCCCTTAGCCATCATAGACTTAGCCTCATCGGATGTAATTAACTCCCTGCGAGCCTGCAGATACTCCAAAACCCGCTTCTCCGTCTCCATACGGTTCGCCTGAGCCTTATTGTAAACATTCAGTGCGGTCAGCAGCTTCTCAGGATTCGACCGCGCAGCCTCCGCAACCTCGGCAGCGATAGTTTCCATCCGTATCGCCTGCCGCAAAGACTTCTCAACAGTATTTACATTTATCCGCGTCTTTCGATAAGACCCCGCGCCCCAGCTTGGTGTTTGTTTCGCGACCCCTGCACCTAATCCGCTTTCGGAATTTTTATCTTCCGAGAACTCAGCGTCCGGCCGCAGGCCGCCAGAACTCCGATACCCCACACCCAACTTTGCATTCGCGCTCCTCCACTCGGTAGCCGACTCGATCGAATCAGTCGGGCATCCCTTCTTCGCCAGCTTGTAAACGTAGGCTCGCGTTGTCCCCCATTCCTGGGCGATTTGCGAAACTAACGATTTTTTGACAGGTTCTGAAGGATCCATACGGAGTCACTCCCTCTTGTAACTTGTCAACCAGTAACCAACGCATAAGATAACTTGCCATGTCCCTTCGGGAAACCTCGCTGTTTCCTGTAGTAAAAGATTCCTTTACCATGGTGGTGGTTGAATTTTGCTTAGGTAACGCATAGGCTAAAGAGAACCTATGCACGGAGCAAACATCAGATTCATCGTGGTTTGTAATGCCAGAAGCACAGCCCGCGCAGGTAGCACAGGTTTTTTCTCTGTTATAAAAAAATATTTATTTATTACATTTCTTTGATTTTTTTTATAGTGCAAAAAACCTGTGCTACCTACGCTACCTATGATTTCATATCAGAAAAAGCCTAACATCGAAGGTATTGCATAACGCGCAGGTCCATTCATACCTGCGCGTTACCTTTGCAAGCGCTGATAAGCATAGGTTTATACAAATAAAAAAGGGTGACAGGGAAGCCCCTGTCACCCCAAACCTGAATGTAACTTGATTTATGCCGCAGCCCATTCGATAAAATACTTTCTTCCCCTTCCATCACCAAAGCACCCAAAATAAACAACTTCCTCGCTACTTTCTGTCTTTCTTCGATATTTGCGCGGGGGGCGAGACTTATCACTATCCTTACCACAGAACCCCCCACTCACCTTCGGCGCGTATCGACCAAGTGTAAGGCTAAACCGACTTGATGATGACGCGTTGAGTTTGTAGCCATCCTGTGTGTCTCGACCATCCAGCATGTAGTCAAACAACCCATCATCGTGGCAAAAATCAACGACTTGCTGGAAGCTGAACTCACCACGATTATCGCCTAACGCCATTTCACGCATCCGATCTATCAGCTTGCGGATATTGCGCTCCTCCGAATCACCAGCCTGCTCCAACTGAACTTTTTCGAGCGGATTGCCAAACCCGGCAAACCCCACAATTCCTCCAATAATCTCTCCCCAACGCTCAAATCCCAAGCGCGGCTTATATCCAAAGCTTGCCGCCTTCGGCTCCCCTGCCTTACCCCAAGCCCTAACGATTCCCCACAAGGCCGACAGGGTATTACGCCGGTTTTCCTTATCCATCAGCCACGGCTCATCGATCAGGTTCTCCACTTGGCGCTCCTGCACATCACCTTGCTCCACGAAAAGGTCGCAAATCAAGCACCGGTGCGACATATCCGGCGACACAATGCAGTCGTTCCCCGTTATGAAGAGATTCATGCGATTCTCCGCTGTGAACATCTGCGTCCGCCCCAATACGCGCCCCGTCCACTGAGGCGATGTCATCAACCCCTCCAGCGTTTGGCTCGACATAAAACCCCGCACATTGTCAAAGCACACATACATCGACCCGGCCAACATCTCGGAATCGAGCAACTTGTTCAACTCATCCTCATTTCCCTTCCAAGGTTGCGCCTTAAAGGTTCCCGTGATCGTCATAATTGCCAACTTTGCCAGCAGCGTCTTACCAGACCTCTGACTATTCGCATTGTAAATGAATCCCATGCGGTTAGACCCCTTCGGTATGATCCCCATACAGAAAAGCGACAACATCGCCGCCACCTGCACAGCCTGCGAGCGACTCTGACGAATTGGTTCGCCATTACCCCCATCAGTATCCGAAACCTCCACTGTCTTCCAATCCTGAAACGGGAACTCCCTTAAAAACCATCGCATATAATCCGTAGACTCTTGCAATGTCCATTCATAGTAAGGGTTCTCCCTTGTTACTGGTGTTTTTCTTATTTCCATATCAAAAAGCATCATTAGGTAAGAACTTATCAGCCCCATTCAAAGTAAGTTCTATGGCACTGCGTAAAGCTGGCCATTCTTCGAAATTTATGTTTATAAAACGATCTTCTTGAATTATCTGGATATATCCATTACCGCCCTCATCGATGAATTCAACCTCTGTTAATTGATCAGAATAAAGACCCGTCCCCTTCGGGAATACAGCGACTTTCATCACTGCATAGACTGGAGTTCCTTCTGCTTTTATTGGATTACCTTTAGGTTTATTTTTTTTCATAAAGTTATTAAGATTCTCTCTTGAGATACGATCCTCTACCGATTTAGCCTTCAGCACCTCGCACATCATCTTCCACTCATCTAAAATTGGGGATGTCTCGGACTTCAACTGTTCATACAATTCTACCCCTAATTTCTTGTCTTTTTTAACTGCTGTTGTTTTTTTCATAAATTATTCAAATCTGGGGAAAGAATAGACCGCGTATAAAAATTATCCTCCGCAGTAAGACGACAAACCAGAATATCCTCTTTCTGTAGTTTTCTGCCCAGCCTGCTTTCCGCACAACTCATGCAAAGCATGCCATTATTCATGGGGAAAATTTTCTCCCAAACTTCATCCTTCAGCATGTAGTAATCTTTATTGTCTGCATAACAATCTTTGCCACAGCACTTGCAAGCCCACCAGCGCCGTGGCAAGCGGCTTTTTAGCGTTTTACTTTTTGGCTTGATGGGCACATCAAGGTTAAATTTAAGCTGCGACTGCATAAATCATTCAAATCCAAATATAAATTTTCCGGCATCAAACCCCGGCGGCATTAACATTATGCCGTCCTCATCTTTCCCAGGCATCGGTATTGGGAAAAGCTCATCAATTCTCGGCACAAATGGCGTAAATGTCGGGCTCATCAGCGTCTTCTTAGCGATCTCAGTCGGCATATCCTTGTATGTCGTAAAAGGTTCACCATTCTTGTCGTAGCGGAGCTTATAGTTCACCACATAGTTCTGCGCCCAAGAGCAGAACACCTCCGGCTCCAAGATGTTCATCCTCGGTAGCTCCGCATCCACCAGCACGACCACCGTATCTCTTCGATATACCCCCTTGTCGCTCAATACTGCACCCATTTGTCGAATAAACTTCAACAGCAAATCCTCCTCTTGAGGCAGAGGGATCAGTGGCAATGTTCCATACTGAGCCGCCATCGAGCCAGTCAGCACCTCATGCAGCCCGAGAGACGCACTTGCCTGCACAGCCGTATTCGCCGCTGCGCTCACTTGATCGCCTCCCACTCAGCCCAAGCCTTGAAAAACGCCCCCTCATGCTCCGGCCAAGCCTGCATGAATCTCACCCACACCTTTTTGCGTGCCCGACCCTTCGGCACCTGCGCCCCACGCCGCGTCACCACCCTCGCAAATTCCACCACCCCATCCGTGCGCTCCTTCTTTTTCTCGCCAGAGAGCCACTTCAGAAAAGTCGGCTTCATCTTCGCAAAGCCCTTCTGCTTCGCGATCCGCTTTCGGAGATTTGCGCGGAAAGCCTCGCGGCCCGCCTCATCCCACCCGCGCACATCGTCATTCAGATCCTTCGCCAGGGGTGAGTATCCATGCACCGCCTTCACCCGCTTCCGCAGGGTATCTGCAAAATTTTCTTCACCAACAAACCATCCCATTCCTGCTTCATCATTATCCGCCATGAGAAAAGCCGTCGCATCAGTCCGCATCGTATAGTCCAGCATCCGCTTCCAGCTCGTCGCCCCCCGCATCCCAAAAACCGCCACTTGCGCCGGCCACCTCGTTTCCCAACCCATCACATCGATCAGTGCCAGAGCATCCCACTGCCCCTCGCAGCAGAAAATATATTTCCACTCGCGCTCAAAGCCCTCCGGCAGCACCACAAAAGGCCACGCCCCCAGCCCCCGCGAAGCCTCGCACTCCAGCCTCTCGCCTTGCACCCAGCGATTCGAGTAGCGCCAGCTCGCCTTCTCCCCCTCCTTTCGTGGAGCTAATCGCACATGGAAACCTATGTTCCTCATGCAGGTGCCCCCCAAGTCCTCGAATCCGGCGGCCGCCGCAACATCACGGATCAGAAACGCCTCCCGCCACTCCCCATACATCATCACCCGTCCACACAGGCCTCGCCTCGCCGCCCACTCGATCACCGCAGGACGCAAGCCCCTCCACGCCGCCCAGCGCGCCACCTCAGCCCCATCCGTGTAGAGCTCCGAGCAAGCACGCTCCCACTTCAGAGCAGCATCACCCTCCAGAGCCTCGATCACCACCGCCCCCTCTTGCGGTAACTCCCGCTTCGGCAGCGGCCTCGGGATCGCATCCGCCGAACCACCCAACCCCGCGATTGCCGCCAGTGCATCCTTTGCCTGGATGAAATCCATGCCATGCGCCAACTGCATGTATTCCACCACATCCCCCTTGGCATCGCAGCCAAAGCATTTGAACCAATCCCCACCCGCCTTCTCATGCAGGTGGAATGAAGGTGTCGTCTCATTATGTATCGGGCAGCACGCCACCCAAGATGTCCCTGCTCGACGCAGGGACACCCCATCTCGCTCCAGCAACTCACGCAGAGTCACCCGAGCTTTTATTTCGCTCACATCCACCACAGATTTAGCCTCCTTATTTTTTAAGTTTTGCCCGCAGCTCGCGCACCACCGCCTGCTGCAGCATGTTCACCGAAGTCATGTCATCCAGTCTGCGAGCCAGTTTCCGGTTCTCTTCCAGAAGCCCAGCCACATCCATCGTGATCGGCGAGTGCGACTCGTGCATGAGCCACTGCATCTCCGCAGGCGAGAGCCGCCGCGTGCAGCCGTTGCACACGATCGCCACATCCGAGATTCCATCGTCGGGCCTCAATACGAAGCCCGACACATGCGCCCCGCGCTCGGTCAACACCGCAGCCTTCGCCGCTGTCTCCTCGCGCCCTGTTGAGGAAAAATCCAACGCCTCCAACAGCACGTCTTGCAAATCCGCGCCCAAGGTTCTCGCCTCGTCGCGCTCGCGCTCCAAGCGGCGAGCAAATTCGGCAGGAACTGGACTGGTCGGGAAATTTATTCGATGAAAACTTTCTTCAACCATCGAATCCGTCTCAGGTGTGTAACTCATTTCAATGCCTCCTTCACCTTGGCCACAGCCTTGTCATGGAGCTTCGCGATCGGAGCCACATCCTCGATCCAACGCTCCAGCGTATCGGTCGGCCAGGAGAGAATCCCCTCCTCGCCGCCGACCTTCTTCTCCCAACGCTCCCAGCGGTTCAGCACCCCGTGGTAGTTCAGGATTCCGCTGCCCTGGCCGCTCATCATCTCAATCTGCTCCTTGCTCAACACCCTCTTGGCTTCGATCGAACGCTTCAGGACAAGCCCCGTCATTTTGTGCTTCACCGCCTTATGGAGCCAATGCGCCTGCCAATCATACTCGAGCCCAGCGACGACAAAATAATGCTCCGCCGTCAGCCTCGAATGCCGCAGCCCGCGAGGAACATCGCTCACCGCCCGAGCTCGCTTAACCAAGGCGAGGTCAAATTCCATCTGAGCCAGAAACACCTCCACCTCGCGCTCCCAGCCATTCGCACGGACGAAAGTGAAAAGATCCGCCAGCGCCACAGCGCCAGCCGTATCCCAAGCCTTGAAGGCCGTGAGGATTTCCTTGATGTTTTCCAGCGTCGTCGTTTCGGGCAAATCAAGCCCCATCGGAGTCCACCGGGCCTTCGCCCCGTCCTCCAGTTCCTTGCCATCAACCGATACCGAGAGCATCAACTCCCAGATTTCTTTTTCTTTTGTGTTTTCCATGTTTTTTATTTCTGCGTGTTACACCCCGGCGAAGCGCTTAAGTGCCTCGTGGCTCAAGGTGAATTTTTGGTTGCGCCAGTGTTTGGCTTTCTGAGCCTCGCTATAGGCCCGACATTTTTCGGCAGCCCGCATATTGGACGCCGCAGGCAGGTCCAATTCGCGTTGCCAGAATTTTGCATTCTTGGATATCGCCGCCCGCGACACCGCGATCTTGAGAGCGTAATCCTGCATGGTTCCGAGCCCCGCCGTGAGAGCGAGGTCCGCCGCATAAGCCAGACCCGCCGCCGTGAGCTTCGAATTTGCGCAATCGAGAAACGCTCCTGCAATCCGCTCGATCGCACGCACCTTGATATTCTCAGCCTTCCGCGCCGAAGCCCGCCTGTGCCAAGCCAGAATCCCGCGAACCCCCGAGGCGAGCTTTTGTTCGCTCGGGAAAGCCAGTTTTTGGACGAGGAGATAATGCTGATCCGAAAGATTCGGATGTCGCAGCCCTGGAGCAAAACGCTCAGGCAAATCCAACTCGCTTTGCCAGAACTTCACATTCTTGTAGATGGCCGCCCGAGACACATCGATGCTTGCTGCGTAATCTTGGATCGAGCCGATCCCATACTGTAGAGCCAAGCCGCCAGCGAAGGTGAGCCCCGCCGCAGATAGCTTGGAATTCGCGCAATCGAGGAAAACCCCCGCGATACGAACGATCGCCCGCATCTTGATTCTCTCTGCATTGCGTGCCGCCGCCGCGTTGTGCCAATCGAAAATCCTCTGCGCCACATCCAGGGACACCCCCAGTTTCTCAGCCAAGAGTTCTGGCGTTGGCTTCAAATCCTCCAGCACAGCCTCCGCCACCACATTCAGAGGAACCCCCAGCATCTCCGCCAGCAACTCAGGCGAAGGATTATCAAATGTCCCATCCAGCGCCTCCGTCATATTAGGGGTGTAGGAGGCGGACACGCGCTCCGCCGCATCCGTCAACACGCCCAGCGACACGCGCCTCGACCCATGTGAACGCGTATCCTCGACATCCGGCACCGCCGCCGAACCCAGCATCCTGCGCTGCTCAGGAGTGAGGTTTTGCTCGAACTCGTCAAAAGCAAGAACGTAGCGCGCCTCTTCCCGTCGCTTGTGAGCGTGATACTCGTCATCCACGCTCATAAGGCCACCCCCCCGAAAAGTGTTACATTTGCGGTAGTGCCGGAGGCGAAGAAAAAGCCGGTGTTACATGGAAGTGTTACATTGCCTACTGATTTCCCATCTTGACACGGTAGGGGCCACAGGTTCGAACCCTGTACCGCGCACCACTCCCCAAGCCCATATAGCCCCATACGTCCCCATACGGAACTTGAAAGTGTGACAGCAAAGTGTGACAGTGAAATTGTAACACTTTTATGAGAACACCGCCCCGAAAACCGCCGCAAACCCAGGCCAGCACCGCACCGACGATCAAAGTGAAGGGTCTCTACAAGCGCGGGGCCTTTTACTGGTATGCCCGCCAGCTCAACGGCAAGAGGGATTTCGTGTCCCTGGAGACTAACGACCCCTTCGAGGCCGTTAAAAAGATCGCCGCGCTTAACGGAGCGGAGGTTTTGAGCGATGGCTCCCACCTTGAGTTCGCGGTCGATGATTACGCTGCGTTCTGCGTGCGCACAGGCAACTGGACGGAGGCGTCGCTGGAGGCGAAGCGTTGCGTGCTGCGCCAATGGGCGAAATGGGCGGGAAGGATTCCGCCCTCCAAAGTCACGACGGAGGACATGCGAGCCTACCACGACATGCGCTGCAAGAGCGTCAAGCCGAGCACGGCTTACGGGAACCTGATGACCATTCAGAGTTTTTTCAACTGGTGCACCGAGATCAAACGCTCCTGCGCCTCGAACCCCGTGATCCCGCTGACGACGCGCAGGAGCAAACAGAAGATCAAGACCCCGAAGACGGGCGTTAGAAAAAAATTCTGCCGCCCCGAGCTTCGCGACCGCCTGATCGCTGAGTGCAGGGACGCACAACTTAAATATATTTTGCTTTGTGGATTTCATGCTGGTTTGAGGAAAAATGAAATTATTGAGTCCAAGGCCGAGTGGTTCGACCTGAAGGCGGGCCTGCTGCACTTGACCAAGCACGCTGGAATCGCCTTCAAGGATAGCGAGGAGCGCACGATCCCTCTCACGGCGGCATTCCGTGCTTTTTTGAAGGAATTCGAACTGGAGGAGCCCTACATCGTCGCCCCCGACACCAAGAAGGGCCGCAGCCGCTACAGATACGACTTCAAACGACCCTTCGCCCAATACATGGAGGGGAAGGGATGCCCGTGGGTCACGCCCCACGTCATGCGCCACACCTTTGCGAGCCTGCTCGCAAGCGCTGGCTGCTCGATCTTCAAGATCGCGGAGTGGATGGGCGACGATGTGAAAGTGGTTCAAAAACATTACGCTCATCTTCTTCCTAATGATTCGGAGATTGAAGTGGGGTTCCGGTCGCCGCCGCTCGCAACGCCTCCACACCCTCCAGACACACGCGCTTCCAAGCCCCAAGGCACTCGTCGTAGTCGAAAAGGGTGAGCCGGTTGCCCTGCACCTTCGGAGTGAGCCATCCAGCTCGCCGCACAAGGGAGAGCATCTGAGCCCCACCCACGATGCGCTCAGCGTCCTCGACACCGACTGCGCCGCGCCGCTCGGCCATAATGACAGAATAGCTCGCCATATTCTTACTCCTTGCAGGCGGCGATCAAGTCTTCGACCAGGCGGCCGATTGAGCATCGGCGGGCTGTCGCGAGGTCGAAGGCCTTCGCCTTTATTGCCGGTGCGATATTGAGGGTGGTTTTTTGCGGGTTGTCCTGCCGCTGAGGGCGCCCCCGCTTGAACGCGCCGACACTGCTTTCGGACTTGGGGGAGTTGGCAAACGCGAGCGATCGTGCCGCCCGCACCGATGGCATGCAAGCCAGCGTTTTTACCGTTATGGGGTGTTCCCCTGATTTCATGTTTTTATTGGCCATGTATACTTTTTGATGACGGATTATTTGACGTGGTTTTCCCCAACTATAAAAAAAAACTACTCCCTGCAGGCCGCGATCAAATCCTCGACCAGTCGGCTGATCGAGCAGCGGCGCGCCGTGGCGAGATCGAAGGCCCGGCGCTTGAATTCGAGAGCGAGGTGGAGGGTGAGGGTTTGCGGGTTGTCCCGCCGCACTGCACGGCCCCGCTTGGCGGTTGCCAGCCGGGGTTCCGAAGGCTTGCGGACTGCCATCTTGAGTGGCCTTTTTTTGGTGGGGTGATCTCCTGATTTCATATTTTTTAAGGTCATGAATACTTTTTGATGACGGAATGTTTTCTATCGGACTTTCTTTTCCGCTCAAAGATAAATTTGCGAAAAAAACTCTTTGCCGTATATTAGACGTATGCGAAAAATAAATCTTGACGACCCCAAGATCACGCTCCGGCTTGATCTGGAGCTGAAGAAGAAGGCTGCGCGCCTTGCCGAGAAACGGGGATTGAGTGTGAGCCAGTTCATTGAGATTCTGATCGCCCAGACAGACGGGGAGCCCGCTTTGGGCGTGGATCAGATTCGCGCGATTGTGCGGGAGGAAATGAAACGGCGCGCCTGAGGGGGCCTGGGGGGCTAAATGGAATTATTCTCTAAGAGTGTTGCCCCTCTGCTGGAGACTCATCCTCCAGCCCGCGAATTAAAACCTCTCGGATGTATTCAGAGACGGTCTTCCCCTCGTCCCTTGCCCGGCTCTCTATGAGAGCGGCAAGCTCCACTTCGCAGTGGAAGCCCAATACTTCACCCGTTTTTTTCATCTCGCCATTGTTGTTAGCAAAGCGTGCTCATTTTGCAAACGCAAAAAATGTTGAACCCCTTTTGAAAAAACGGAACTTACATTATGGAAAAGCAAATAAAGTTTGTTGGATTTCGCGCATCTAAAAGCCTCGCAGCCCGAGCCAAAGCCCAGGCTAAAATTGAAAACCGAAGCCTTGCTGGATACCTGCGAAATCTTGTTGAAAAAGATCTCGGTATTAAACACGAAAGACCGGAGAAGTAGATTTTATCGGCTTCTGCGGGTGTCAAGCATTTTTTTTACACTCTTGGGCGCGTTGCTTCGCTATGCATCCCGTCGAACCCCCAGAACGCCCCGGCCGACTGCCATCCTTCTTTGGCGAATTCTTCCATGACGGCCAGCGGCATATCGGCCACAAGCGGCCAGGGATCGCGGAAGGAATTGTCGTCCGCATCGAGGTCGATTGCGGCCCCCCAGGCGTGGACGGAGAGGCTCGTGCCGCCGCGTTTGTTGCGAAAGTTGTAGATGCCGCCGTAGTCCTCGGCGGGCTCCATGATCTCGCGTGTGCCTGCGCCGCGCTGGCCTATGGCGGTGAGGATGCGGAGGAGCGAGGCGGCGACCTTTTTGTGGCAGCGGGATTTTGTCACGCGCTGACCGCCATAATACATGGGGTAGGGGAATTCGATGGTGACGAGGTTGCCCTCATCCCCCGGCTCGCCGTAGAAATCGCGCAGCCCCTCCCTCGTTGAGAAAGGCCAGGGATTCGGGGTCGGCATGAGGCTCTTGAGATGCTCGCGGCATCGGGCCTGCGACTTTGGCCCCCAGAACCCATCGGGATTCACGCCGATGATGCGCTGCATTTTTTGGATTTGCTCGGTTGTCATCGTGTGAGGAAGGCGAGGCTCAGGAAGAGAAAGCTCAGGAGAATGAGCGCGAGAGCGATTTTGGAGGCATCGCTCATCTGGCGACCCCCTTGATTTTTTCCCATGTGCGGAAGCCGCCGAGCCCGAGGAGACCAAAGAGAACGGTATTGAGAGCCTCGGAGTCGAGCGCGACCACAGGTGCGGGCTGCTTGGTAGCGAGCGTGTAGAAAAAGCTGAAAAACGGCTGGCCCACAAATTGCCAGGCGAACGCGAGCGCACACACCCAGCCGACCGCCGGACGCCAGGACGAAGCGAAGATGTTGCTGGATGCCGCCTCCGTCTGATTTATCGCCGCCTGAGCCTTTGCTCCGTCACTCTCGATTTGGATGAGCTGCCGATGAAGCTCGGCTTGCAACTGAATCTGCGCGTCCCGGTCGGGGACGAATTTGTTTACAAGATTCGTTACAGCGCTAATCGTGGCCGGTATATCCCAAGTCATTTGATGGTTCTTTCAACAATTCTAAGCCTGTCTTCATGGTCGGCCAAAATCTTGTCATGTCGCTCCATGCGAATGAGCAGTTCTTCGATTTTGGTTAGGCGCACGTCGGTTCGCTCATAAGCTTTTAGAAACTCTGGGCGCGTGACAAATTGCGTCTGGAGATAAAGCATTACCGCAACGCCGATTGGGGCGCTTAATTTCAATGCAACGTCCAGAGTTTTATTTATATTTTCGATGCTCATAGCTCGTCGTTTTCGTGTGTGAATTTCAGCCCTAAACGCTCGATTTCCGGATCACATTCCTCTTTTGTTCCCACAAATAAAATACTTTGTGTCGATATTGCTTTGTCGGTTTGCTCAAAAAAAATAATATTGGCTCCATCATGGACGAGTTTCCATGAGTTTGATTCGTCAAATGACCATCCGTTTTCGTTGGGTTGAATTATCATGTTACTGTTAGGGTTGAAGTTGTAGAGTTGTATGTTGCTGTTCGTCCCGGTGCATTTACTAATGTCACCGCTGTATATGTTCTATTCGTAGAACCTTGGAAGAAGCGGAAGGCTTGAGTTCCAGCATCAGGGGGGGCATTGAACGAAACGCTTAAAGTTGTAGCTGTTGTAAACGATGCCGTTGCTGTTGAAGAGCCAGTTGTTTTTGAAGCTCGTATTGTTCCCGCTGTAATAATTGTTTGCCCTGTGTAGGTTAATGTTCCAGACAGAATGAGAATTCCATTTGCTGTTTTGTTTAGGTTTCCGCTACCTGTGATATTGCCTGTAACTGTTATCGTAGGTGCGCCTGTGGTGCGATATTGCAAAGTAGCTCCAGCGTTTATTATAAAATTATTTGGCAAAGTTACATTGTTTGGTGTAATAATTTGCGATGCTGTCTGAGCCGTAAACGATCCAGTTCCAAAAGCATTGCCAGACGAATATGTTATCGTCCCACCCGCAGATATTGTTCCACCAGTATAAGTATTGTTGCCGCCAATAGTTATAGCATGAGAGCCGTTTTTAAAAATCGATCCCGCTCCACTAATAACCCCATTGAGCGTGACGATTGATGAAATTATAAGTTGCCCTTGATTAATTATTGTTGGCCCAGTATAGTTAGCTCCTCCCGTTAATGTTAAACCTCCGATTCCATTTTTTACAAGACCAATTGTGCCGCCAATTGCATGCGAAATAGTTGTCGCGGAGTAGCACATGAATTGCCGAAATGATGTTGTTGCAGATGCAATTGCAGTTACATTGCTGGTTCCTACTTTTGCCGCACTGGAATTGTTCAAAATCATCCAACGATTATGTAGAGGGTGTTAGTCTCAGGAGTTAGTGCGCTGTAGCCCGCTTGCGTGATCTGCATCATGTTTGTGATCGGCGTTGTGTTAGCGATCCCCGTTGTAAGCGACCCGACTGCGTTCGCGACATCGGCCACAGCGAGAGTGACAGCACCCGTGCGACCAGCCACAGAAGATACCCCCGCCGCCGCCGGGGTTGATGGAACCCATGCAGCCCCGTCCCATGTGGCTACTTGGCCATTGATAGCATTAGACTGAGTGATCTCAGAAAGCGGGTGCGTGTGAGCGGCAGTTGCGTAATCAGTTGAATTGGTCCCCGCCGCCGTGCCGAGGGTGGGCTTGTTGAGAATTTCAGAAGGCCCAGATGTGGAAGCCCAATTTGCTTGTGTGCCACCACCCAAAACCGAAGTTCCGCCGAGCGTTATATCTCCCCCGGAAGGCAACTCAAGAGTCCCGTCCGTCTTAAAACTCCATTGGTTCGTGTTATTATTATTCCCAATAACAATCCCGCCTGAGTTCCGCTCGATTTTTACAAATTGGTAATCATCCCCCAAGTAGAGATCAACATTGCCGGGGTCTGCTGTAACTAAGTGAAGATGTCCCGTTTCAGGGAGCATTGAGGTTGCCCCAACAGTAAGCTCCAAATTAGGTGGGGTTGGATACCCTGAGTAAGCGGATGTGATCGGATCGTCTAATCGTATACTGAATCCTGTTCCCGTGCTGCCTGCTGGGATGGTAAATACTTTTTGATTTACGTAATTCCCACCAGAAATAAACCAATCGCCAGCGGCAAAAATTCCAGTCAGAGCGGAGCCGAGATTGCCAGAGGTGATTCCGGTGATGGTGTAAGCCCAGTTAGCATCCTTGCCGCCATTAGCTGTCCAATCGTCGGAGATATGGGAACCAGCGTCAGTAAGAGTGACTGTTATGGTTGCTCCAGCAGAAAACCCAATATCGTTTGTGAGCGCGACGCCCACAGTTGGTCGAATGACAAGCCCTTGACCCGCAGTGGCGTTTGGAGGGGTGAGGGTGAGCGATCCTTCATCGGCGGCAGAATCCGAAATCGTGCCGCCGTTGGGTAAAGTTAAATCGCCATTATTTTGCAACTCAATGTGCTGGGACTTATCGAGCGAATACAACTCGTCGTGGCTGTGCAAGGCAGGCGCACCAATCGGCACTACGGCATTCGAGGACGGGTGTTTGCCGTGCCAGACCTGATCGGCCCAGTTTACGGATACCTCTCCCCCCTCAAGTTGCTCTGGGAGAGGAACCTTGTCAGCAATAGTGCTCTTCTTCGGAATTATTTTTGGAGAAGCCATTATAGAATGGGTTGCCCTCGCGGGATTGGAACCCGCGAGGGTCTTTTGGGTTAGGGATTTTTAGTAAACTCCACCGTCGATGATGGCGTCAGTGATGTCTCCTGTTACCGAAAGGTCGCCGCTGACAAAAGCCGATCCGAAATTTGCCGCGCCAAATATCAACTCCCCGTTGCCGAAATCAACGACACTGCTTCCGTTTCCGCTCCGCATGGCACCAGCGACCGTGGTCATGTTAGCGTCGGCGGTAATGTTCTGCGTCTTGGTTTCGAGGTCATCGATGTCACCTTCCGCAGTCGTAACCCGTCCTGAGAAAACAGAATCGAGGGCAACTGTGTAGCCAGCATTCTCGCCGCCAGTTACGGAGATTTCGTTTGCGGTGCCGAGGACTTCGACGTCCACATTGTCGAGCTTTTGCCAGCCTGTTGAGGTTTTTACAAACGCATCGCCCGCCTTGGCCGCGAAGCTATTCTCTCCTGCCGTGTAGGTTCCAGCAACATCAACTTTGTAGTAAGAACCAGTAGTTTGATCGCTCAGAGTGCTTAGGTCAAGGGGAGTGGATGCGGAGCTAACATCACCTACGAAGTGGAATACCGAACCGAGAGCGGAAACGGCAGAATCGAGTTCGGTTTTGCGAACAACATCAGTCGGGTCAACGGGGGCAGATGATGCCTTGAGCGTGGTAAACTTACCAGTCGAAGGGGTAAATCTGCCGATAGGTGAATCATCTATTTCTGACCCATTCCGAATTACCGAACCCTCCAGAACCGCATTAGTTAGGGATGTATTTTGGATTATGACTAACCCAGCCTCTATGAAACCAGTAGGTGATGTAAGTTCGGGTGTCGCAACACTAGTAAATGCACCCGTCGAAGGGGTAGTCGCGCCGATAGCTGTCCCGTCAATCGTGCCGCCAGTAATCTCAACCGCATCGGCATTCTGCGTGGACATCGTGCCGAGATCGCCTGTGGCTGTGGTGATCGCATCCGCAACGAACGCCTTGGTCGCGAATGTGCCTGAGCCGCCGACGATTTCGTTAATCGTTCCGCCGTCCCCGTCGTCTATGCCGACGTAAAGATTTTTAGCCGCTTGGTCAATCGCGATGCGTCCTGCCTCCAGAGTCGGAGGAGGGGTAACGCCGCGCAAGATTTTGATGATTGGGTTCGCCATGATATTTATTTATTTGTTTTTTGTTTGTTGTTTGTTGTTTGTTGTTAGTAGACTCCCGCATCGATCACAGCGATCCCGCCGGAACCATCGGAGCCCCCTAAAATTTTCGCAGCCGCCTGCGCCACACGCAGCGGAGTCATCCACTTGTCGTTCACAAGGCCCTCTTCGGCCTCAGCCTGAGTCGCCTTGCGATCGATCGCCTCGACCGGCACGCCATCGTTTTCACGGATATAATCATTGGACACCACCACAGGCACCGGAACAGAGGTGCTGCGCACGGAAGGAGCTCCATACGACCACTCCAATTCCATCGCCAAATCCACGCTACTCGGTTCACCGGCAAACAACTCCAGAAGCTCAACCGTGTCGAGCCGCAGGAAAAATCCATACACCGCGTCCTTGCCTACACCCGTCTTCGTCCACTGACCTCCCGTAGCCCTAACCACGCCCGACCAAGAACCAGGCACCTTCAGAGAGAGCGCCCCCAGAGCCCCCGACGGAAGATCTACATACCTCCCCAAGCTGATAAACTTCACATCCACAGGGAACTTATCCCGACAAGTCATAGCCAACACCTCGACAGCGACGCCCGTCCACGTCAAAACCCTCCTGCTGTCGAGATCAATAGCTATCCGCATACAGATTCAGCAAACGTCAACTCCCCGACGCCCCAGCTATGGGCGTGGGAGGCACATCGCCGGAGCGGGTATAGTCGTTATCCACCACAAACGCCACAGGGCGACTTGTTTGACGCACGCCACGATAGGCCCACTCGATTTCCATCGTAAAACTCACTTGGGCGAGCTCTCCGCTAAGGGTGAAAAAAGCCTCATCCATCTGCTGCGTGGCAAGATTCAAGATGAAAACATAGTATGCCGAAGACCCATACCCGACCTTGCGCCAAGCCGGACTTCCCGCCACCAATACGCCCGAGTAGTCACGGGTGTTCTTTATAGCCAACCTCCCGACCGCGCCGCTCGGTAATTCCTTGCCCACGCCCCCTTGCAGAAATCCCAACCGGATAGGGAAGGCATCGCTCCGCCTCGTCGAGAGCGTTTGCAGGGCGCTCCCCGTAGAGTCACCCACCGCAAGAGTATCTAAATTTATCGAGATGCGCATTTGCAGAAGTGCCAGGCGTCAACCAGCCCTTGGAGTCGGAGGATTTACTTTGTAAGGATGGTCCTCTGGAATCTGCCCCGCTATCCCCCACTTGTGAGCCAAGTAACCTTCCAACCTTCGTTGCGTGTCCGCATCCGGCACTTGGTCCAGCAAAATAAACTCGCCAAGCGCACCGCCAAGCGACCCAGCCGCCCCTACTGAATTGGCGATTCGCAGCCCCAGCAATCTTTCGCTTCCTAAACTCCCGCTCGCCACCTTTTGATTTGCATTATAATTGATAAATGACCCTGCCCCTCCCGTATCTGACATCGAGAGCACAAAACCTTGACCCATCCCTGGGAGATCGTAGAGAAAGAAACCCTCAGTATCACCATCCCCCTCATTCACGCCCCTCGATATCACCTGCATGCTACTTCGCCCAGATCGCGACCTCAGATTTACACGCTCATTGGAATTATTTGAATCAAAATACGAAAAAACCGGCGCGTCAGGGAGGCTCAGGTCATGCTTTGCGACCAGGATAATGTAAAACCCGGGCGACTTGACATAACTCCGCGCTTCCAAGAATTCATTGCTACCAAGGAAGTTTAGCGCCTTGACCCCGCCAATTTGCCCATCGTAAGTCGGGCGCAAGAGATTGCTTGTCTGATCCACGACAACGCCATTCCCACTCCTATCTACCCACTGCGATACAAGACCATCAAGCGTCAGCGTCACCGTTGCCTCATCCGCTGCATCCAGCCATAGCCCCGTCGCGATATCAGCAGGACTCCACAAGCCCGTCAGCAAAACCCCCGCAAGCGACCCCGCCCCATCAAATTCCACGAACATCAATACCTCATTACCTTGAGCAAAATTCGCCACCACAGACCCTTGATTCTTTAAGTGCGCAATCCAAGCCGCAGGCCCCACACCCCGCACCAGCCTATTTAGCGGCAGGCAATTTTCAGCCATCACAGGATTCGACTGCAAGAAAATCGTCGGAGTCGGCACGCCCTCAGATCCTGGCCCCCACCCAGCAGGCAGCACCCCGCAGAGATCAGGGCGATCATCGCACAAGTCCCACGCCACCCGCCGCACCGGCCTGCTCAGCCCCTCATGATACACCGCATCCGCCACCTCCTGAGCCACCTCAGGGCAGAAATCCCTCTTTTCCCGAGCCTCCATCTCCTGGCTCGCCCAATCGCCTTGCTCAAGAGTCACTTCATCAGTAAGATATATCTTTTCTGGCCTCTCCTCCAAGATCTGTTCTACCCATACCCCACGAGCATCCAGCCCTCCCGCCTCGCCCGATTCATAGCGCACCAATCTACTTCCCCCGCCAGGCACCGACCCCACCTCCTTCACGCGAATCCAGCTCATAGCTCACGCATCCCGATAGAGATGCACTGAGAAATGCACCTTCACCTGCCCCGGCGGCAGGTTCTCTGTTGCCCATATATTATAGACCCCGTAGGCCCGTCCCTCCGTGATCACGATCTCATCCTCGATCACGCTACCGCCCTCAGGCACAGATACATAATCAAACGGCCTTCCAGGCCCCGTGAACGCCGACCTGTATTGCAACCGCTCCGCGCCCCGCCCCTCCAAAAATCGCAATCCCACCTGCACCAATGGCTCCGGCGTGATCCTGCCATCCAGCGTCGTGAAGCAAAACACCCCCACACGCCCCGTGAACCCCCGCACAATATCAAACTCTCCCCACACAAACCTCACCAAATCAATCGTCACAAAGCCCGGCTCCTGCACCCCGGGTGAACCACCCCACCGCGACTCGCCGAGGAAAATAGGCTCCACATCCCGATATAACTCCCACGACCCACCCGCATCCAGCGCCGTCACCCCCGCCAACGCCGCCCGGTAGTCGATCACCAGCGAAGTTCCCACCACTGCTGTCGCCGAGAGCGATACACTCAGATTCAAGTCCCTTACGATCGAGATCACCGCCGTCTTCGTATCCGTCCCTCCCGGCCCTGTCGCCGTTAGCGAAGCCGTATATTCCCCTCCGTCCAGCGGCGCCCCCGTGATCGCGCCTGTGGTCGTATTGAGCGCCAGCCCTGCTGGCAGCCCTGTCGCACTCCAGCTCGTCACAGGGCGGTTCGCGCTGTCGGTGAGCGAAAATGTCTTGGTAAACGCCGTGCCAACGGTTCCGGATGCAGTCTGCCCCGCCGTGATGATTGGAACGCCATCCGCAATCGTGAAACTCAAGCTCGTCGCCGCGCTTGTGCCGCCGCCGCCCGTGGCCGTGAAGGTAGCCGTAAACGATCCTTTGGCTGTCGGCGCTCCGGTAATCGCTCCTGTGCTGGTATTCAGCGCCAGCCCTGCGGGGAGCCCCGTCGCGCTCCAAGAAGTGGCAGGGCGATCCAGCGCATCCTCAAGAGCAGGAGTTTGGGAAAACGCCACACCCACCTTGCCCGTAAAGCTCTGCCCAGCCGTAATAATCGGCGCCCCCGCCGCGATCGAGATCACCGCCGTCTTCGTATCCGTCCCTCCCGGCCCTGTCGCCGTTAGCGAAGCCGTATATTCCCCTCCGTCCAGCGGCGTCCCAGTAATCGCCCCCGTGGATGAAAGCCCCATCCTGGCTTCCGTGAAAATGATCACTAGCCCCGCAGGCAACCCCGTCGCCGCCAAGCCTGTTACCGGACGGTCCGTGCTGTTGTTGTCGGTGAGCAAAAGTGTCTTGCTAAAAGCCACGCCTACTTTGCCGGAAGCAGTCTGCCCCGCCATAATGATCGGCGCACCAGGGCCGAATTGAAAAAGAATAGCCGCTACCGCACTGGTTCCACCCGGCCCCGTAGCAGTGAAGTAGGCTATAAACGAACCACCATTATTCCCCCATTGTGATCCTCCCCGCGTGGGAGTGCCTGATATCTCCCCCGTGGCGGCATTCAGCGTTAGGCCTCCAGGTAGCGAGCCACTCGTCACTAACCAAGAAGTCGCAGGACGATTCAAGGCATCAACAAGAGCAGGAGTTTGGCTAAACGCCACACCCACCGTGCCGTGAAGCAACTGCCCCGTCCATGTTAATGACGAGCCGTTCGGGTCGGGGAAAACGGAAGTCTGAATAATCGGCGCCCCCGCCGCGATCGAAATTGTCGCCGTCTCCGTATCCGACCCCCCAGGACCTGTGGCCGTGAGCGAGATCGTCGCACTCCCGCTATCCTGCGGCGTGCCCGTGATCGCTCCCGTGGAAGTATTCAGCGTTGCCCAGCTTGGCAGCCCTGTCGCACTCCAGCTCGTCACGGGCCGGTTCGTGCTGTCAGTCAGCGAAAAGGTCTTGCTAAACGCCGTGCCTACCGCCCCCGAGGCAGTCTGCCCCGCTGTGATGATTGGAACGCCTTCGGCGATCGTGAAAGAAATGTTCGTCGCCGCGCTTGTGCCGCTACTATTTGCAGCCGTAAACGAAGCAGTGAACGAGCCTTTGGCTGTCGGCGTGCCTGTGATCGCGCCTGTCGTCGTATTGAGCGCCAGCCCTGCTGGCAGCCCCGTCACACCCCAAGAAGTCGCAGGCCGATCCAGCGCGTCATTAAGCGCAGGAGCTTGGGAAAACGCCACGCCCACCTTACACGTAAAGCTCTGCCCATCCGTAATAATCGGCGCCCCCGCCGCGATCGAAATTGTCGCCGTCTCCGTATCCGAGCCGCCAGGCCCTGTCGCCGTGAGCGAGATCGTCGCACTGCCACTATCCTGCGGCGTGCCCGTGATGGCTCCTGTGGAGGCGTTGATGGAAAGCCCTGCGGGAAGCCCCGTCGCGCCCCATGAAGTCGCCGGGCGGTTCGTGGTGTCAGTCAGCGAAAAGGTCTTGCTAAACGCCGTGCCAACGGTTCCGGATGCAGTCTGCCCTGCCGCGATGATCGGCACGCCATCGGTAATCGTGAAGGCGATGCTCGTCGCCGCGCTTGTGCCCCCGCCGCCCGTCGCCGTGAAGGAGGCCGTAAACGAGCCCTTGGTCGTCGGCGTGCCCGTGATCGCGCCCGTGCTCGTATTCTGGGTCAGGCCCGCAGGCAGCGTGCCGCTGGTGCGCGCCCAGGAGGTCGCAGGCCGATCCAAAGCATCCTCCAAGGCAATCGAATTCGAAAAACTCTCACCCACCTTACCAGTAAAGCTCTGCCCAGCAACGATGATCGGTGGCCCCACCGCGATCGAGATCGTTGCCGTTGCCGTGCCAGTTCCCCCCGGCCCGGTTGCCGAAAGCGAGATCGTCGCGCTGCCACTATCCTGCGGCGTGCCCGTGATGGCTCCTGTGGAGGCGTTGATGGAAAGCCCTGCGGGAAGCCCCGTCGCACTCCATGAAGTCGCCGGGCGGTTAGTGGTGTCAGTCAGCGAAAAGGTCTTGCTAAACGCCGCGCCTACGGTTCCGGATGCAGTCTGCCCTGCCGCGATGATCGGCACGCCATCGGTGATCGTAAATGAAATGGCCGTCGCCTCAACTGTCCCATCCGGCAAAGTGTAAGGGTATCCACTGGACAATGCCCCTCCAATCGCGAGTGTGCCGTCATTTCTAAGCGCAATGGAGCTGGTGAATCCCGCTGCAATAGCCGTGACGCCGGAAAGCACGATTCCTCTGCCCCAATCGCCTTTGGAAAAATCATAAAAATCAGATGTTTGCCCATAGTAGTTGTTACCCCATCCAACAACCGTGCCGTCATTTTTCAGCGCAAGGGAGTGAGAATCGCCCCCTGCAATAGCCGTGACTCCGGAAAGCCCGGCGGGGATTGTCCTTTGCCCGTTGGCGTTGTCACCCCATCCAACAACCGTGCCGTCATTTTTCAGCGCAAGGGAGTGAGAATCGCCCCCTGCAATAGCCGTGACTCCGGAAAGCCCGGCGGGGATTGTCCTTTGCCCGTTGGCGTTGCCACCCCATCCAACAACCGTGCCGTCATTTTTCAGCGCAAGGGAGTGGTAACCCCCCCCTGCAATAGCCGTGACTCCGGAAAGCCCAGCGGGGATTGTTGTTTGCCCGTTGGCGTTGTTACCCCATCCAACAACCGTGCCGTCACTTTTCAGCGCAAGAGAGTGACTAAGCCCAGCTGCAATCGCTACCACTCCGGAAAGCCCGGCGGGGATTGTTTGTGGCCCGCTGGAGTTGTTACCCCATCCGACAACCGTGCCGTCATTTTTCAGCGCAAGGGAGTGACTGCCTCCTGCCGCAATCGCTACCACTCCAGAAAGCCCGGCGGGGACCGAAACGTGGAAACCTCCCGCCAGCCCGGAGGTGACGCCCCATGCAACAACCGTGCCGTCACTTTTCAGCGCAAGGTGGTGACTGTATCCCGATGCAATTTTCGTCGCAGTTGGAGCCGCAGTTCCCGACACCGTAGCTGTCGCGCCCCCCTTCGTCGTCGGCGTTCCCGAAATCAACCCGCTGGTCGTATTGATTGCCAGCCCGGCAGGAAGCCCTGTTGCGGCCCAAGAATCGAGTATCCCCGTGTAAGCGGGCGTTTGAGAAAACGCCACGCCGATTTTCCCCGTCAGCGTTTGCCCTGAAGTAATTACGCCCATATCCTAAGCGATCAAATCCCTGCTCACGCGAAGCAGGAAGGGTTTGGTTGTCACGCGGGTTGTCATGCCTTTTCGGCTCCCCGGCGTTAGTTCAGCGAGATCGAGATGCCTTGGGCGTTGAAGCGAGGAATATCGCCCTGCACCACTGTGCGGGCCGTGATCGTCGTCCAGAATAGGAGATTTCCCGCCGAGGCCGCATCGTAGATCCCTATCGCCGTGATCGTGCCCCAGTTTCCAGTTGCCTCCGGGAAGGTGATCACACTCGCATTGCGCTTAATGCCATTACTCGCCGCAGGCCAGTTCGTCGCATCATTTGTCACCGCCACGCGCGCATACGCCCCACCGGTCGCCTCCGTGCCACCCCCACTGTCCGAGGGAGACGCCGTAAAGAGAGCGAAATAAATCGTCGCAGGGGCCGTGTAAGTCGTGCGGCCCATGAGGTGGTCCAGCACCTTGTTTTCAAGAAAGTCAGAGAATGCGCTCATATACCGCCGCGCCTCGCGGTCAACTCAGATCGAGATCACTCCATTCACCGCCACTGCCCGCTTCACGCCATCCAAAAGGCTCCTGCCTCCCACGCCCGCCGTCAGCAAGCACCCGCCATAAGAGCGATCGATCACCACCGCCTCCGAAAATACCCAATCCGCCGCCGAATAATCATTCTCGTTCAAGTCCCCATTCTGGATCCCTCGCGCTGTCGCTCCCTCGGGAACCGCCGCGTTTGCAGGCGCCGCATACAGCCATAGCCCCGCCTTCGGCTTGCCGCTTGTCGCTACACTCAAATCCACCGCCGCCGCCACACCGCTCTCCAGCACCACCGGACTCAACCCCCGCGCGCCAATGCACCGCGACCCACTCCAAGACAATCGCCGCGCCGTCTGCGTGCCGCTCGGGTTCGAGAAAAGCTCCTTCAATACCTGCCCGTAGGTATATCCCGTCTGCTCCACCGCCTCAAACTGCAATGTGAATTTCGACACTACGATCTCCTCCGGCACATCCCCCGCATCCAGGCGCAGCGGCGGCACACCCGAGCCCCCCTGCGTCAGATCACTCTCGAAATTTGCTGGATACGGCCCCTCGAACTCCGCTTCCCACTGCCCCGTGCGCGTCGGCGTGCCCCAGAAACGAAGACCCTCTTCCATGCCCACCCAATTTATACCAGGGGGGATCGCTCCCTTTCCCGTCCACCGGCCATAAATATACTCCCCACCACGCACCAAGATATCATTCGTAGGCACCGGCGGGCTATCAAACTTCGGCACTTGGAAGACCACCTTGCCTCCTGCCCGCACCAAGACAGATACCTCTTCTGTATCCGTGCCGCCCGGACCTGTTGCCGTCACCACCAGCGTGAAGTCCCCACTATCCACTGGCGTTCCAAAAATCTCCCCTGACGCCGAGACTTGCGCCCACACCGCTCCCGAGACACTCCACCCCGTCACCGAGCGATTCGCTTCATTTTCCAGCGCCACATCCCGCTTGAAATAACTATTCAGAAAAGCAGAAAACCCCTGCCCGGAGACAATCAACGGCACACCCTCCGCAATCGTGAAACTCAAGCTCGTCGCCGCACTTGTGCCGCCGCCGCCCGTGGCCGTGAAGGTAGCCGTGAACGAGCCCTTGGCTGTCGGCGTTCCGGTAATCGCTCCTGTGCTGGTATTCAGCGCCAGCCCTGTAGGGAGCGCGCCACTCGTCCGCGCCCAAGAAGTCGCAGGCCGATCCAAGGCATCTTCAAGAGCAGGAGTTTGGGAAAACGCCACACCCACCTTGCCCGTAAAGCTCTGCCCAGCCGTAATAATCGGCGGCCCCACCGCGATCGAAATTGTCGCCGTCTCCGTATCCGAGCCCCCAGGACCTGTGGCCGTGAGCGAGATCGTCGCACTCCCGCTATCCTGGGGCGCCCCCGTGATCGCACCTGTCGAGGTATTCAGCGTTGCCCAACTCGGCAACCCCGTCGCACTCCAGCTCGTCACAGGGCGGTTCGCGCTGTCGGTGAGCGAAAATGTCTTGCTGAACGCCGTGCCAACGGTTCCGGAAGCAGTCTGCCCCGCCGTGATAATCGGCACGCCCTCGGCGATTGTGAAGCTCACACTTGTTGCGGTGCCCGTGCCCCCGCCGCCCGTGGCCGTGAAGCTCGCTGTAAATGATCCCTTGGCCGTCGGCGCGCCCGTGATCGCGCCCGTGGTCGTATTGAGCGCCAGCCCTGCTGGCAGCCCCGTCACGCCCCAAGAGGTCGCGGGCCGATCCAGCGCGTCATCAAGAGCAGGAGTTTGGGAAAACGCCACGCCAACCTTGCCCGTAAAGCTCTGCCCAGCCGTAATAATCGGCGGCCCCACCGCGATCGAAATTGTCGCCGTCTGCGTATCCGAGCCCCCAGGCCCTGTCGCCGTCAGCGTGATCGTCGCACTCCCGCTATCCTGCGGCGTGCCCGTGATCGCTCCCGTGGTCGTATTCAGCGTTGCCCAGCTTGGCAGCCCTGTCGCACTCCAGCTCGTCACAGGGCGGTTCGCGCTGTCGGTGAGCGAAAATGTCTTGGTAAACGCCGTGCCAACGGTTCCGGATGCAGTCTGCCCCGCTGTAATGATTGGCACGCCATCCGCGATCGAGAAGGCGATAGTCGTAGCGGCCGTCTCTTGCGAATTTTGAAATGAGCTCCCGCTGGTGTTTGCGGACATCCCCCAGTGGTATACGGGATTCGCAAACTGATTTGTGCCATTCACTGAAATAGCCATCGAAAACCCGCCTGCCGCAATTTTTATCGCCGGAAGAGTAGGCGGAGATCCACTAAAGGCCGACGGAACGCCAGAGTTGGGGATTTGCTCCCCCCAACTAATCACCTGCCCATTGTTTTTTAATGCAAGAGAATGCCTAGCTCCCGCCGCAATCGCAATTACCCCCGACTTCGCATCAGCAGGAACGGAACTTTGCCCGTAAGAATTCCCCCCCCATGCAACAACTTCACCATTGCTTTTTAACGCCAACGAATGAACCGCGCCTGCTGATATTTTTATTACATCGCTCAATCCCGCTGGGACATTCTCCGCAAAGCTTCCACTATACCCCCACCCAACAACTGTTCCATCGCTTTTGAGCGCAAGATTATGACTCCCTGCCGAAATTGCAATTACCCCTGCAAGGCCATCAGGAACAGCAGGAGGGACATAAGTGCCAAATGTCTCGCCCCATCCGATCACAGTGCCGTCTGCCTTTAACGCAATCGATTGGTAATACCCCGCTGAAACGGCTACAACATTAGATAATGGCGGCACCACCGCATTGCCTCTCCCCCAAGAAACAACCGTGCCATCACTCTTTAACGCAAGGAAATGATAATGCGTCCCCGAAATAGCTGTGACGCCACTTTGCAATGTGCTAGGGATATTCGCCTCTGGGAGATTGCTGGATCGGTAAATCACTCCCAGCACCCTATCGCCAAAAAGCCTAAATCCTACATCTGTTCCGCAAGCGATGTCAGTGTTTTCTATGTAACTCAGCAACGCTGAAGTAAAGTTGCCTTTTTGCGTCGGCGTTCCGGAAATCAGCCCACTCAATGAATTCAACGTCAGCCCAAGCGGTAAACTGGTTTGCAATACCCATGGATTGCTTGCGGAGAACGTTCCGGTGTAGGCAGGCGTTTGAGAAAACGCCACGCCGACTTTGCCAGTCAGCGTTTGCCCGGATGTGATGACGCCCATGCTACGAGATCAAATCCCTGCTCACGCGAAGCAGGAAAGGTTGGGTTGTCACGCGGGTTATCAGCGGGCCGCTCGCCCCCGCCGGGCGGTCAAACTCGATCTCAAACTCGCAAATCACATTCGCCTGCGTCCCCGCATCATTTTCAAAATCTCCAAGATACGACTGCAATGCCGATCCCGCGATATGGGCGAAAACATAATATGTCGTGCGATATTCACCTGCCTCATATTCCGCGCTGCGCTTGAAAGCAGGCGGCGGGGTCACAAAAAATGTCGGCTCCGTCTCATTCCCCTTCATCGAAAACCGCGCCATCCGAATATTTGGCGAGATTTCCGAGTAGATCGCACTCGCGCCCGTGCCCGCCGCGATCGTCCCATCGGTAAACACCATCTGGAAAACCACCTCATCCCCATAGCGCACCTGGCCCGCCGCAGCCCCCAGCGCACTCTCCGAGTCCACCGCCGCCGGGTCATCGCATGTCACCGCCAGCGTCTTCAAATTGATCAGCACCCGTTTCGAGTATTCCGTTTGCCCACCCACATCGTAGACCCCCACCGTGAAAGTCTCCGGCGAGGAGTCCCCATCCGCATTGCTCGCCACAAAAGTCAGTCCCCATACGCCAGGAGAAGTGCCAGCGCCCGAGAGCGTGCCTGACACCGGCGAAAAAAACACCCCAGGAGGCAATTGCTGCGCTTCCCCGATCCGCCATGCCACAGGGTCATTTTCCGCTGCGAGCTGGAACACAAAATCCCGCCCCACCGCGTAAGCCAACACCCCCGCCGTCTTACTGATTACTGGAACAGCCATACGCTCGATCAAATAGTCAACTCTAAGTCATCGAGGCTGCCGGATCCTCTTCATCATCGATCGCGCGCACCATGTAGGCGGCGTAGCCCTTCGGGTCGGCTACGCTGTTTTCGGTGTCAAACTGGCCTATGCGCGCGCGCAGCAGGAAGTCACCGTCGGTTGGGAGGGAGTCGAGTGGCACGGGAGTCGCCTTGTCAAAGGCCTTGGCATAGCCTTGGTAGCCGAGATCATTGCGATACTGGTCGGGCGCGGTGGTGCCATCCGGCCCCAGCACATTTTTGTCGCCCCAGTTCTTGATCCAGATGCCCATGGGATTTACCGTTTTCATCTCCGTAAGGAGCACCTCCTGCTCCATGAGAGGCGGCAGCCAAAGGAAATCACCCAAGTTTGGCCCCAGGGGAGCCGTAAAGGTGAGTGCCTCTACCCCGCTCTGCGTGGCCGCCCGGCTCAGCACAAGCGTGCTGGTGGCGAGGTCTATGCTCTTGATATAGGTCGTGCCATCGAGGCCGCTGGAGATACCATCACCCGCCACGACCATGCGGTAAAAAAGGCTCCCAAGCTGAGGATCGGAGATCGCGACATTCGCCGAGCCACTGGTGAGCGTGCCCGGCATCGTGAGCACCAGCGTAGGAGTTACCTGGGCAGCGCGCACGCCGATCTCGAAGATCACGCTCCACACCGCAGAGGAGGTATTAGCCAGCAGGCGGAAATAAAAAAGCCGCGAGAGCTCAAATTCCGATCCGACCGAGAAACTCTGCGGCGAGAAGGCAAAAGTATAGAGCGTGCGCTCAAAAGTCTCAGGGTAGTAACTCGTCGTTCCCAGCTTCTGGCGCACCTTGTAGAAGAGCCGCCCATCGCTCCCGAAGACGCCGCCCGCCTCCAGGCTGCGTGCCGGCCACCTACTCGTCTGCGGGAGCGTGATCGCCTTGGCCGTCTGGTTGCGAAAAATGCGGCCCTTGCAGGCTTCAGCCAGCGGCAGGACTGGCAACCCATCAACCAGCGGCACTTCCTCTGCCTCGGCATCGTGAATCGCGGGCAGCAGCCCCAAGGCAGGAACCGGCACCGACTCGATCGATTTCATGGAACTTATAATCATATCGTTTGCTCCACTGTCATCTGAGTGGCAGGCATCAAGACGCCAACCTGGCCAGTCGGCACAGGTGTGCTGTCATCCACATCCCATTGCACCAAGCGCACAGTGAGCAGGAAGTCCCCTTGGGGGAATTCCAGCCCGATCGACTCGACGTAATCGGTGAATTGACTTGTGCCGACAGGCTGCCCGCTTTCGTTGAGCTTGCGAGCGAGCTTGAGCGAGAATTGCCGCGTCTCCGAGACGCCTCTGGAAAATCCGATGCGCGGCGAGGCCAGGAGCACGGCCTGTCCGACAGCACCCACATTTGCGCCCGTGGTAGCGGGTGTGCTGGCCGAGGGGAGGGGAGCCACCTCTACCGGCATGAGATACCCCGCCCCCGCGACCAGCGTCTCAGTCAGGAAGGAAAGATTTAGTTGCCACGCGAGGCTCAACTCGGAGGCCAGCGGGAACTGACCCTCGCGCACCACCAAGCGAATGAGCTCGCGCTCCATCTCGATCGGGTGGTAGCTCGTGGTCGTGCCTGCCCGCCGCAGCGCATAGAGAGCGCGCCCGTCGCCACCGAAAAATCCGCCCGCAGGCACACTCTGCCCCTTGCGCCCGCCACCGCCAGGCAGCACGAGTGGCAGCGACCCCGCATTGCGATACACATTTCCCGCTGCAGCCGTCGGCAGTGCCGACACATCCTGCGCGACCGCATCATGAATAGCAGGAAGCAACCAGGCGTATTTGCCGTTGCGCATAGAGGGATAAAGATTGGGCAATGCGACGAGCGATGCCGTGCCAGTCGCCGTGAGGCGCGTGGCAAATTCGGCGATCGAAACGCGAGAGATCATGCTGGTTTTCTTTTGCGCAGCCTCTTGATCCACCTTCACTTTCACCTCCTCAGCCGCCTTGTTGGCGGCCTCCTGCGCGGCCTTGAGCTCTGCTGCCGCCTCGGCCTTGACCCGCAGCAACTCGGCATCGAAAAGTTTCTTCTGGTCTTCCAGCTCCGTGCCAGCCACGACCCTCGGCGCATCGCCTTTGAGCGCGGGCGCGATGATCTGGCTCGCCAGCGAGAGCGGCTCGCCCTCACCGCCTTCCATCGCTATATCCGGCAGTATCTCGCCGATCGCCGGAATCTGCGTCTTTTTCTTCTCCAACCCACTCCCGAGGCTTATGCTGCCTCGTGGAATCAATAGTTCCAAGCGCGCTATACGGCGCTGGAAGTCCTCCAAAATCACGCGCAGCGACTCGCCAGTAGCCCCGTCAAAGCCGATTGTCTTGATCTGGTCGATGGGGTGCGTGTGGCTCGTAAAGGCGCTTTCCTGCCCGTAGCCGAGCACGACCACCACCAAGCCATCCTCATCGGGCGGCTCGTCAAACTCCAGAGAAACACTGCCCGCCGAGACAAATCGTAGCACATACTCATCATCCCGCAGTTGGCGACCCGAGGCCTTGTTCTCCCTCACATCCACCGAGACCACCCCCTCGTCCCTGTAAATCACGCTCTGCCCCACCTGCTCCAGCCCGCCGCCCAAACCGTGAGCCACCGAGAAAACTTTTGTGCTCCCGTTGCCAATCACTGTCGTGTAAGCCGCCTGCTGGCCGACAAGAAATTGCGTGCCCGCGAACGGCACATAGTCCACAGGCATGGGCCTGCGCAGCCAATCAATCGGCGGGCGCACTGCCAGCGCATCCCAGAGCACATTACGCTTGATCGCCGCCGTGGTCTTCCAAAGCTTGATGACCTTCGTGCCCAGAGTCGGGTCGCTCACATCCTCCCACACCGTGGCTTCCACCTCAAAGGGCAGCGTGACACTTTCCTTGTCCTGCAGCATTTCCGCCAAATCCGCGCTCCCCAAGTCGAGACTGAAAACATAGTCCGGGGGAGGCGTGGAGTAGACCGCAATTTCCAGATTCGCAATGTCGTAGCCCGCAAAAGTGCCGCCAAACTCGATATGCGCCACATTGTTGTTCGGGTTTGTCACCACCACAGTGCCGCCCTCCTCAGCCAGCAGAGCGTTGAGAATCCGCGCGATCGCCACCGTGCCATCATCCTTACTCACCAGCGAGGAGCGCTTCAGCCCGCGCTTGAATTGATACGCCCCGCGAAAATCTGTCGGCACGGAGAGGGCCTGAATTGTATTCCAGATTGTAGTGACAAAACCGGCGTCTACCCGGCCTCCAGTTTGAATTCTTGTTACGACCGGCGCGGCCGGTAGATTGCGCGTTGCCCAGTCCGTAAAGACCACAGGTGCCTGAGCCAGCTGTAGTGAGTATTCGTAGCCACTCGGGTTCATGCCCCCCGAGAGAAATGCCTCGGCCTGCGCCGCCGCAACACTGAGCCCCGTATCGAGGATCACCACCCCCACCAAGGCACTCGCCTCCACACTGGCCTCCACCGCTGCCTTGATTGTCGCCGCCGTCGCCGTAAGCTCCCCCGATGCCCGCGACAGGCCCACCGTGATCTTGTTGCCAGCAACAGTCACCGACATTGCGGCATTCAGCGTGCTCGGAGCCACATATTGCACGGAAATCCCATTACCCGCCTCGCCCTCCAACCTACTGACGAAGGTCAATCCACTGCCACCACCCAGCGACAGCCGCGCCTTTCGCTCTGGGAATCTCCTGCCGCCAAGTATTTTACCAAAAGAAGTCGGCCTCAGCCCATCGCCCACCACAGAGAGCGTCACTTCCCCACCATCTACGCGGCGGATCAAGACGGTATTCGCCCCCTCATCGCAGCGGAATTCGGCAGGCTTGCCCGTGAGCGCATTGAGAGCCTCCTCCACATCGAGCGCCCCGGCATTAAAATCAATTCTCTCCGTGGTATTCGCGGAGTCGGAAGGCGCAAAACCCACCTTTATTTTATACCACCCGCTCTCGGGCCAAGCCCCCTCGCGCCCGATCGCTGCGCGCAGACTCAGGATATCGAGCCCCGTCTCACCAAGCGCTCCCGCACTATCCCGCTGCAAAAACCGCAGCGCGTAGGACACGCTCTGCCCCGCCACCCAAGAAAAAGTCAGCGGGGAACCCGTCGATCCCGTCGCTTCGCGCGTGCTGAGGTTCGCGTAAATATACTCGTTGGAAGCCATCCTGCCCCCACCAAACGTCAACTATGGCAGAGGCAGCGAGATTTCGGCCTCATAATACGCCGGGTCGAAGCCAGAAGGAGACTTACCGCTCCACCCCGCATCGCCCAAACTTTCAGTCTTCCGCGCCCACTCATGAAAAAACGGGAAATCAACATCCAGCGCCGCCGCCGGACGCAGGCTCTTGAGATACTCCACCTTGGATACGGCATCTTTATTCAGACTCATATCGTCCAGAATTTTCCCTCTGTGTTTTTGGCATTAAAGACCGCCGCCATGAGCCGATTCAACTCAGAGCCCCCTGCCGCCAACATTCCCTGGCCCGCCAGCGTGTAGCGACCCGTGATCGGCAAGAGCGACAAGTCTGTTTTTGCAGGCTTGTTCACCGGCACGACCAGCTTCCAGCGGTATTCCAGATTCCAGAAGGTATGGTGCTTGACGTATGGCACCCACGCCTCGGTGACTATCGGCCCCATGGCGCCCATCTCGGGATTCTCGGGCGAGAGGAGATAGACCGTAGCAATCAAAAAGCAATCGATGCCAGGATCCGTATAACCCGTCCCAAAGAGCTTATCCATAATCGTTGGCTTCAGGTTCGGAGGCATCGAGCCTACGCGCAGGCCAGCCCTGATACCCAGCCGATCCAGCACACTCGTATTGAAGGATACATTGTATTCGATCGCTTCAAACGGATAGTTATAGGTCGAAACATCCATTTGCGACGTTGGGCGCGCACATTGCAGGTAGATGTCGCTCGACGCGACATACCTTTCGCTCGAATCAAACGACCCAAGCAGAGTTTGCTTGATCGTATATCCAGAACTCGCATTCCCACTTAAAGACTCAGATCCCACGTAAGGCACGGCACCCAAGTCCGTGAGCCCCGCCGGTATACCTCTGCTCATCAGCCCAAAAGTATCAAAAAACGGAATCAACGGCCCGTCCATCAACCCCGGCTCTTCCAGTATATCCTGCGCGTCGCCGCCGCCCAGAAGGTCGCTGGAAGTCTCCTTTTGGCCCACCTTAATCTTCTGCGAACCAGGGCACACCGGGTCTATACCATTCACAAAGCCCGGTTTCACCACAGCAGCGAATCCCGAGATCGCCACACCCTTGTTGTTTTTAAGCGCCCCCGACTCCTCCGTGAACCACCCCACCGTCGTAAACCATGGGTGAATCCACTTGCCCGGGGCCTCCGCGCTGTAGAGGATACGGTCGCCGAGTTTGCGCTCGCGCACCTGCACCCCGTCGCGGGCGTAGAAGATGTTTTTGGCCCCATACGAGCGGGTGCCCACGCCCGCGCCCGAGTCCACTGTGTTTTTGGTCTTTTTCCTTGGGCGAATAATCATATGGCGGCAAAATAGTGGTAGCGGCCAGCATTGCTCACGTAGTGCATATAGTCGAAGTAGGCCACCTGCGCGAGAACCCCCGACTTGGAAAATGTCGCGATCGGGTGCAGCCAGTATTCGTTGCCGTAGGAGTGCCCGAGCCGTGTGCCCTTGGAGATCACGACCGTGAGATCATCCTCCGCTGGAGGCGTGGGCATCTTGCCTGTGGATCGATTTATTTTGATTTTGATGCACACATAGCAGCGGTAAAACTCGTCAAACTCCAGCGGCCCCTCGATCTGCGGCTGACCGCCCTGCATCAAGCGACCATCGGCGCCCGTGCCACTGATCGGCCTGCCATTCACGATCGGTTCAAAGCCATTCACCGTGCCCCGCCCCACCGTGACGATGAGCTTATCGTTGCCCACTTTTTTCTTGGGATTCCCCTCCATGTCCTTCTCGACCATGTTCGACCCCTGCACGCCATTCAGGCCGCCGCGCACCTCCCAAGCCCCCGTAAATTTTTTCATGATGCGATCGCCTTCCGTATCGCCTCATCCTCGGCAATGATTTCCTCCAAGTTCCTCCAAGTCAGCGCCTCCAAGCTCAAGCGATACCGCCAGTCCTTGTCGCCACCCTTCTTGTAAGCCTTGCACGAGAGGTCAAAATACGCCATCTGCGCAACCTTGCCGTATTGGGATAGCGCGGCCAGGGGGTAATACCAACTCTTCCCCCCCTCCTTGCCTGAGATCGCCCCCATGATCTCCACCGTTACATCCGCCGTGAGCTTCGGCTCCGCGCCCATTGCATTGATCTTGCCACTGGCATCGGGCGTGATCTTCAAGCACACCCAAGCCACACCACCGCCGCTGTAGGCCAGCGAGGGCTGCCCGCCCGCCGCAGGCTCCCCGTCCGGCAGCACCCCGCCGATCGGCACACCCCCTATCGTCGGCTCCATATTATTCACATACCCGCGATCTACCATAATCTTCGGCGACGGGCCAGCAGAATCCACCGTGACCCACCACGACCCCTCAAACCTCGCCCCACTCTGCCGCCGTAGGGAGAGCAGATTCCTCCCCGAAATTTTACGCACCGCCATGCCAGACCCGGCATCCACATGCACCCGCTTCGCCTTGCGGGGGATAAGCAGGAGAGGAATCATGCCGCGCCGAGCGCCCCCCCAGATACACCACCACCAGCGCTACCCCCGGCACTCCCTCCCGCGCTTGAAAAATTAAACCCATCATCATACATCGCATCAGCCCACCCCAACACCCCTCCGTATCGCCAAGTCTTCACCTCGTATTGCTGATGCCCAGCGCGGCGCACGCTGTGCTCAATGAGCAACCATGGGCGACGGCCGGAGCCTTTGCTTATGTCCACAAACTTGAATGCGATATCCGCGCCACCCTTTCCGGTCGGCTTCTGCTCTACACCTTTCTTAGAGTATCCCAGTGCGTCAATAAGGCTGAATGACATCTGCGAACTCGGCTCGACAGTCTCACAGCTCATCGTTACACTAGGAACCAAAAAATCCGATAGGCCAAAATACGGATTTCTCGCCCCGTTCAAAATCCTCGGAAAATCCACCTCGCCATCCTTAAATATACCCCCCCCCACTTCCATAATACGAGTTAGACTCGGATGCGTGGTAATCGGCACCTGCATGAGCGAGACCGCCATACCCCATTGCGACTTGGTATCGCTATTCTGCCGATCAGTCGGCGAGTCCGGCAACTCTTCGCCCGCCCGGAAGACCCACGAGACTCGCGTGGCAGTGCCTTGGTTCTGGGCACGCCGCGCCTCCATCACCGGATCGATACCCGGCCCAGCTACATAATAATCCGCAATATCCGGATCAGCCGGCATGGTAAAACCATCCGAAAGCACATAAGTCGATATCTCCACCTCCAATATACCCGGCTTGCGCCAAGAAATACTGTCCAGCTTATACGGAATTTCTCCACTTGCTTTAGGCATAATTTGCTCCCTGTATTCCACCGCTATAGACCGCCCTGGGCCACCCGCCCCACTGGCTGCGCCAAGACTTCTTCTCTATGCGATCCATTCCAGCTACTTGAAAAGATTTGTCGGTCAGAATCCAATCCGCATTCCCACCCCCCGTGGGATCCGAGACTGCAAAAAAACCGAAGCCCAAAGGCTGATCGATATACCCCACTTCGTTGATCTGCGTGAAATCCATCGGGAATTCACTATATCCTATCTCTACAGACACCTCCACCTCCGGCGCAAGAAACCCCCTAACGCCAAACATCGGATTTTTGATCACTTTTTTATCCTTCGATTCAGGGTCCTGGATATATCTCGGCCAGACCACCACTTCATTCACCACACTGCCATTATACTTCTTTTTAATCAGCGGGAATTTCGGATGCTGCTGTATCTCTTGCTGATTCAAGACCGTGTTCACACCCCACTGCTCCTGGTAGTTTTGCCTATTCCGCTCAGTGGGCGACATCGGGATATTCTTTGCCATGCGATAAATGAAAAACCGCCGCCGAACCCCCTCATGAACTTCCAGCTTCGACCCCACATGCGTCGCCTTGAAATCTGTAAAATCCGCTAAATTTGGCATCGCCGCCTCCTTGCCAGGCTCCTCATACTGCGAGAGCGTAATCTCGATCAAGGCAGGCTTGCGCCAAGTGATACTCTCCAACCGCGCGGATTCAGCCGCCTTGCCGTGAATCTTAACCATAAATTTCGCTCTTCCAAAGGCCCTCCGGCTTGGAACTTTGGCTGCACATCCACGAGATTGTGACCTGAAAAGCGTCTCCTGTCTGCCGGATACTGGCCCCGCAGCGCAGCCACCTCCCATCAGGACCAGGGTTCTTGAGTTCTTTCGGCGTATCGATTTTCCCCACCTTGCTCACCAAGTCCTGCGGGATACTCACCCTGTCTGTATAAAATTCTGTATACCGATATACAGCCTGCGCCGCCAAGTAGTCCCGCACCCCGTAAAGCGGGCTTATATTGGAGACAACCACTCCATCCTTACTCAATCCCGTGCCTTGACTCTTGCCATCGGGATCCTTCTCCATCCATATTGGTTCCCCTCCGCGCTCCGTGACCGCGTATTTTTCGTAAAGTTGAGCGTATTTCTGGTGGCTCGTGATCGGCTCTTGCCCAGTGGAGCCTTGCAGTTCATAGGAAGGCTTGCCCCACTCCGAGCGGAATGTCCAGATAATATCCGCCACCCCCCCATCACACTGCACGCCGACACTTACTAAACCGCAGGGAACCCCAGGATTAGGAGGGTCCAGATCTGTCGCTGTGATTTTAACATTCGCTCCCAGCACCTTCTGCTTGCGCCAGACGATCGTGCGGCCATTGTCAATATCAGCTTCATCACTTAAGAGATAAGCAGGCGCATCATTACCCAGGCGCATAGGCATTGTCGATGTCATTTGCCTCTTTCCTTTAGTCAACTACATGCCCGGGCTATCCGGTTGATACCCACGCACTATAGACATCTGCTCATTTGTGCTCGCCACGATCGATTCCAGCAACCCCCTCATTTCTTCATTCACCTTCTTGATTTCCGCCTGAATATCCTTCACCGGCCCCACCGAGCCTGTCGCTCCTCCACCCACCGCAGTAAGACTATCAATACGCGGCGTGCCCGCCTCGGCATCATCGGCCAAAAGCCGTTGCTTCTTGGTCTCCAACTCAGCCATCTTCTCCGCTTCGCCAGAGCTCATACCCTGATTATTCTCGTAATCTTCTTTCAAGGTTTTTTTCATCTTATCATCCTCTGCCGCACGGCGCTCATTACGGCCCGCCTCGCGCTCACCGCGCGTTACCCCATAGTCTTCCTTCGTGCGGGCTATGGCGATTTTCGCGTCATCCTCATAACCCTTGCGCTGAAGCACCTGCTGCACCTTCACATTCTGCTGCTCATCCTTGTTTTGAGCCAGCTTCGTGCTCACATCCCCTGCGCTCGCATTCCCATCTACTCCCAGAGACTCCATTTCTTTCTTTTTATCGGCCACCACCGCAGACAAGCGATCACGCTCCTCGTTCGTGGCCGCACCATTCATGGCCTCTATGGCAGCATCTCGCTCACTGGCCGCCCCCCGCGCCTTCTCCAGATCATTCTCCTTGCGCTTCAAGTCACCGAGCTTCACATCCCGCTCAGTCTTACCCTGATCATTATCATCCCCCATCTTGGCATTAGTGCGCTGTAGTCGTAATTGGCTGATCTGGTTGACCATCTTCATTTCATTCATGAGATCATCCCGCCGTCGCTGCGCCGCAGCCTGCTCGATCGCAGCCTGTTGCTTCCGGATCTGCAAGACTTGATTCACACCCTGGACTTCTTGTTTAACTGAATCCTCGGTATCCCCGTCCTTATAGCCCGCTTTCATGGCTTCCACCCGCTGAGTGTTGTAATTCGCCTGCGCCTCGGCGATCTTCCCCTTGTCACCACCCTTTTCCGCCGCATCGACAGCCGCCTCCGCTTCGACCAACCTCTTCATGGCCTCTTGCTTTTTCTGCAACTGCGCGATTTCCGGCTCCAGCTCGGCCGCTGCCGCCTTGCCGTCACCCCCCTCCATACCCTGCAGAGCATTGATCTGCATCTGCACATTGAGCTTGCGCTGCCCAGCCGCAGTGGATGCCGTATCCGCCGCGACAGCCTCTTTGGCTTGCTGATCTACTATAGTTGCATTTTCAAGCGCCGTTCTTTTTGCATTCGGATCCTCCTTGTCAGAAGCTGTTTTTAGATCAGTCTGAAGCCGCTGATCACTCAAAGCCATTCTCTTTGAGGACAATTCGCCCATTTTCCCTTGAATATCCTGAATTCTCGGCACATCCATCGTTTTTAATGCCTCAGCCAATTCACTATTCAGGTCATCAAATTCCTTATTACCTTCAAGCTCGGACTTGCCAGTGAGCGGATTCTTTAATCCAACCATTTGAGCCCTAACGCTATTCAATGCCACCGAGTCCCCGTCCCTTAAAGCCGTCTTCTCTTCTTCCTGCATCGCTGTTCTTTTAGCGATCTCGGCTTGTATCTTCCCGCTGTCAGATACGGCGTTCGTATTGAAAGCCCCATAGTCAAGCTCCGGCCGACTTGCCCCCATACTCCGCTTTGTAGCCAGCCCTTCGCGATATTGCGCAAGAGCCCCCTTATCTATTATCCCCTTGTCAGCAAACTTATTCAGATCATCAAAATTACCTTCTTCGAGAGCCTTATCTACTTCCCATTTCATGCTTTTAGGGGTGCTCTTTTTTATGAGATCACGGGACTCAGAAATACCCTTTTCAACATCGCCGACATATTTATCCCGCTTTTCCTGTGATTCTTGAAATTTGACTGACGCCGAATTCAAATTCTTAGTATCATTATACTTGTTTTCCGTAGCCTTTTCAGCGTAGTTTAATTCGTTTTGAGCCTTCACCTTTTGTGTTGCAGCCATCTTGGCGGCATTCTCAGGAGTAGCCGAAGCCTGAATCCTATCCCTGGCAGCATCCCGGATTTGCTGCTCCAACTTCACTCTCTCTTGAGAGATTTTTAAAAGCTCCTGGTCTGCCCCCATTGGGTTTTCAGAAAGAGCAGACAGGGCATCCTGCTGCTGCAACTGGTATTCCCTTTCTTGCCTTACGCCCTGGTTAGCCGTCCCGATAAGCGATTCGCCAGCCATTTTTGTAAATGGGTTCCAAGACTGGAGCATTTTACCACCTTTATCAAATTGGTCGCTAAACGCCTTTTCCCTATCCTTGGACTGCGTGATCCTCGCTTTGATACTCTTCTCTGCCGAATCCCGCTCTTCAGGAGTTCTCGCTGTTTCACTTTCAACATAGGATTCAGTAAGCCCCGACAGCCTCTCCTTGCTAGATTGCTGAAATTGCTTATTAAGCTCGTCCACAGCGTAAGCTGCCTTCAAAATCTGAGCCGCAAGAGCCGTCGCTGCCACCGTGGCTATGGTCGCGCCGACCGTAAACCCATTAAAAAGCGCACCCTTTAAGGAGTTCGCCAACCTGCCAACAGACGCGCTGGTGACGCCCGCCACCGCAGCAAAACGCGAAAGCGCAGAAAAGGCTGCACCCCCAGCGACTGACGCAAGCTTTAAGAAGAAAGGAATCGCCGCAATCAACGACACATAAAGCGCCTGTAATACAGAAACAGCCACGGTCGCTATGGCGTTGAAGGTGTTTTTTACCGTATCAGTCTCAGCCACAGCACCCAAGAAACCACCTATCGCCTCTTTCACCGAGTTGATAGCGCCATTAAATTCCGCCCACGGACCAGCATTCGCCTCCTCCACAGCGGCAGTGAATTTCTTAAACCCGATCGCCGCACGCAACCCCGCCTTCTCGCCCTCGGCAAACATCTCGCCGATCTTCGTATCGCTGCCCTGCTGGATATTGGCAAGCTGCTGCTGCAAGCCAGCGATCGTGCCGCCGAGGGCACTCGCTGCGCCATTAGCCTTATTTAGATCCGCCTCGACAACCTGCCAGGTGGTGGCAAGCCCAACGCCAGAGGCGTTAAGCGCCTCCAACTTTTTGGCCGTCACCATCGAAATGGCCCCCATGTTTTGCAACTGCCCGCTCGCGGCCTCCACCCCATCACCACTCTTAAGCGCATTATAGAGATCCGCCACAGCGGTCGCCATTGTATCCACAGGCGACCCCGTGGCCGCCGCCACATCCTGCACCTTCTTGAGCGCGCGCTCACTATTAAGCGCCCCACTGGTGAGCACCTGCAGGTTCTTGCTCGCATCGGCCAGCGAGTCGAAACTAAACGCGCTCCCCGATGCCACCTTCGCCAGCATCTCCACCTGCTTCTTGGCTGCAGAGGAACTACCCATGAGTTGCTCAAACTGCTGCTTCAGCCGCTCCGCCCCATCACTCGCCTTGAGCGCCTCGGCCATCCTCTGTGCATTGAGCGCTGCCCCAGCCGACGCAGTGACAAATTTTTGGGCCGCAATACCCAGAATCGCCATTGGCCCCACTGTATCGGCTACCATTCCTTTAATTGTCTTCCAAGCGCCCTGAGCGCCCACACCTGGTATTTGCATCGCCATATCCCCGAGGCGGCAAGGTCAACTTTACGCCTTCTGCGCCTCGACCACCTTCTCCCAATACTGCACAGAGGCTTGGGCAAAGGCCATGTCGCGAGGCAGGATCGGCGTCGCCGCCTGAAGCTCATCGGCGATCTTGGCGATGTTTTGGTAGCGGGTGCGCTTGTGCGCTTCGAAGACCTGCTCATCCATCGGCGTCCAGATCGCCACCTCGCTGCCTTCCATTTTAAGGAAACAGGCATTGAGCCACAGGAGCGCGCCCATAGGCATATTCCAAGCCTCCTCGGCGGAGCGCCCGGCTTGCTTCATGTAGAGCGCGACTTGCTCGATCGAGTCATCGATATCGCGTTGCTTGCCCTTCTCCAGCGCGGCGTCGTTGCGCCACGCGGCGGCGCGTTGCAGGAGTGAAGCATCTCCTGTGAGGCGGCCCATCTCCTCCAACGCCTCGGCAAGCCGCACTTTCGAGCTACCCTTGCCACTCCAGAGCTTCGGCGGGCTGGCAAAGTCGGCGATGTGTGCCGTGAGCTTCTCCATCTCGCGCTTCGCGCTGCGCCAGCCATACCTCGCGTGCCAGCAGAGCATCCAGAGATTCGAGTAGCTTTTGCGGAAGCTCGCGTTTTGCGGATACTCAGTCGCGCACACCTTTGCCGCCACCCACGCATCCCACAATCCCGCACCGCCCAAGAGCACCTTGCTCTGCACATACTCCAACTGCACCTTGTGCCAGTAGGAAAACGGCCGCAACCGCATTCCCATAACCCTCGCGGGACGCCCCTCATGCAAAAACGCCTCCGCAAACCGCTCATCAAATACAAAATGCTGACCATTCATGCCTCAGATTTGGCGAGTCAACAAAAAAGCCCGCTGGGAGACCAGCGGGCTTCCTTGATAAACAACAGCGATTCTTTTAAGCGATCAAGTCAGCGCATCCTTAGTCAGCGAAAGCGCGCGGCCCTGTGCCGAGAATTTGGTGAAATCCTCTGCCGTGGCCTCGATACTCGAAGAAATGACTTTTCCAGTAATATTCGCCACTTTGATATCAGCACCCAACGCTGCACCGTCCGCATTGGTCGAGTAACCGCTCACATTCATCGTAATAATCTCCTTGCCCGTCAGCACGGCCCTAACCTCGCCCCCCCCATTCTTAGCGCGCACCACCGTGCCTGCGCTTTTTTCGACCGAGGCCTGCGTGATGTGCGTGATCCCAACCTGCACGGCGTCACTAGCAGTGATGCCGTCAAATGTTCCACCAGATAGTAGCATGAGTGCCATAATATTTTCTCCTTAAATGTCAATTTCCAGTTTTTCTGTCTCCACACGCACCAGATCCTCATTTGAGGCCTGTAGGGAGATACGAGTTATAATCCCGCCACTATTAAGAGTCCCGTCACCAATCTTTTCAGCGGGAAAAGTGATAGAGTCTATAATCTTGGTTTCGGTAATGGTATTTTCCGCACCCGAGTAGATCACGTCATTAACCTCGCCATTACCCTTTACGATCTCCACCTCGGAGCCGTATTTCTTCTGCGTGGAGCGGCTGAGAGTATCCAAGTCAAGCCCCCCACCGGCTTTCGTGCCAAACTTAAGCTGGTCTGATCCTGATGCTAATTTTAGTGCCATAAAAAATCCTTCTTTTCCCCCTCCTGCCAGCCGTCAACTAATGCAGCGCCGAGGCCCCGAAGCGGACCCGGGCGATCTCGGCGCGGCTGCGCTCGCCGGTCTTGCTCGATAAGGTTCGCATCACCAAGCCGTGGATCATAAGCGTCGGGCTCTCGTAGGCGCGCAAGGGGGAGGCGGGGGCGTTGATATAGTCCACCATCTGGCGGAAGCGGAGCTTCTGCCGATGCACCGCGCCTATGTCATCCAGCGGCACGACCGAGCGGAATTCCATCTCCACCAGGTAGGCGTTGCCCGCGCGGTATTCCGCCTCCATGCTCACGACGCTCACATACTCGTCGGGGCGGTCGCCCGTGGCCCCGCCCTCCAGCACGGGGCAGTCCACCACATTGTCCGCGATGAAAAGCGCGGCGATCTCCGTCTCCAAAGCTCCTAAAACCTCATCCATAAATTAAAATTCCCCACGGCCCGACTGGCCGCTCGTGCTCATACACACAAGATCCACCGTGCCGCCACGCCGCCGCACCGCGCCGACGCGCCAACTCTCCGTGCCCTGCACGACCTTCGCGCCCACCTTCACGGCAAACTGCGTAAAATCCGAGAGCGATATCTCAAACTTCGCCGAGTCGTCGCGGGCGAAACCGCCGTCCGCCGCCGTGCTGGTGATCTCGTTCGGCTGCCGGATCGCCATGATCTGCGTGCCATTGATCGCCACCGGCGCACCCATCTCCACAAAAGCCACCGCATCAGACAGCGCGAATGAATCGTCGAAGGCCATGGCTATTCACCCGACAGTAAAAAAACATTTTCCATAATGCCCCTCCGCTCAGGTCAACTGACTCAGAACGGGATGTCATCAGGCGGGAATTCCCTCTCCGTCTCTGCGGGCGGCATCACGGAAGGCACCTTGTCCTCCAGGGGTGGAGGAGTGGCCTTCGCCGCGCCCTGGCGCGAACCCAGAAGCTGGATGTTTTCCGCCACCACCTTCAGCTTCGTGCGTTTCTGGCCCGATTCCTTGTCCTCCCAGGAATCCTGCTTGAGCCGACCCTCGACGTAGAGCGGATTCCCCTTCTTCACATACTCGCCTGCGATCTCCGCGACACGCCCCCACAACTCCACATCCACAAAAGTCGTCTCCTCGCGCTTCTCGCCCGAGTCCGTCTTGTAGCTGCGATTCACCGCCAGCGTGATGCCTGCCACAGCCGTTCCCTTCGGCGTGGACTTTACCTCCACATCCCGCGTCACATTCCCGATCAATATCACCTTGTTTACATTTGCCATACGCCCCGCCGCGACAGGTCAACGAGCAGGAGTTTTGTCGGGAAAATGTATGCGTTTTTCCGACAAAAAAAGTGAGGCGTCCGGGCGTGACTCCGGATCACGGTTTCAGTAGCGGCCCCGTGTGTTGCCGCTTGGGTGGTGATTCCTTTTTAGGATACGGGTTTCAAGGCTCCCCGCTCGCCGCCTGACTCCAGGCTTCGCCTCACATCAAGCCAACAGGTCAACAAAAGGTCCGACGGGGGCCAGGTCGCTCACCTGCCCGATGCGCTTCCTTGCACTTTTTCAGCAAGTCAGGGCCGACCGAACATCGACCCGCCCCAGGCTACGACTGAGTGGCGCAGTGCCCTCGCTGCCCCGCCGGATGAATTACGCTCGCAGCCATTCAGGACGCAAGCTACGAACATCCCGAATAGTTGCTGCGGCCCACTTGCGGTTTACTGTCATGTGATGACCCGCACCGTGAAGTTCACCTGCCGGGTCAATGCGCGAGGCGAATTTGGCATCGGCGCGATCTTTTAGAATGCCAACCGGGTCCCCGCGCAGAGATGACTCTACGCCGACACGCCCGCTTTTCAGCCCTCGCAAGGGACCTCCATTCCGATAAATCTTCTTCAGCGCCGGAATCGCATAATCCCCCCGCGCAAACTCAATCCTCGAAAGCTCCTTCTTCACGCTGCGCAGCCAAGCAGCAGCCCTCTTTTGCGTGCCCCCCTTACGAATTGGCGCTGGAGGCATCGGCGCAAAAGGGTTGAGAGAACTCCCTCGCGTCAAAGGCATCCTCCCCATAAGCGCTTCATTTGATGCCCACTTCCTTGCTTTCAAGAGATAATCCCCCCGCGCAAACTCCCGCTTCGCCCCGCTTGACTCCGCGATTTCCTCGCGGCGTTCCTCGGGAGTCAGTTTCGGCGGCACGCCTGCCTTCTGCATCATCTCGTAGCCGCGCTCGGTGATGACCACTTGGCCCTTCACCATCTCGATGAGCCCCTGCTTGAGCAGCATCGACCGCTGCGCTGGCGACTCATCCGCACTCGCCACAGCCTTCAAAGCCGCAATCACCGCTTCATTGGCCTCGCCATCGCCAAACTCCAAGATCCGCCCACTGCGAGCAGCAAGCTCGCGCAAGGCAGGCTTGAGGTTGGCTGAGAATTTTGTTAAGACATTTCCGACCTTGCCCAGCTTCCCCATCCATCCCTGCCGAGCACTGTTTTGAGCGGTGGCGCTTATGTTTTTAGACCAATCCATCATCCCCTGGGCGTCACCAGCTTGACTCATTTTTGAAAGATCAGACCAATTTTTTCTCCAGCCGCCCGCTTCCTGAACGGCCTTGTTTGCGTGATAATATCTCGTTCCAAGCACAGCCCCGCCAGCAACTCCAGCAGCGCCAAGCCCGACCTTAGCAGCCGTCTTAAACCCGCTGCCTCCATTATTCCCATCTTCGACAAGCTGCCCATTGGCATCCCTTACCAAAGCCAGCTCGCGCAAGGCGGGCTTGAGGTTGGCGGACATGAGCCGTTCACGGCCACCCAGCGCCGCTGCAGTCCTTGCCGACACCACGCTTTCATCGGAAGTCTTGATCAAGTTCGACCTTTTGCGCGCGGCATCGATCAGCGCGCCGATTCCAGTTCCCAGCACAGGGGCCAGCGCCGTTCCGACATAAGCCCCTGCATGACGCCTCAAGTGACCGCCCACGCTCTCCTCCTTCACGACCCCCTGCGAAGTGTTCATATACCCGCCTGCAAATTCGCGAAGCTTCCCATGAAAAGCAGAGAGCTTCTTTTCCGTTGGCTGCAGCATCCCGGCTAACCGACGCTTTTCCTCCAAGCGCCCCGTCATACGCAATCCCACCATACCGAGAGGAGCGCCGATGGCGGCACCAGCAAGAGCGCCGCGAACATTTCCTCGGCGAGCTGCGATACCAGCTCCAGTGATACCTCCAAGCAACAGGCCAGGCGTCGTCATGGCATCGCCGCTTTTATCAATCGACTTTTGCAGGTTGTATCTGAGCATTCTCTTGCGTGCTTCAGTAGGGCTTATTTGTTCACTACTGGCCGCCAGCTCGCGCAAGGCGGGCTTGAGGTTGGCGGAAAGGTTTACTGGCTTCTGCCAACTTGGATTCCGTCGGCGCCAGCCAAGAATTGTGGAGGCATCATTGATTTGATCCTCATACTTGAGGGCGGCCTGGGCTCCTTGGAGAGTCCCATGCGATCTTACAGCCTGGCGAGCCTCATCCGCATCTTTCATAATATATCTCAAAGACTCATCAGAGCTCCCATGCCAACGATGACCCTTCAAAGGAATGTGCAGTTTTTTCATAAAAAAAGAGGCAGACTTTAAGCCGGTCTGCCAGCGGTTGTGGTGGTGTGGAAAATTAGCAGGACCGGGAATCGAACCCGGAACGCAAGGTTATGGGCCTCGTGAGATACCGTTTCTCCATCCTGCAGTTTGAAGTTATTTCATCCAGCGGGCGGCTCCAACGAGCGCGCCACGAATGCGTCTACCAAGGCCAGATTTCTTAGCGGTGTTCATGCCAGATTGGGCAGCATTCCCGACCCCAGCAGCAGCGGTCTGAGCAGCAGACCCGACAGCAGCTCCGGCGGCTTGAGCCGAATTCATCGCCCCCTGCCCAGCAGCTCTGAAGGAATCGAGGCCAGCCTGCCCGCCGGTCTTAGCGGCGCTCCAACCCGCAGCGCCAGCACCTTTGTAGGCTTCGACAACGCGGTTTTTACCAGCCTCCATTGGCCCGAAAGTTCCAAACTGGCCCATCACCGACTTATGGCCGCGATAGGCTCCGTAGCCTGCTCCACCGAGAGCGGCAGCGCCGACACCAGCCTTGATCGCTCCACCGACAGGGAACCCCCCGCCGCCTTCCTCGACCTCGACATAGCGACCACTGGCATCCCGCACCAGGGCGAATTCCGTGATCTGCTCACTACGAGCAGCCAACTCGCGGAGAGCAGGCTTGAGATTTGCGGAGAGATTTTTGTCTTTATTCTTACGAATCCGCCCGCCGACTTCCATTCCGCCAAGCGCGCCAATAAGACTTCCAGATAGCCCCATCCCTACTGCCAATGGGATTCCTGCGCCACGCCCCCCCTTAGGGAGCTTCTTAATAAAGGGCAATGTCGCCAATGCGCCCGCGCCGAGTCCTGCACCCGCACCGAGGCCCGCTGCCGGATATGCATAACTCTGGTCATGCAACCTCTGCCTGGCACTATCCATGCGGATTTTTTCCTGCATGCCAGCACGCTGGAGGCGATCTAAAAACGCTGCTTCGCTCTCCCGAGCCGATCTCTTAAATTCTGAAATAGGAGATAACATCTCCTGGTCTCTGCGGTTCATCATAAAAATTCCTTTCAAAAAAAAAGAGGAAGGATTCAGCAGTTTCCTACTTCATCCTTCCTCCTTCATACTTTTCCTTAGAGTCCGGTTCCGATGAGTCGGCCAGAGTTCGGGTTCACGATCTTGATGACGCGATTGCTGCGCACGCGGATCTTGTCTCCACGGCGAGGTTCGTCGCGGTATTGATCGGTGGTGAAGAGTCCGCCTTCGGAGTCAGCATCCCAGATGATCGTGCGGCCGCAGCCGCCGTTCATGAAGTCGCCCCCTTGCACTTCGCCAAGCCAGATGTAGCTGTTGCCCCACACGGGAACGACACTGGTCTTGCCCTTGATGCCGCTGTCGTAGGACTTCTTGGCGATCACGATATTCGGGATGCCAAAGGCCTCGGCGACGAGGGTGGGAGTAATGTTCGATCCGCCCTGGGTTGTGTTCAGGTGGCCGTAGAGGTAGGTCTGGAGCAGCTTGGAGCGCTTCAGGCGATTGTAGACCGAGAGGCTGAGCACCATTGTGTTGGGTTCTTCGCCGTTGAGCGTGAGCGCTTCGATCGTTGCATTCAGGTCGGCGGGGAAGTCCATCGTCGCGAGATTCGCTTCGGTGTAGGCTGTGCCAGCGGCCGATGCCGTGAACACGGAAGGATCCATGATCGCAGTGGCGGCTTCCACTTCGTAGTCGAGCATGAGTTTATTCATGCAGAACTTCGCAGTCACCATATCGGAGTCGAAAAAGTCGCGCATTTGTTTGCGAACGACATCGTCCACGCGTTTTTCGTGCCCGTATTCAGCGGTCTGGTAGGAGTCCCACTCGAATTGCTCTTCTGATTCGTTGTAGGTGCCGGTGGCTCCGCGCTTTTGGCTCTCTTTCTTGAGGAGTTCGCCCTTGCCGATGCGGAATTTCGGATAGCGTCCGACCTCACGCTCGCTGCCGTAAACGGGCAGGAGGCTGGAGGCGACGAAGTGTTTTTCCTGGTGGACGGCTTCCATGAGTAGAGTGGAGATGTCCTGCCGTGGAACGGAGTCTGAAGTATTGTATGCCATAATCGTTGTCTTCTATTTTTGTTTTTTTCTTAGAGGATGATGGCGCGGATCATGCCGCCGCCGTTGCTGCTTGCAGGCGCGGCCTCTACGGCGTAGCCAGCGGTGGTTCCAGTGGTCTTGAGCACATAGGTGCCGTTTGCGGCTTGCTCCAGAAGGCTACCCATGGGGATCGCCGTGGCGTTTCCGACTTGGACATAGCGCAGGCCATTTCCCTTGGTGAGGAAGACATCCGCTGCCCGACCGAGTTCGGCTCCGCGAAGGAGTGTGCCGATCACGGCATCCGCCGCGCCAGCGATCTCAACGCCTGTGGCGGAGAGTTTGAGTGAGACATGCTCTTTGCCGCGCAGATCGACTGCGGCGGGGAGCGAAATAACTGTGTTGAAGTTCATCGTATTTTTTTCCTTTGGTTGAATTAGCCCTGGTTGCGGATCCAATCTTGGTGCGCGTCAGGATTTTCCTTGTGGGCGAGCATCACGGCCTGGGCGTGCGTCTTGCCTTGGCCCTTGTGGTTCTGCACACGGGCTTCGAACTCATGGAGTTCCCCGTTCTTGCCACTGATGGCTGCTCCCTCGGCGCTAAAGGCCAGCGGGCGGATGCCAGTTTTGAGTGCATTGCGAAGCGCGTCGTTTTCGGCGGCGAGGTTGTCGGCGAATTCCTTCAGCTCGGCGCGCTCGGCGGCGAGTTGGGTCATATTGCCTTCGATGGTTGAGAAATAATGTGAGATCTCGTTGTTCTCAGCGGCGGCGTCTTCGCGCTCGAAGCGGGCCGAGAGTTCACGGACTTGATTTTGCAGAGCGGAGAGAGCAGTGCCCTCGGAGCCGCCCGTGGAGCTTTCGACTCCTGCGCCAGCACCGGCGAGTTCGCCAGCGGGTTCACTGTCTTCGCCTTGTTCGCCAGCTTCGTCCGCATCCAGGGCTGCGATGACTTCGGCTTGGTAGGCATTGATGCCAGCAGCATCCTCTTCGCTGATCTCGCCAGCTTGGACGAGGGCGGCGATATCCTCCTGGGTCAGATCCATGATCTCTTCCAGGGAAATTTCGTTGTCGTTTTCGGCACCCTCTTGCGAAAGAGCCGCGATAGTCTCATCTTGCGCTTGGACGCGCTCAGTGAGGTTTTGGATAGCAGCCAGAAGATCGCCCATGGAGGGCTCAGCGGCGGCACTTGCTTGGTTGTTTTGGTTGTCCATAAAGGTTCGCTCCTTGCTCGGCGTGTCAACCGGCCCCGCGAATTCGGTGGGAGCGGCAGGCAGCTTGGCTTCAAAAAGGCCGGAGGGGTTCGCGGCGGGATTTGCCACCAGATCGACGCTGATCAGCTCTGAGCAGCGGGCTTTCTTTTGCCCGTTCTCCATCTCGTCCTCGCCCATGAATGCCGCTGAGAGGCCCACGTTCCCTGGCATGCGCTCGGCCATTTCGATGGCTTGGGCAAAGCGGTCGTGGCTCTTGAGAAGATGCCAGTCGCCGAGGAGCTTTGCGTCCTCGATGCGGAAATTATCCAGAAATCCGTTCACGGCATCCGCCCCTGTGCGGTGGTTCCACTTTACCGGCACCGTGCCGAGTTTTTCAGCGCACTCCTTGATCTGGTTGAGCGTCTTCGCATCGACCTCCAGATCGTGCCCGCGCGCCTTCACCCCGCTGGTGATCACCGCCACGCCGTGAATCACGCCATTGAGGGCGTCCACCTTCTGCGCGGAGTTATAGGGGGTGTAAAATTCTTTGAGATTCGCTGTCGTCGCCATGCCACACGGCACAGGCGTCAACCATCGCCCTCGTCCTCTTCCTCATCCTCGCCGTGCATCTCCAGACACATCGGGAGTTGCTCGCTCATACCCTCCACGGCAAACGAATTCCCAAATTTGAGTGTGAGGTATTGCGTCTCGCCCTCCTCGGCCCACGAAACCATGCCCACGCCCGCATCAAAATGCTCGGCCAGCATCCGCTCGACACGCTCCACCACCTCTGCGCGGGTCTCGCATTTCTCGCGCGGGCGCTTGGCCATATCGCTAAAACTCCAGGTAAATGTCGCCCTTGGCGATCGCCTTCACGGCAGGCTCGGTGATTTTGCCGCTATCCCACTCCACCCTCATGCGCCCCGCGCGCACTTCGGCGATCCTACCCAAGTTGCCTGAATTGCGAGCCCGCACAGCCATACCCGCCGCAGGCTTGGGCCGCTTGCTTTTAGGTCTTCCCCTGCCGCCCCTGGCAGGCTCGGCGGACTTGGCAGGCTTCTCCTCCTTCGGGTCGGCGTGCCTGCCCTTTTCGCGGTAGGCCACCACCTTGATCAATTCTTTATTGAGCTTGTCCCATATCGTGATCTCGCGCCGCTCGATCTTGCCCGAGGTGATCGCGCTCTTGAGGACTGCCTGCACCTTGTCCTCATGGCATTCAAGTGCCTCCGCCACTTGCTCGCGCTTGTGCCACCCCGCTTTGGCGTAGGTGTCCCATTGATATTGAGGAACACTCTCATGCTCCTCGACCATTTGCTGCCGCACGATGCGTTTCCAGAGGTTTGCCATATTTTAAGAAATTTTCTGACTGCCCTTGAGCAACATCCCCGCGTAGCTCACACCGTCGTTGATTGTGACATTGATCATCTGAAACGCGCCGGTCTTCCGCGAGATGAAGCGGATCAAGTAGCCATGCGTCCACTCGGTCGGGCGCGTGTTCGCATAGAGCGGCTGCCGCTTGCAGAGGCAGCCGGGATTCCACGCCGAGATGAGTCCCAACCCAGGAATGTTCTTGGGCTTGAAGCTCGCTCGGTGCGTGTCGAAGTAGCAGATATTGCCCCCCGCCTTCGCCATTGCCACCTCCGCCGCATCGCGGGCGTTGGAGATTTTGTGGACGAAATACATCTTGTCCATCTTGACCCACCCTGGCACATCGCAGTCGCCGTGCGTCTTGCCTTGGTGGTAGTATTTGATCCCGCGCTCCGCGAGCTTGAGCACATGCTCGGCGCAAAACGTGCGGCGAAGTAGGTCGATATCCTTGTGGTGCGCGAGCCGCTGCGTGAGCGCCCATCTTTCCACGCGCCATTCATGGTTTCCCTCAACGTAATGAATGTCTCCGCAGCCCGAGTGGTGCATGACTGCATCGAGCAAGTCGTTCGCCACACGCACATCGTCCTCGTAGCTATCCTCCGTCTCGGCCACATAGCCCAGCGTGTGGTGCTCCGCCAGGAAGCCCCCGCAATCAATAAAGTCGCCGCCGATCACGATCCGATCCGGCTGAAGCGTCTTCAAGTCGCCCAGAAAAGCCGAGAAGGCCGCCGGGTCGTGCTTGTTCCCATGCACATCCGAAAAAATCACTTCCACGATGTCGCCCGCCCCTGGCTTCGGCGAAGTCGGCTTCGCCTTCACGATCGGGCGAGTGCCCGTGCGCGCCCGCTCCAGCGCCCGCACCGTCTCCGCATGAGCCTTGCGCTCCGCATCGAGATCCGCCAGCGCCTGGTCGAGCTTGGATTTGTGATCCGCCGCCTGCGCCGCCTGCGCCACCGCTCCCCATTGGGTTGTTTTTTTCATAGATTATTTTTTGTTCTGGGAATTTCGGGAGCGAAGGGCATTGGCCCCGAGCAAGAGGCCGACACCACCCAGCCCAGCTGCCGCGATCGTATTGCGCCCACGACTCCGCTTGAGAGCCGACTTCACTTCATCCACAAAGCCCGAACGACTCTTAGCCCCATCGCGAATCATGCCCTCGGCGACTTCTTTTTGCCGTTCCACCGCATGCGCCGGGTCGCGTAAAATGTGCCGAAGGTGTGCAACCGCATCCTCATTCCGCTCAATACTACTTGCCCCGCGCGCCACCCGCATCCCCCGCCGATGCACCATACCCTCATTAATCCCAAAATGAGGAGACGGATGCGCACCCGACTGCCAAATAACGCTGGGGCGCGGGCTTGCTGCTACCTCATGCAACGTCCCCGCCCCTGAATTTCCAACATTTACCGCATGCGACCGCACCGCATTTTTAATCGCCTTGCGACTCATAGCCCCATGGATTTTGAATTTCGCAGCCGCACCAGGATTCGTTTTTGCCAACTCAGCCACAGCCGCACGAGCCTCCTCGAAGCCCCCGCCAGCGTATCCGATTTTCTTTCCATCTTTAGGCCCTGCGTAAAGATGGATGGCATCAAAATCCTCATGAACCTTAGCCAGATGGGGAACCTTGTTGCCTACATCCACCCCGCCACCACCGCCGTAGACACCCACCGTCTTCTTGCGAGCCTTGATTGGCTTGCTCATCGCAGTTGCCATCACGGGCAGGACAGAATCTGTCACCGCCGTATAGTCCTGCTTGAATTTGACGCGGCCGCCGCCAATCACGTTAGGCCCATACCCCGTATTCACTTCGACAGCCCCCTTCTGTGCTCCCCAGAACCCGCGCGCGTCGGCATTGCGCATCGTGGATTTGATGCCTTCGCCGTCCAAGATTTTTTTCACATCCTCGGCATGGCTGAGATGTCCGCGATAGGCATTCGTGTTGCCGTAGGTGATCGCCACACTGGGATTGATCGCACGATAGGCAGCCACGCCGCCCGCCCCGACTAATCCGGCACCCGCGACCCCGCTGGCCGTATTCAGAGCATCTCGCCGATCTACCTCGCGCTGGCTCCTCGCCGCCAATTCATGAAGTCTCAAGAGAAGGTTCATTGTTTTTCCTTTCTACGCACCGAAAGCCCCGCCGTGGTTCCACCGGCAACCACCAATCCAGGAGCAGCCAGAGAAATTTTGGCATACTTGGAAGCCGCCCCCTTGTTGTGATGCGCCAGATTCTTAAAATACTGCAAGGCAGCGGGGTTTTTTGTGTTCTCCGCCACATGGCGCAACGCCTCGCTCTCGCTCTTGCCGTGGTGCCAGAGCTGCTCGCTGATCTCGTCATCCACAGCCTTGCGTCCAGCCGCCATCTGTTCCCGACGCTTCACGACATTATTAACCTTCGCGGGATTGGCTCCAGGCACGAAATTGTTATCCGCATCCAAAATGCCGTCCCGCTTGCCGATATGGTTCTTCAGATCACCCACCTCGCTGTCCCAATGCTTCATCGCCTCTCTCGGCCCTGAGCGGAATCTTGCGTAGTGACTCACGCCGTAGTCTCCCAACTCACCGCCCACCACCTTGGCTACCTTGCCATTCGGATTCGCCTTGGCGTGCCGGAGAATCTTGCCAGCGATCTTGCCTTGTATTCCCTTGTTCAAAATCGACTGCGCCCCCTCGATGTAGTCGGCAACAAACCGACCATCCCGATTCGGATCGCTCTTGGGAGGCTTGATAAATGAACGCAGGCCGCGCTTCTTCGCCCATCCCGTCAATGTCTCATGCGCCATATCGCGCGTGGCGATACGGAACATCTTGCCCGCCGCTGGCATGAGCGTCGCCCCCACCGCCGCCGTGCCCACGCCCGCCGCGATACCGAGCTTCTGCTTGAGGGAAAGCGGTTGTTTTTCTTCCGCAAATTCTCTCAGCCCCGAAGACACCTCGGCCAGCTCGCGCAAACGCAGCTTGGCCGAGTAAAGTTTGGCCCCAGCCTTTGGCCCCGCCATCTTCACGCGCTCTGGAGCGACACGAGCCCAACTGGGCCTCCATGCTTGCGAAGCGTTCGGCACGGTTCCCGAAGGAATGTTCTCGATGGCGGCTCGTTTCAGGCTTGCCTGCTGCCTAACCCCTTTCATACCCGTCTGCGACACTCCTCGCGCGGCAGCACGCCGCTGGATACGATCTACATATTTCCCCCGAAGAACACCCTCCGCCATTCCTGCCTCAAACCCACCCCGGATCTCTTTCCAGCGCTTGCCGGGGTTCATGACATTCCAAGCCCTCGGGAGGACTTCTGATTTGAAAACCTTTCCAGCCGTGCGGGGAATCACCGTGGCATCATCAATATTCTGCGAAGCCTGCAATACGGCACTCTGCACGGACTTTGCCGTATTCTCGACCTCAGCGGCCATCTTTGGAATCGCCTGCTTAGCCGCATCAGAAACACCAAAAATCCCCTCTGCCGCCCGCCCGATATTTCTTTTCAAAATAGGGCGTAGATACCGAGCGCCAGCGACACCGCCGCCGATACCCAAGCCGAGCCCCAAGCCTATCGCGCCCACCTTGCCGAGGCCACCCTTGCGCTCCTCTTCGGGATAAGGTTGAGCCGCGACGCGGGCCAACTCCCGCAGCCGTAGTTTATTTGTATTTTTCATATCTTCTTCAAACATTTTAGACGCTGCTTTTTTGAACCAACTTCCCACACCTTTGGCCTTGGCCATCCGCGCCGCGCGCTCGGCCTTGCGAGCCTCAGCGGTCTGCAACGCATCATCCGCCAGCGCCCGCACACTCTTATCGGCCTGCGCCCTGTGCCAACCGGCATAAGCCACCCCGCCGCCAGCCCCGACTGCGCCGACCCCTATGGCTGCATTGCGAAAATCTTTGCCAGCCTGTCTCGGCTCTGCAGGCACTTGCCCCGCATCGCGAGCGGTGGCCACGCGAGCCAACTCACGCAGCCGGAGCTTCGCGGAGAGTTGCTTGGGCTCCTTTTTCTCCGAGCGAGCCTGCCGGAGCTTTCGCGCACCCCAGCCCAATGCTGGCATGGCGGCGATAGTGGCATAGGTAGGCACTCCTACAAATGCACCCGCCGCACGCATCCGGCTTGAGCCGAGCTTACGCATGACCTTATAGCCACGCACTGAGGCATCCACCTCGTTATGCAATGTCGGCAACGCAGCCAGAGTCCCCGCAGCGGCGATACCCGTCGCGACCTTGTCGTTCGACCTGTCCTTATTCACAAGAGCGGAAGTCGCCCCCAGAGGAGCAAGCATGAAGGCCTGTCGGGATATTTTTGTTAAAGGAAGATTTTTGCCGCCGAGATTCTGAGCCACATGCCCCGCCTCATGCGCCCTTATAAAATCAGGAGCATCGTGCCCTCGTTGGAATATACCCCTCGACCTACCAGCCCACCCCTTGGGAGCGATACCTGGATCACCAACAGCGATGTCATACCCCTTCCTGCGAGCAAATCTATCAAGCACCTCGCTACGCCGCGCAGCGGGATCGGAACGCAGATACTCGCGCTGCACCTTACGGTTACGCACATTCACCTCTTCTGTAGCCCTGCGAAGCTTCTCATCGGCTTCTTCTGTCGTCTTGCCAAACGCCATCATCGGCTTCATCTCCGAGCCACGAGGCTGCCCAAAAAAATCCAACCCCTGCTGCTTTTTCGCCCCCATGACTCCGTGCGCTGCCGCCGCAGCAGCCGCATTTCCCAAAATTCCAACCCCACCCGCAAGAAGCAAACTTCCTCCGCGATTAAAAGCCGGATCTTCTTGCGCCCGTGCGTCGATAATCTGTCGCTGAGCCAACTCCCGCAGCCGGAGCTTCGCGGAGAGTTGCTGCTGCTGCGGCACCGTCTCCTCCACGCCACGGCGCAGCCCGATCGCACGGCGCAGCTTCTCAACAAGACTCGCCTTACGGGCCTCGATGATTTGGGGATTGTAAGCCGCTGAAGTGGTATTGGCATCTACGCCGCTCATCTGATCGGAGGCGAATTGGCCTTGGTTGTTTCTTGGTCTTGAGTCGTTCATAAATTTTTAGGCGGCAGTCCCGCCATGATGCCAGTTCGGATGAGCGATTTTTTTCTTATTCAAGCGCGCAGCTTCTGCTTGTCTCTTCGCCCACGCTGCCGCCGTTTCAGCCTGCCGCTGCGCAGCCTGATCTTTGGCCATCTTGGACATGGCATCCGTGTTAGCCTTCATTTCTTCGGGGGAAAGCTGCCTCTTTGCAGCCGCAGCAGTCTGCGGTGACTTCTTGAGCATAAAGCTCGGAACCAGCGATTTCCCCTTGGCGAGCCGATAGGCTGCCACGCCGCCAAGCCCGCCGATAGCTGCCGCGCCGACACCTGCGGCGATCATGATTTTCCGTTGGTTCTCGGTCTTTTCGTGCCAGTATTTTTCACGCCGCACACGAGTCCGGCTCCCTGGTGCATACACACGGGCCGACTTGCCGCGAGGATCGCGCACATCCCAGCCCGATTCTCTGGCGAAGAGATCAAATTCCCGCAAACGCTGCAACTTGGCGGAAAGGATCTTAGCCACCAGATTCTTCTTCCCCGTCAGGTCATCGGCCCCCTTCATCAATCCACCAAGGCCGCGCTTGAGATCGTCTTTAGTCTTGCGGACACCAGACTCTGTGTTTGTTACAAATTTCCCCAATGTGGAAGCGGGGTTCATACGCCCATAGCGCCATGCCCCCGCGCCAGCCAAGCCAGCGACGGTGAGCCCTGCCGTAGTCACGGCATTGCGGAACCACGCCTTCTCCCACTCGCGCTTCTTGATACGGCCACTGGCATCGCGCTCACGATCCTTGCCCTGGAGCACCGCCGTGGTATCGCCCGCCAGCCCAGACCCGCGCTGCACATTCACACGAATGCCACGCGCCTTGTTGTGCATCGCATTCACAAGCTGTGGCGAGGAGGGGCTCCACTTAGCGCCATCCTTATCCACTAAATCATCGCCGCGAATCCACCCCATGATCGGGTCCGCCCATGCCTTGCTCTCCCGATAGCGAGGCTGGTCATCGCGGCCAAACATCTTCAAGCCACGAAGCTTGCGAGCCAGATTGTAGCGTTTCTTCCACTTGTCTCGCGCCATGGCGGCGTTCATACGCTCGCCCTCATGTGGGGATTCTTTTGCCATACGATCCATAGAGTGCCATTTTTCCCACGCTTCGGCCTTAGGAGTGCCTGCGTGGGGATTCTTTACGCCTTGAGCCCCTGGCTTGCCACTCGCTCCGGGATTGCTCCCCGCACTGGACTGCCGATTCTGCCGCCCTGCCTCCTGGCTGCGGCGCACATAGTCATCGTCGTAGGATTTTTTTCTACCGCCTGTGCGGAATAAATCTTCCCAATCGAAGCCAGAACTCGACCCGCTGCTGGCTTTCGCGCTACCAGAAGCCGACCCGCTGCTGGCCTTAGCACTACCAGAAGCCGACGCCCCACTGCTGGCACTACCAGAAGTCGAGTCATTTTCTCGATACCACCGGCGTTCAGCATTATCAGCCCTCCGGCGTTGCACCTCCGCCTGACCCTGATACCTGTCCGCCCGGATCTTCATCCACTCCGTATCGGACTCGGCGGCCTTGGCCGCGCTCTTGGCCGCACGCACTTGTGCCTTACCCATCATGCGTCCCATGTGGATGCCGCCAAAGCCTGCAAGGCCCACAGCCGCTGCTGCGCCGATACCCCTCAGAAAATTCGCCCTTTCGGTGGAACGCCGCTCCTTCGTCTGAGCCATCGACTCGACGTTGAGCGGGGAGACTTGGAACTCCTTGACCCCGTATTGCTTTTTATTCGCGGCCACGGCCCCCTTCACCTTTGCGACGACACGCTTTGCGAAATCCGCCCGCAGAGCCGGATCAGTCTTCCATACCTGCTTGGCCGCGAGTGCGGGGAATGCGCGAAACTCCATAAGTCGGGAAAAATTCTTTTGCTTTATGTCCTTTCGGAGATTGCGTATCGAGTCAACCTGCTGCCCCTCATCGGCCCCCTGCGCGGCTCCGACCACAGCCCCGCCCGCAGCCCCAAGAGCACCAGCCCCGAGAGCCGGAGAATCGATGATCCATTTTGCTGGGCGCCATGTTTTTGCGGCATCCCGCACCAGCTTGGTATTGCGGAGCAAAAGACCGCCTGCTCCACCGACCAAAGCCCCGGTTATCGCCCCACCTAAAGCCACACGCTTCATAAACGGCGCACCCTCCTCCTTACGAGGATCACCCACGAGGCGACTCCCGATCAAAGCCCCGCCGCCAACGACACCCGCACTCAGCGCGCCCAATTTAGCTGCCGCCGCTCCAGCCGAAGCCACAGAAGTGCCACGCTTTAGCCATGACAATGCCCCGAGCCCCGCCCCACTCACGCCGCCCGAGAGAGCCGCCCCCACATAGGGGTTCAACTCCCGCTTCTCACGGCGATCCCGCTTCTCGAAAAATCTGACGCGCAGCCTCGCGGATAAGCTCTTCCGCGCCGGACCCTGCCCACGCCCCTTGCCGTAGCGGGACTGATCGGGCGACTTGCCATCGCGCCGAGTGCGAACCCACACGCCACGTGCCATCTGACTTTTCTCGGAATCGCTCGGTGTGCGCACGGCCACCAACTCATCGCCGCCGCGCTTCTTTTTCGAGCGAGCCTCCTCGACACTCTTCGCCGCGATCCCCGTATTGCGCCCCTTGAAATAGTAGAGCCGGTAGTCGTCAAAGTTCTTCACTCCGCGCAGACGGGAGGAAAGATTCTTGCCTGTTTTTACATCATAGCCTGAAGTGATTTCAACAGCGCGCGGCTTTGGGAATATGCCTGCCTTTGCTAACTGCCTTCTTCGTATATACCCTTTAAGCCACCCCCTCTTTTTATCTGGAGTATTAGCCTCTGCTGGCCAACCCATAGATGGGTTCCAATACCTTGTAAATTCCTTCACCCCTCCTCCGTGCTCTCTGTGTCCTCTGTGGTTAAACTTCCTCGCAAACGCCTTCAGCCGCTTACCCGCCAGCCAAGCCGCTGCGCCGAGTCCGCCCACGGCGGGGAGCAACTCCGCGCGCTTGCTGCCGCGATTGCGCTCGCCGTAGATGTCGCGGTCGTTATTCGTGATCTGCCGTATTCCCACCACACCAAGCCCGCCAGCCCCCGCCCCGATCAATGCCCGTTTACCCGCGCCGATCCGGCCACGTGCCAGAAGACCCGCCAGCGCCCCCGCACCACCAGCGCGCAGGATATTTGCATCGCGGCGATCCAAGTCCTCATCGCGGATCTTCTTCACGAAGCGATCGCGAGGCACACGCCCCGTAAGGGGGATGCCCCCCTCGTCGGTTTGAAGCTGGTTGAAGTAGCGCATACGCGCCAGATCGCGACGGCCTACCGAAAATTGCATCAGATCGAATTCCTCTTGAGTTATCTCATTATTGTTAAGCGCCCTCCTGGCAAGCGCCCAAGTTTTATAGGTTCGAGCTGGCTTAAGCGGAGCGGCCTTAGGCTTGAAAATAGCTTCAGGAATCGTTGTTGCATTAGCGGCTTGTGTAGGAGGAGGCGGCGCCTGAGCAGCCTGCTCCTTCGCAGCTTTTGCGGCATCCCTCGTCGCCTTAGCCGCTGCCTTTGCCTTGGCGGCTTGCGCTCGGGATACAGCGTTCACATGCTTATCAAACGCACCGCCATTCGCGTAGAACTTGGAAGCTGCCTTCTCATAGACCGATTTCTGCCCAGTCGCTGTTGCTCTTGCTGTTGTAGCTTTCCCGAGCTTCCAGTCGCGGATGCCCTTAAGAGATTTCTTGGCGCGATTCAACTCGCCACCAAGTTGAGCCGCATTCCTCGCCGCCGCACTCACTCCCGCCTTATAAAGCCCCAATCCCGCCAAACCTCCAGCAGCCGTCAGCCCAGCGCCGACAATTCCTGCCCTCAAAAAATCACGCCGCTCCTCGTCGCCAGTCTTATCATAAGACTTGAATTCATGCCTCATACCCAGCAACCTCCGCGTCAACAGCCTCAACCGCCCATTTCTGATCGCACTCATATAGGTTTTCTCTTTCCAAAAATAAAATCATTCCCTCCCCGACCAAATCCCTTGTGCGCGTGAAGATAGTTATCCTGCACCCGCCTGCGCTGGGGCGTCTGCCGCCAGAAATACTCGCACCCCCGCTCCACATCCCGCTTGAGCTCCTCCATCCAAATCTGCTCCCGCTGCTCCTGCGTGAGATACTTCCGCACCTTCCCAGACTGCCGATACGACAAGCAACCCGAGCCCTTCAAAGAATTCTCCCCAGCCTTACTACTCATGACCTATTAACCTCCTCATACACATCGCCACCCGCCCGACCCTTGCGGATCATTTTGGCGATCTGGCTTCTGGCTTGCTGGCGAGAAATCAAATTGTGCTTGTATATTTGCTTGTATAACGCAGGCGCAATAACCGGATTATGATTAGACTTAAGGAGCCAGTCGCTTGGGGATGCTTTTATAGTGTCTGAAATCTTTTTAACATACGGCCCGCTGTTTTTTCCCAATTCCCATGCTCCGGAATTCGGAACCCACATCCTTCCGGTTAGTTTATCAACCCTAAAATCCCCCATCTTCGGCCCGCGCTTCCCCGTCATAAACTCCTCCAACATGGAACGATCCCGTAGCATTTTCCCAAGCGCAGGAATCGCGTAGTCTCCACGCGCCAATTCCCGCAAGCGCAGTTTCGCGGAGAAAAACTTGCGGTCTATGTCCTCATACACATCGCCGCCAGCCCGCCCCTTGCGCAACATCTTGGCAGCATTATTTCGAGCAGCAGTTCGAGCAGATTGAGCCCAAGCGGCCTCCTCGGCAGTGAGACCCAGAGGAAACGGCACATTCCTGGCAACATCAGATAGGGAACTCCTATTTTTTTTGAAGGTCTCTTTTCTCCCGCGAATTCTTTCTTCGATGAGGGCATCTCTCCATCGGGCATTCTGAGACCCCACCGGCTCAGTGCCCAGCATCTGCCCCTTAGTCCATCCTGAAATGTGAAAATCTGATTTTTTAGGAGGTCTTCTCGCAGAAATTATACCCCCTGGGTAGATCTTCCCAACAGACAAATCCCCCATCTTCGGCCCACGCTTGCCTGTCAGAAACTCCTCCAACATGGAACGATCCCGCAGCATCTTCCCCAGCGCAGGAATCGCATAATCCCCGCGCGCAAACTCCCTTACCCGCCACAACTTACTTGTGTTTTTGTGTATCCTTTTTGCTTCGGAAATCGTGAGCGGCAAAATGCTTTTCGATCCATCAACACCGAAACTCTCGTTACCGAATATTGGGTCGCGCCCTCGATTGATTGGATTCATGCGGATTTGTCGCTGAACCGACTCTCTCGCTGAGCGCAAAGCCCCATCGCTTGGGATTACCCCGCGCCGCGCCGCTTGCCTCTGCAAAACCCCCATGACATTGGATTCCGTGGCAGAGGGGTTTTTAATTCTTTCACCCGCTACCGCATGTCGCCACGCATTCTTTCTGTAGGTGCGGAAATTCTTTCTTTGCTCTTGGGCAAATGCTGAAATCTGCTCTGGAGACGCTCCAGAATCTTTTAAGATTTTACCCGCCGCACGATTGGCTTGCTTTTCTCTCAATAAAACACTGCGAGCCGCATTTAGAATATCATCGCTACTTTCATGATGAGCGCGCGGATAATACCCTTCAGCACCCTTCAATAATTCCGCGCCCCGTTCGCTAATCTTGGCATTGGAACCCAAGTGCCCAGCATCAACATGCCCTGCCTCATGCAATAAATCCGCAAAAGGCGACCTCTTGGAACCCCTCTCAATTTTAGCTACAGGAACATCTCCCCAGCCGCGATATCCCACATTAGAAGGCTCATTGCGCATTCTAACGATTGAAACCCCTCGACCCTTAATTCCCTTTACGATCTTCTTCGCAACAGAATAGGGGAGGTGAAATTTACCAGCAAACTCCCGCAAACGCAGCTTCGCGGATAAGATGCGATCAATATCCTTAGCCCGAACAAGCGGATTCCCAAGCGCACCCTTACCCACGCTCCATGACTTCCCACGGGTGGCGTGCTTATTAAGATTATCAATGACTATTTTCGTGTCCCTTGATCTTTTAGGGAAATGATACGCCTCGTCATATCCATCAACCACCGTCAGGCCAGGCGTGTCCTTGTAGCGGTAGGCTTGTGCAAGATTCGGATCTGAAAGTATTTCCTTACGCACCCGATCAATCTCCTTGCCAGCGGGATTACTCCGATAATACCTCAATTTTTCCGCACCCCTCTTCGCGTCCGAAGCCCCACGCGCCGGAATCAACTCAAAACCACCAAGCACCCGCCGCAAATACTCCCCACGGGCGAACTCTTGCAACCGCAGCTTCGCGGAGAGGTTGTTCTGCTTTATGGCCGCAGGATTGATTCTTCCAATGAAGAGAGGCCGCTTATCCCGACTTAAAAAACCATCTTCAGCCCCATCAGCTTTAGGGTTCTCGCGAATCCTATATCCCTTGTTTCGCTGAAGTCTGTTCCAAATCGCATACCCTCCGTCAAATTGAGCGCTGTCACTCACAAGCCGACCGCGCGGAGCTTGCTTCATGGCTTCGCCATACATTTTTGTTGCAAGGCCCATTCCACGAAACCTTGGATCAATCTGAACATGTTTTATTTGTCCGCGCGTGGCGAGTTTCTGTTTTTGCCAGTCAACAATAGACGAATCCGTAGTATCAATCCGCCCGATCTCATTAAAACCTCCGTGCTGGTTCCTGATCGTCATACGCGCCGACCCATCAGGATGCCACCTTACACGAATCCGCTTCCGCAAAGCCGAAAACTCCTTCATTTCTCCCCCTCCGTGTTCTCCGTGTCCTCTGTGGTCAATCCCTTCTTCTCCTTCGGCCCATCGGGGATCATCTTCTCCGCCGCATTGCGCTCCACGCCATACAGGTTCATCAAATTGATAATCGCGCTTTCGCGATCCAAGATGCCTTCGCCCACATTTTTCAGAAGCTCCAAGAGCGGCTTCACATCCAAGCCCTGCGGCACGAGGCCAGGTGGCGGCGGCTGTGGCGGCTCGGCCATGGCGGCGAGGGCTTGAGTCGGCCCAGGCAGGCGTTGATTGATGAGTTCGATCGGCACACCTGTCTCAGTGGCGACCCGTTGCAGGTAAGCGACTTCGCTGGCGCTGCGGCGCACCACTTCCTCGAAAGATTGTCCTGTCTCGGCGATGAGGTCGCTCGCGGTGACGAGTCCAGCTTGGAGAAGCTGGAGATTCGCCGAAGTGTCGTGGCCATAATCGCCTGTGAGCGAGCGGCCAAAGCCCCATCGGCCATTGCGCCACTGCGGATGCGGAGGCAACTCGCCCATGGAAATGCCGAGGCCGATCACCCGATCACGCAGCGGGTCGAGGGCTTTCTCGCTAAGAAGCTTCTGGTAGCGGCGGATCGAGCGCATGGCTTGCGCGATCTCGATGCGGCCCGTGTGACCCGAGAACGCCGTCATGTCGTAGAGGAACCCGTAGGGCATATTCAGCCCGCTGGCGATCTCGCGCACCATCGTCTGCACCAGCGCCATGAACGCTCCGCTCGGGCGGTTCGTGCCGGGGGCGAACTGGATGTCCTCGCCCTGCGAGAGACGCTGGATTTTTCCCGCCTCCATCGCCATCGTGCCAGGAGAGTCGGGGCGGTTGTCCTTAGTGCCATTCCACGCCGAGATGCCGCCATCGCGGCGAGTGGGGTCTGTGACCTTGATGAATCCCGCATGGCCGACCTGCCACTTGGCGGCGAGCTTCTCAAAGTGATACACCTCATACAAATCCCGCGCGGGGGCGATCACCGTCGAGAGCGCCGTGACACCTCGGTATTGATCCACCCGCATGGGGTCGAAAATGTGAATGAACTGGTCGGCAGGAATCTCCCGCTCAAAGGAATACAATGCCGTGCGCCGCTCGCGCTTGAAGATGCGATAGGAGAGCGGCCTGCCCATCTCGTCCACTATGATGCCGCCGATGTCGTTGTTGTTCCCTGGACTCATCGGATTGTTCGGATCCCCGATGCGGTCGGCCTCGATGGATTGGATGCGGAGTTGCTTCTTGCCGCCCTCATCGATCTCCACCAAGTGCCAGCCGTGGTCGCCATCCACCAGCAAACTCCACATCGCCATGGAAACGAGAGCCCCGAGCCGGTGACGGCCCGTGATATCCGCCTGCTCGCACCACACATGGAAATAATCCTGATACATCGAGTCGATCTCCTCATCGCCCGTTTGAGAAACATACTGAACCGTATCCGCCGTGTATTGGACGATGCGCGAAATGATGCCGCGCAGGATCGAAAAATTCCGCACCACATCGCGCGCATCCCACATGAGCACAAGACGATCCCGCTGCATCCGCCATGTCTCGGAGGAGGAGTTCTTCTGCCTGCCGCCACTGCCGCCGCGATTCGTGCCAGGCTGAGCGGCATCATAGCCAAATGCCTTTAACCGCTCCCGCGCCTGCGCCCGACTTACCCCAGCCTCGGGGTCAAAAAAAGATACCGCTCGATCAAGAAAGTTCATACGCTCATTGCGGAGCAGTCAACGGGCGGGGATTCACCACGGAGGACACGGAGGACACGGAGAGCACGGAGGGGAGAGAGGGGAGGTTTAGCATATCAACGCTGGCGCGTGTAGGAAACTTCGTATCCGGGCCTTTGTGTAAGATCGACAATTGCTGACCGGTGCCAACTCGCGCAATCTTGCTTTGTGTCCTCGACCAAGAAAGTTCATACGCTCATTGCGGACTAGTCAACGGGATACCTGCCCCAACGGATCGGTCAAAACCAACTTCCGCTTGCCACGGCGGGGGTCGAACATGATGTTGTGCGCCTGCACAGACACTTTTCGCCCCAGCCACGGCTGCGCATCACTATAAAGCTCCGAGTCGATCGCGCCTTTGGGGACTTTATACCACGCCTTCCGACCGCCAGATTCCTTTAATAAGCGGATACCATCCGCACCGTATTTGGCAATGAGGTCGACTTTGGGGAAGGGAGTTATTTTATCGAAGAAATCTTGATTGATAGCCTTGCCCGGACGAACGCGAACCATGCGATCCTGCACATACCCCGCCTTGTGCCAGCTCACAGGCAGCGCCGCGTGCGCGCCAGCGGGCGATGCCGCCACCGCCGCCCAGGCTTTTTTCGTTCTATCCAGAGCTGAAACCACTGCGGGTGGCGTGGGCCATTTGAGAGGCAGAGGCGGATCCCCCATTTGCTCTTTAAGAACCTTCGTGACCGTATGCCCCCGCTGAGGGGTAAAGGATTCATAGGTGCGGAAATCCAAGCCCTCGCCAAGCTGCCCGCCCACTTGCCGAGTCTGCTCGCGCATCAGCGGCAAACCTTTCTTGTCGAGCCCAGATTTTAATCTCTGCACCGTCTCGGGTTTTAAGCTCTTCAAGCGCCGCGCCCAGGCTACGGAAAACTCCACCAACCGCCCGCTGACCTGTGCCAACTCGCGCAATCTTGCTTTGTCTCGATCAATCGCCAGTTCCCATTTCTTCGACTTTTGCAAGTGAGAGTTTGTTTGAATAAGGTGCTTTTTATAGGAAAGCGGCATTTCTTTTAACGGCTTAAATCCGGCTTGCCCCATAGCTCCAAGCCCTCCTTGGAGATTGATATGCGTCATTTGCAAATGGTTGTTCCGATTTTTGTGCATTTGCCGGTTCGCCGCTTGCTTCCACGCAAGCGCCTCCGCAGCCGACCCGTTTGCTTGAATAGCCTTTAGCACTTCGCGATTTGCCCGTTTTTCCGTTTTTTGCACAACCCTTTGCCCCTTAGCATTTGGTAATCCACCATTTGCCAACCGATCTACAAGAGTTAAAGCGCGATGCGTAATCGCATGATCGGCCGCGTGCCCATGCTCATGCAGTGCTGAAATAACAGGTGATCCATGCCGATAGTTGCGAGGCACCCCTATCACTCTGCTATCTGTATCATAATAAGCACTGCTTCCCACACCATAACCAAGAGGGGCAGGCTTGCGAGTGCGCGTGGCAGTAGGATTTTTTCCCCGCAACCACCTCAGTGCCTTCTTTACAGTCCCAAAACTGATTCGAGCCGCAGCAGCATTATTAACATCGACCAGACGCCCACTACGGGCGAATTCCCGCAACCCGTGTCCTCTGCGTCCGTGGTTAATCATCACATCGACCTCCTCGCACTAAGCATGGCCTTGAATGTCGGGAACAGCCGTTCCACGATGCTTCTGCCGGGTCTTCTTCGGTTTTGCGTGGCGTAAGCGCCCACCTCGGCGATGTATCGCTTGACGGGGTTCATCATGTTTCTCACATAAGATTGCCCTTGGGATGCCGCCTTCGCCCTCTGGATCGAGTGGACGATTTCGTGCCTGAGCACGCTGTGCTTCATATCCGCCGCGCGGGTGAGGCCGTTTGCTTCAGCAATCGACCGCCACCCTCCCTTTGTGGTCTTCTTGAGCCCCACAGAGATCGCACCGCCCTTTCTGGCTTTGGCTATTGCCTCTTCTTGACCGGGAGCGAAACTTTCCCCTTGGTTGGTGAGCCGAAATGCCTCGGGCGCCTCGTATTCGCCATTCCCCCTCGGCAGGCTATGGTCTCCATAAATGTATGGGCGCGAGTATTTGAGCGGGTGTCCAAGCAGTCCGAACTCCCTGCTGACCTCTGCCAACTCGCGCAATCTCTCTTTGTGCTGAATCCCCATGCCCACAGCGCATGGCGGTCAACCGAGCTTCATCGCCATCGAGCGCACCCATAGCGGCGTGGCATCCGTGACCTTCAAGTTCCAGTCCTCCGCAGGGGGAGCGACTTGCGCTTTGCGCTTTGGCGCGGGCAAAGGCTTGGGCTCTTTAGGCTTTGCGGGAGGCTTCGGCAGACGTTTTGCGGGAGCGGGCGCTTGGCATTCCAATGTGTAGGAGAGGTGCCCCGCCGCGCACTTGCGCCGCCGCCACACACCTTCCTTGTGCGGACGGCTATCGACCACCCGCGTATCGCCGCCGCATTCAGGGCAGTTCATTTCTTGCGGAACCAGCGGTGGAAATGCCCGAAGTCACGGGGCTCGCTGACGGGATGATTTTTCTCGCACACATCACACTTGCCATAGTGCCAACTCGCCACCTCGGGAATCTTGCGCCCGTGCTTCTTGCCGCAGTCCATACAGACCCACTTGGGATATTCGTCGCTCATGCGCCCAAATTTTGCAGTCAACAAGGAATGAGAGTTCCCGATTTTATGTGGTTACGGAAATGGCTTTATGCTGACCAGATGAAACCCTGCCAAGGGTCATTCCGCCACATTGCCACGTTATTGCTCTCAAATTTGTTGAAAATCCTGTGCTGTTTTTTTAACAGCTTCCCTTCGCGCCGTCACTGCCAAGCGTCTTCTTGAACCCCGCATTGGCCGAGACATGGAAAGCGACGATGCCTTCGGGATTCATAAAGCCGGGGCTGGCAGCGCTCCCGCTCATGCGTAGCCCGTCCAGCACCAAGTCGCATAGCAGGGTGCTGAACTTGCCCCTGTGGAGCACCGGCACAAGGCCACAGCACTCGGGCAGAGGCTCTTGGTATTTTTCTACTCGGGGATCCGCGCTCGGCATACACTGCGGCTCCTGCCCGTGGAGGCACCAGCGCGACACATTAAAAAGACTCCACCGCCGATCCTGCAAGCCGTAGTTGCGCTGTATGCCGCGCCCCCACCACTCGCCGAAGTGCCGCCCAAAGCCGAGGCCGAAAAGCTCCTGCGCGTGATCGCGCACCCACGCCGCGAAGCCGAAATTGTCATCCTGCGGAGTAATATAGCGGGAACGCGATCCGGCGAAGATCACCGCAGGCTCGCCGCCGCAACTCCCCTCGGCGATCACCGAGGCGGGATGCTTCTCCGTGTAAAACCCAGCGGGATTCGCCACGATATAGACCTGGGCATTCGTGCCGTCGATCTTCTCGGTCACGATCATCTCGCGCGACAAGCGCGACATTTTAGGGAACTCTTGAAATTCCATTTACTTCACTTTCTCCAACTTAATCTCAAAGCCCACCACAGGCACTTGCTGGAGCCTCTTCTTTTCCTCCACGATCAAAACCGGAGCAGCCCAGCTATGGTCTGGCCCGAGTTTTTCCAACTCGTTGAAGGATGCAAACGACTCCCCCGCATCTTCCTTGAGCCACTTCTCAGCCTCCGCGACGGATTTGAATGGGCCATGGGCCGTTTTTGTGACTTCCGTCATGCCGAAGCCATCGAGGTCGATAATCCAGTATTTATTCTTCATGTTTTTTCTCGACTCGTCGCGCTCGCGCCTTGCCGTCTCAAGGTATTGTTCTTGAACCTTGTAAAGACCACGCCGAAACTCTAAATCCGCCCGCGCCTCGTCGCGCTCGCGCTCCAGTTTGCGAGAACAGTCAACCGGAACCCAATATTTTTCACCACAAGTTGTTTTGAATTTAACGGCAAAAGCATCCGTCTCCGGCGTGTCGCTCATTGCGCGCCCTCCAATGCGGCCCTGGCAATAGTTCCCATTTTTTCTCTGTCCGCGTAAATGTCTGTGCCATCTATAAATAAATCCTCAATTTGCATCAACGCCTCCCGCGCCTCGTCTCGCTCTTTGTAGACCTTTTCAAGCTCGCCCACCATGCGGTCATGGTGTTCAGCCTCGCGCTGGGCGTCGAGTTTGAGAATGTCCCGCTCTGCTCGTGCTTCGTCTCGCTCGCGCTCCAGCTTGCGGCTAAAATCCACTGGAACACACTCGCGGTCTGCATTTTCTAAACCGACCGAGACATTTTTATCCGTTTCTGGTGTGTCACTCATTTCGCGCCCTCCAGCAGTTCACGGAAACACGCCAACGTGAGCAGGGCGTCCTCGAGCGCATCATGTTTCTCGCTGGTGCGGCTCAAGCCGAGCGCCCCTGCGATGCTGTCGAGCGAGAGCTTGGGGTTGCCATCCTTGCCGATCGCAAGTTCCAGCCCCTTCGTCTCATAGGCGAGCCATGCCGCTCCGCGAATATCCAGCGAGCGGCCAGACTGCCACTTCACATTGCAGCGCTTCGCGGCGGCCTCCAAGAAGCCGAGGTCGAAGGCCACATTGCAGCCCGCCACCATGAAGCCACGCCGGGCCTCCATCCACGCGACGAACTCCGCCAGCACCACCGGCTCGGCACGGCCCGCATCACGGAGGAAGTCCAAGGTCAAGCCATTGACCTCCAAGGCTCCCGCCTCCACGAGCCAATCTGCCGAAGGGCGTATCAAGGCGCGAAACGCCTCACCGCTTTCGGAGTCCACCGCTGCAATCGAGAGCAAGGCATGGCGATCCGCCCGCAAGCCCCCCGTTTCCACATCCACGACCACCAGTTTTGTTTTCATAAATCTTCCTCTTCGTCGCCATCCTCATCGCTGTCATCCTCGCGCTCAGCCTCCTCCTCGGAGATCGCCCGCTCGACGTAACCCTTGAGCCCCTCCAGAGCCTCCTCGTAGGTGTCAAACTCCTCCTCCACACGCTCAAACACGCCCCCGTCATGCACGACCACATAGACTTGCGGCAACCCGTAACTCCACCGCGCCTCGACATACCAGTGGCAGTCGCGATCCTTGTGCCCCCCCGCAGTGATGAGCTCATACCACTGCTCTGTCAGTCCCGTGATTTCGTCTTCGATTTTCATTTTTTCATGCCAAACATCCGCATTAATTCCTCGATCTTGCTGTCATCTCGCACCCCACCTGGAGGGGCGGCCTCCGTGCCGTCCATGTCGTCCGGCTCGCCGCTCAACCCCGCCTCGTAAGCAAAATCCCATGTCTGGCGGAAGAGCTTGCGAAGACCCCTCGCCGAGAGCGTCACCGCCCCGTCTCCATCGAAGGAGGGGTTCCTCGCCGCAAACTTGCGCCACAACTCGTCCCGACTCATCGCGCCTCCCCACGCCGCTTTACGGCGATATACTCAGCCAGCCCCATCTGCCGACTGGGAGGGACATCCTCCGTATCAGCCTGCTGGGACGGCGGCTCAACCGCCAACAGCGGCCTCTTAAACTTCTCGCGCAACGCATTGAAAAACAGCAGTCGCGAATCGACGGGGGGCTTACTTTTTTCCATAATCCTCCACATATTTTTGGATGCGGGCCAGGTCCGCCACCGCCCGCTCACGGCCCTCGGGCGTATCGGGATAGCTCAACTCATAGCGGGGGAATGGCTTGTCCCTGTGCAAGCGCGGCCCCACGGCCACCCCGTTCGCACACAGCACCAACCGCACAGAAAAATCAATGCTCATAAAGACCCAGTATGTTGAGTGCCAAAGCCTCCGGCGCCCCATCGTTGAGGAACTCCGGCATCCACACCTCGTCCAGCGCATACTCCGAGAGATGCCGCTCCCCATGCACGCGCGCCCCCTCGCGCCGTATCCGCACGGGCACAAAGCCCAGCACCCTCGCCGCTTCCAACTCATTTGGAAATCGGCAGTCATCCACCACGATCTTCGCCGCAGGCATCGCCTCGACCCGCCGACGCCACGCATCGACCCACAGCGATTCACCGATCCGCATACGGCCCCACTCCGTGCCCAGACTTTGCATGGCCCAGCGCGGCGTGTGCGCGCAGAGCAAATCGCTCGGCACACCCTTTCTGTCGCCCTCCAACTCGTCAGCCCCCAAGCCCAGCACCCGCAGCATATCCTTGAGGGGGTCCGCAAACTTTACCAACTCATACCCATAGTCCCGAGCCAGCACCCTCGCCAGAGCCGACTTGCCAGCCCCAGCCACTCCACACAAACACAGACGGTCCGCCATAATGTCAGCCCTTGGAATCCGCCCTCACCACACGGCAACCCGGCACATCGTGCATCACCAGACGGCCCCCGAAGGGATCGCGCACCTGCACCCCGCACTTGGGACACGCCGCGCCACCCGAAGGCGACTGCCGCATCTCGCGCTCCAGCATCCGCACCTTGTCTTCACCTTCGAGTCGTTTTTCCATACAACCCGAAATCCTGTCAATGAATGCCACCCGAGAAGTCCGGCACACCCCAGCTCGGCACATCCCGATACCGCCGCTCATTGCGCACACGGATCGCCGCATGGAGCCGGTTCCGCACTTCGTCCAAGGACTTCTGATAACTCTTGTCCGCGATATTCTGCGAAAGATAGACCGTCGCTTCCTGCTTCATGCGAGTAATCTCCACCTCAAGCTCCTCCCCCGAGTAGTCCCTATAAATCTCCAGCCAGTCCGTGCTCATACCCCCACACGGCAGCGGTCAACCTTTCACCAATTCCACACGGACGGCTTCACCAATTCCAAATGGACGGCCACTCACCCATTTAAGATGGACGGATATACATACTTATACATAAGTATGTATATCTGATTTTTTCTCCTGGGCTTTAGCGCGGCGCGAATCTTTTAGCGCGCGGCGCGATAGTAATAAGCAAAGCGGCGCGCAAGCGGCGCGGCGCGCGGCGCGAATCTTTTAGCGCGCGGCGCGATAGTAATAA